AAATGTAATTGTGAAATAGTCTAATGCCCTTTAGGGTGCTTTTACACTATTGAGAAGGAGAATAACAAAATTTTTATTTTTTATAAAAAGTTTGTCTCATTTTTCTTTTTGGTCGGTGTAATATTTATTTCATAATTCATATTTTTAATTTGTATTATTTAAGTAATTTTTTAATTTTCTTTTTCTTGTTGATGGTTTCCTTATAAATTCTATTTTTTCATTCATTCCGTATGCGTGTTGAAAATAATTTTTATAATTTTCAGGTTTTACTTTTTCTATAGCATTTTCTACATTCTTTTCCAATTGTTCGTAATTTTCAACATTTCTATTCTTTTTCATGTATGTTTTGATTTGATTAAAGTATGCCTCTATTGGATTGTTGGTTTTAGGAGTATAAGGTATCGCAAATAAATATTCATTACCACTTTTGGTAATCGCATTTTTTATTAATTCGTTATTATGACTTTTCGTTTTGCGTCTAAATCATCAACTCAATATAGATACACCAAATCGCCGTTTTATTGAACAATCATTAGATAATATAGAAATGGAATCAAGATCGCAAGCATTTGGAAGAAAGAGAAAGAGAAACAGAACTAAAAATAAAACCAGAAACAAGAGAATGAACCATAAAACAAAAAAACAAAAAAGACAACGAAAATAAGAGATTTTGATATTACTTGCATTTCTGCGTTTCTAATAATTTGGGTGTTTATAAATTCTCATAAATATTTTTTGGAAGCATATCTGAAACGTGCTGAATACCAGCCATTATTCTGAATATAATTGGTCCACTAATCCAAGGATATGCAAAAAATATGATAAATGCGATTATTTTTACTTTAAAAGAATAATTACTGTCTACTGAAAAAATGAAAATCAAGAACAATGCCATCATAATAACATAAATTATTGTATATAAATTATACCATCCATATTCTCTAGTCATATTTTGTTCTTGATAATATGTTTTACGGTCATTTGTTACAATATCAGTAATTGTATCTTTTATTTCTAATGCCATTGCAGCATTTTCTTTCATATACTTTTTCTTCAAATCTTGAATATGTTCAAATTGTTGATCTAATATTCCAAAATTGCTCGTTAGATTTTCGGCATTTTGTATATTTTCATCAAACTCTGCCTGCATTACAGATGCAATTTTATCAACCTTGCCTGTTAATTCTGTTTCAATAACCTTATCATAAGATGCAACGCCTTGTGAAAACAAAAAATAATTTTTTTGTGCAGTTTTTAATTCATCTGGAGCAGCAATTACATTGGTTTGAGCATTGATGTATTTCTGTTTTAATTCCTCTGATTTTCTATCTTTTTGACAACTTGGACCACAAGCCAAAGCAGCTTTGGATTGATTTATTAAATCATTTAATTTATTAACTTGTGCAGAATTATTTGAAAAAAAGTTTTGATTAAATTTATTCATTTATATGCTTATAATAATAACAGATTTTATTATTATAATTTATTTAAGATTATTATAAATGAAAATCTAAAGTGAACCATATCCACCCATAGGAGGATAACCATTAGAAGATTTTTTCCTGGAATTTTCCATATAAGCAGCTAAAGCTGTTTCTGCTGATTCTTGCATAGATGTAGATTCTGCTAAGAGTTCACTGCTAATGCATTTATTATCAACTGCGCTATACCCATAACCTTCAGGGCAACAAGCATCAGCAGTGCAAGCTACAGCTGTTCCTACCCAAGGATCTTCACCACTAGGATCATCTGTTGTAACTTCTGGTAGTTTTGATTTATCTGTATGCCAATCATATTCCGAATAATTCATAGTATCTTTTGAAAAAATGGTAATGACTTGTCTACCAATATAAAAAACAGCAATTGTAACAATAGTAACAGCAATTATCATAAATGCCATATTTGGTAAAATTCCAGAATTAGCTAAAATTGTACAAATAAGAATAGGAACAGAAAAATACACAATTAGTTTCATTATGTTTGCGTAATCTGAATACTGGTCTCCATAATAAGTATTTATTTCAACTAATCTAATTTTATTATTATTTTCTTGTTGAATTATTTCAAGTCTGCGCTTAGCATCATTCAATTCTCTCTCAACAATATTGATTGCTTCTTTTTGTTCACTAACAGTATCTCTAGTAGAATCCATATTTTTCTGAAAAAACCCATACATTCCATTCAAGTTTTTGTATAGGTTAACCCTCATATTTGAAATTTCATTTATTTTTCCAATTAGTGAGTCTTTTTGTTCTTGTGTTAATGTATTGTTTGCAATTCCAGCTTCTAAATTACTGAATAGACCTTTTTCTATAGTTTGAAGCCCTTGAATATCAGACAAGGTCTGAACATTTCTATCTTGCATTTCTGAGAAATCATTAGAAGAAGTCATATAGATTATAACAAGATAAAATAAGATTATTCTGTATTTTATTTTTTCTTCATATTAATAATTATTATTATTATACCAATTGCTAAAATGCTCCAAAACATATAGGTATAATTTTCTTGCAATACACGTTGGTCGGTATCATTTAATATACCACTAATATTCACCGCATACGTCGCAGTATTTTTATTAAATTCTTCTTTTATTTTTTTGTATTTATCAATATTTGAAATTAATTGGGTTTTCGTTTTTTCCATTTCAGTATTCAATACTGCATTAGACGTTCCTAAATTATTTAATTTATCTACAATCTGAGATGCTATATCAGCAATTTGTGCTTTTACTTCATCAGTTGATTGTACGCTTGATTGCGTGACATTTGCTAGTCCACAAGTTGTATCAGCAGACATTGCTTTATCACTTTTTTTGTATCTATCCCACATAACAGTATCAATAGGAGATACAGCCTTACTACAACTTGAATTATTATTCAATGTTGGACTTCTTAAATACAAATCAATATTTGAATTAGGTTGTCGTTGTCCTTTTGGATACATATTGCCGTCTTTTATCCAACAATTGTTACTAGACCTATCAAATACAAATCCTGCACAATCATTATTTGAATTACACGCACTTTTACATTGGTCAACATTTGAATTTTGTAATGGCATTCCGGGAATATCATTATATGCAGAATCATAATTTTGAATCATTTTATAATCGGTCCCTTTGCCAATCATATCCGCTGGATATTCAGATAAACTACCATTAGAATCAACATAACCAAGTTTTTTAATATTATTACCATTTCCTACTCCATTTAATTCATAAACAGCATTTGCCCATCCACCTCCATAAGATTTATCTTCTTTGGTTACACAATTTAAATTACGAGTTGAAGTATACAATACAAGATTTCCATCTGTTTGCATAATTAATTTGAGAGAACCATCATCAGAACCAATCCATTCACCAGGCAATAATCCTTGTCCGGAAACTAAATAATTGACACCGAATTTTCCTTTTGATGCAACCCAATCAGGATTTGGTTCTTTTTGTTGTCCATTTGTCATTGCACACCAAACAGCACCACCTCTTTGATCATTGGGTCCAGTGCCTCTGTATATGCAAAGATTTCCATCGCCTTGTAGAATTAAAAAGAATTTACAATTTGCAACTTCTGCAGAACAATCAAAATCAATATTTGCACCACCTCCAATTTCACCAGATTTAAAAGGACCCCCACCACATTGATATGAATAAGTTACTGTTTTTCCACAACAAAATGCAGGATCTCCACCTGTATATTCACTTAATGAAGAATATGAAAAATTTGGTGTAGAACTATTATAACTATTTATAGCTGCATTTTTGAGATATGGATTTAAATTTCCAACTATACCCTCTGTTCCATAACTTTCTGTAGGGCTAGGATTTCCACAATCAATATTTTTTGGTTTACCTACACAATTTCCACCAAAACTACCTTGAACAGTATCAGGGTTTGCATATCCACCCCAAGCACAATCTACCGGTGCATTTGGAGATATCCAAATTTCAGCATTTGTTCCAGATTCCCATATTACAGCATTTCCACCAATAGTCATTGTCATACCATTTACAGTGTGTCCATATGTTTTAGAATCCCAAATAGGAATCATATTTGTATTCATTGCTTCTCCATACATTTCTGTCCTTGCAATATCATTACTTAGAAGGCACGCTGCTGTTCCATTATCTCTCACATCTTGAAGACCAAAATATTTATAACCTCTATCAACAGCCATTTGTTTACAAGCATCATATGTTTGATATGCACCTTGATCCCAACTCATTGCACGATTATCATTAGTAAAACCGGAATCTGATGCTACAGAGAGATTAAATGCTGCAATTTGAACACAATAACGATTATTAGAAGAAGCTGTATCTGAATTTCCAACTACAGTTGGAACAATTAAATAATATTCATAACTACCAGGATATGTAATATTAAACTTTTTACCCTCTTGTGAAAAATTCTGGTTTTCTTGATAATCTATAACATGCCAACTTTGACCAGCATTAAGTCCCATTATATACCACGTATTTGGAGATCTTGTAGTAAATGATCCATTATCTGGACGAGGAATAATTTCATAACTTGAAACTATTTGACTAGCAGGAAGATGCACCCATAACCATTCTCCGTACATTGTTTGAGCTGTTCCAGTAGTATCTATATATGGAAAACTAGTTTGACCTTCATAAATACCTGTAGATGCGTTATAATTAGTTTCTGCTCTTACATCACTATGCCACCAGGTATCATTTCTCTGATCAAACGCTCTAAATGCACCAAATGAATTTGAATCTCCTAAATAAACAGATGATGATAATGTCTGAAATCCTTGATCACTATCACTATTTAATACTGGAACTGGATTTTTGATTACATTATCAGGTTTATCACGATAACAACCTACATATTTTTCTGTAGGATTTCTTACAAATTCATTCACATATACATTTTGTCCATAATTTTCACAAGGTTCATTTGCTGACATTGGAACACCTGAAATAAGAGGAGGATCTGTAGGAATAATCGTACCTTCTGTCCAATAAGAATCTGACCAAGGAATACCTAGTTCTATATATTCATAACCAGGACATCCATATTTACCTTGTATTGATTCCCATAAATCAGGTGAACCTATATATCTAACAACACCTTGTTTAGTAACATAACATATGTGACCTGTTGTGAATCTTACATTTTTACCAGAATATTTACCTGTTCCACTAACAATATTACTATATTCTGTTGTTTTTCCTATCAAACCTTTATTTTGAATATCATATTCAGCTAAAAGTTCATTTAATTTATCTTGAAGAACTTTAATTTCAGAAAATTGAGCATTTGCATAATCTCCACTTTCAAAGCCTTCTTTGCCCAATATTTTCTTTTCCCAAAATGATTTTTTGTTACTAGGTTTTTTAATTTTAGTTTCATTTCTAATTTTATTTTGATATTTCTTAAACATTATTCCTTGATTCAAAGTTGTAGTGCTCATTAATATATTTAAATAGAATAAAATAAATAATATGAAATAATTTGCTATTATTTATTTAAAATTTTGAAGAGTATGATGATGAACTTGGTGAATTGTAACTAGAAGAAGCACCATAAGAAGAAGAGCCAGAACCAGAACCAGAAGCAGAGCTAGATACTACGAAAATTGCTACAATTACAAACACTCCAAAAATAGCATAAGCAGAAGGGTTATCTAATTTTGTCAATGTCACAAGAAAAACAAAACCTAATATTAATTTCAATGCAAATTTAATATGGTCACTTCCTCTTGATTGTGGAGTAACAACCATCTTAATAATTATTACAATAATTGTTACTGCAAGTATAGTCCATAAAATATATTCTGCATTTGCTTGTCTAACATATATAGAGTTGCTATCATATTGTGCTGTCAAATCTTCGTATTCGCCCATTGATTTTAGTATTTTGGCCTTTTCTTTTAATAACTCCTCATTTCTGTTCTCCATTATAGTTTTTTTTTCATTTTTAGTTTCAATTTCACGAAAAACAGTTGGCTCGGTTGAATTTAACTCATTCATTATTTCAACATTTAGTCTAATTAATTTATCATTCAACATTTTTAGATTATTTGTATTTTGAGAAATACTAGGCATAAGAGCATATTCATCATTATTATTTGAAACAGTTACATCACCGTCTCCTGTACGCAACCAACAATATCCAGATGATAAATTGAACGAAGCGCCTGTACAATTCAAATCTCCTGCACAGGATGCTATACATTCATCTGTTGAAGCAACAGTTAAGTCCTTTATTCCAGATGTCCCCCAAAAACGTCTACCTTGTAAAGTATCAAATTGGCGACCTTGGCCATTATTTTCTGTGTTAATAGTTTGTAAGGAACTTATATAATCTAAATAAGCTTGTCTGTATTGTGTCATTACTAAATCATACTCAGCTTCAAGCGACTGTAATTTTAATATTGATGAATCCATTTTATCAACTGCTTCTGTTGAGGACATTATATTATTATATTATCATATTATAATTATTAAAATTGTCAAAATTATTAGTTATATAATAATATTTGAAATTGTTTTTTCTATGAAATACAAAAAATGAATTTATTCCAAACCCAATAATTAAACCTGTAATAAATAAAGCTAAAATTCCTTCATTTTTAAATCCACTATTTTTATTTTTATTGTATTCAATAAGTTTTTTACTACTTTTACTAATAAAATCAACATCGTAAAGTTTAATATCATTCATATTTTTTTTAAAAAATAATGATTTTGGAAAAATTAAACTATTATTAAGTGGTGTTAATTTATATTTATTAGGTATTTTTATAGCTTGAATTTTTTCAATGTCTTTAGTATCGGTTCCATCTATAATTTTTTTTTTTTGATTTCTAAATGTTTTCATTATATTTAATAGATTAAGATTCATTTTATATTGTTAAATAAAAAATGAATAAAAATATAATGCAATAAATTTACTTCTTAAAAAACTTAAACATAACTAATAATAAAAAAACGTTACCCAAAATCATTGTAACATTTCTTATGTACTGATATTTATATTGTTCTTTTGCATCACCATTTAGTTCATCTGCACTATTGTTTGTTCCAGTGGATTGTAGTAAAGTTTTTTTTAAAAATTCATTTTCTTCTTTAAGTCTGTTCAATTCTACAATAATATGTTCTGAATTTTCATTTAATTTATCTATGTTTTTTTGAAGATCATTTGTTAGAACAAATAAATCTTTATTAACTTCAGAAAGTGCACCTTTACTTGAATTGTAAGCATTTGCATATTCTTGAAAATCAGGATGTTGATTATAAATGACATAATTTCTTTTAAATTCATCTAAAATGCTTGGAAATTTTTCAGATAAAACATTTATTTTATCATAATATTGTTGAGTTACACTCATATATATTAATAATTATAGAATTATTTATATAATAATTTTTCTTATACAATCTTAATAGCAAATAGATTTATACACATATTCTATAGTATAATGTTGTAACAGCTGTTTTACTAGGTCTAGTTATTTCACAAAGTTGTCCTGGGCGAATTCCTATTATTTGAGATACGGCGTCAAATCTTGAAATTTCTGGAAATTGAGAATCGTCAGTTATATTGTATTTTCTTTTAACTTCGTTCATTTCCACTTCAGATAAAACTTTATGAGGGGGGACAAGAACGTGGTCAAGAATATTTATTTGTAATCTTTTAATAGACTGAATCACAACCAAGATGTTGTCTTGTTCCCAAATATGTTTCAACAAATTTGTAAGGCTTTCATTCATATCTTCTTTTGTAATTATCATAAGTGTATCTTGTTTTTCTAACACTTCTTCCAAATTAAACAAATCGTCTATCATCTCTTGAATGTTCTGGGGTCTTAAACTTTTTCCTAAATAATATTTTATATATATCTTGTCTGGTTTTCCTGTTGCAAGATTATTCTCTTTTTTTTTAAGAAGCATATCAGATTGTTTGTTATTAAACATTGAATTAACTTCGTTTATACTAAAATTATTATATTCTTCAATATCATAATCTTGCCTTTTCATAAGTTCTAAAATAACCCTTCTGGATTTGTATATTGATGATATCATGCTACTTGAGTTTTGAGTGGCCATTATAAATATACTACACATTATCATTTTATTTTTAATTCAATTTTATATTAAGTTAATTTTCTTTGTTTCACCTTCTTCAATAACTCCTGGTTTTAAATCAAAACTTATTGTTTTTTTATCTCCATTTGTTGAAGTTGACACATTTTCTTCCTCTTTATTTTCCTCCTTTTTCTCTTCAACTTCTAAAATACTGATTGGTTCATTTTCACTAGAATTTGATGGGTAAGGAGGTGTTCCTGGTGCGTAAGGAGGTGTTCCTGGTGCGTAAGGAGGTGTTCCTGGTGCGTAAGGAGGTGTTCCTGGTGCGTAAGGAGGTGTTCCTGGTGCATATTGTGGCGATCCTGGTGCATATTGTGGAGAACCTGGTGCATATTGTGGCGAGCCTGGTGAATAAGGAGGCGTTACTGGTGCATATTGTGGAGAATTTGATTTTTTATCATTATAAGCAGAAGCAGAGTCAGAAGCAGATTTTAGTTTTTTCTGTTCAATTATATTTCTCTCAAACATAATTTTTTCTCTTTCTGGAAGACCTTCATATTGTGCTCTAAGAGTTGGGTCTTTTATATTTAATCTTACCCTCTTCGGTTCTTCATATTTACTTTCAAAATTAGGATATTCTGGTCTTTCAACAGGTTTTTTCAATTTTCCATTATTTTCATTTCTTGAAGAAACTATTTTCAATGATATATCCTTCTTATAATTATCAACTATTTCTGTAAGTTTTTCATCATCACTTAGTTTTAATAATTTATTAATATTATCAGAATACGACATACTCAATAATTGGTCTATATTATCTTCTGTAATAATCCTCATCTGAACATTCATTACCTGTAATTCTTGAATGAGAAGTTTAAGTGCATACGGAACTCTAACAATGCTAAATGACCTCCCAAATTTACTTATATTTTCTACATTCATCTTACCATCCAACGTATAATTGAATTTAACTGGCCCATCCACAAATGGACTCATAAATAAATTAATAGAAGGATTATAAACCGCAATACAACCTGTTTTATTGCAAACCGCCATATAATATTCATCGCCACGATTCATATAGGAATCATTCAAAAATGCCGATGCACCATGAGCCATCACTCCATCGCGCTCCATTTCACCTAAGCGAAGACCTCCATCATTTGCTCTACCTTGAACTGTTTGACGAGTTAATACTGTGCGTGGACCTTTTGCACGATAATTGATTTTATCTTTGACCATATGTTTCAAGCGCATATAGTATGTAGGTCCCATATAAATTTCAGAATAAATTTGCTCACCTGTCATACCATTATACATTATTTGATTACCACTTGAATGAAAACCAGCATTTACAAGCATTTCTCCATAAACTTCTGTGTTCGGTCCTTTTGTTGCAAATGCAGTGCAGTCTCCATAACCGCCATAATATGTGCAGGCCTTTCCAAAAAGAGACTCAACCAGCTGTCCAATTGTCATACGAGATGGCAATGCATGTGGATTAATGATTAAATCTGGACGTGTTCCGTCGCTTGTAAAAGGCATATCATTTTCAGGAATAATGAGACCCAAGGTTCCTTTTTGTCCACATCTAGAAGCCATTTTATCGCCAATTGCAGGAACGCGTTCTTCTCTCACACGAACTTTTGCCAACCTAAATCCTTGCTCTCCTTCAGTAATAAATACCTTATCTACAAATCCGAGTTGTCCTTTTTTGGGGAAAACAGAAGAGTCTTGAAAAACATCAGATTTTTCGGAGTTTGAAGAAATCATCCCTATTAAAACGGTTTCATCATTTAGTGGCGTGTTTTCTTTTATTAAACCGTGAACATCTAATTGACTGTAGTCATACCCTTCTTTAATTCCAACGACATTTTTACCTTCCAAATTTGCAAAAAATGTAGAACTAGTTGAGTCTCCAATTTTATCTGATGTTTCGCGAGATTCGTACATATTGTAATAAGATGTTCTGAATATCCCCCTCTTAACTGAACCTTCATTGATTAGAATTGCATCTTCTACATTATATCCAGTATAACACATAATTGCAACGATTGCATTGATTCCATAAGGTTGTTCTTCTTTATTAAAATAATTTAAATAACGACTTTTCAATAAAGGCGTTTGTCCATAATTCAATATAACCCCCATTTTATCAATACGCATTTGATAATTACTATGATATACAGATACAGCTTGTTTACTTTGACCACACGAAAATGCGTTACGTGGGAACTGGTTATTTTCAGGATATATCACTAAATTTCCTAATACTCCCAACAAAAAAGAAGAGTCTATCTCAATATTTGTGTAAAATCTATATTTTTTTATATCTTCCAAATTATTTGCAATCATAAGTCCATCTTCTTCTGCAGTGTCAATATAATCAACCATTGAACTTGATTCAACCAACTCCTTTTCAATCAAATCAACACTTTTTCCATTCAAAGAAGGGTATAACTCACCAATATCATAAATTTTATTTCGTTTTATATTGAAATTTTCATCTCCAGACTTTTGTTTGAATCCTGCAACAATTTCTTCCCATTTTATATCTCCTTTCTCCATTTTTTCCTTTATAATTTCTCTCTGAAAACTCGTCTTATCTGTGGTATCATTTACCATATAATAAATTGGTCGTGTTAATCTACCTGAATCGCAATATATATACATTTCATTGTGTTCATAATTAAAAGAAATACTTGTATAAATTGGTAATAATCCATTGCGTTTGAATAATTTCAAAAGTTTGATAGTTTCAATTGGATTATCAATAACTCCAATCCAATTCCCATTAACCAACACCTTTGTATTTTCCGACAAAATTTTTGGATTGCATTCTTGTAATATTTTCAAATCTGTTTTTGCACGTATCCATTTTATAAGTGGTTCTGAAGAATAACCACTTGATACTGCAGCACTAATTGCAAGATGCTTATGGAGACCAATATTGCCGCCGTCTGGTGTATCTACTGGGTCAATATAACCCCATTGAGATGAGTGTAATAATCGCGGTCCTACAACCTTTGCACTAGCATCTAATGGAAGATTTGATTTACGCAACTGTGAAATAAATGTATTCCAAGATAATCTGTTAAGGTCTTGAATTACTCCGACTCTTTTTGTGCGAGCTTCTGAACCCCAATTTCCTTTGAAAGCTTTTTTGAATCCAGTTTCAATAGTTCGGTCTTTAAAGAATTCAAGATAATTATCATCTATTAGACTGAAAAAATTACCCTCGTATTTATTTTTATGAAAATAATATTCAGAATCTATTTTTAATGCGATTTCTCTCTTTTGAATCAAATAATACTCGCGAAAAAGGTCGTAAATAAGGGAACCGGATAATTCCAATCGTTTAAAACGAAAGTTGTCTCGGTCTGTAGGTTTATCTTCACCTGTGTAAACACGCAAAAGTTTATTTACCATAAACCCTACATAATATGCCTTGTCTAAAAAATTGTCTTCTCCAATATGTGGTAAAAAATAATTCATCAAAATATCTAGAACACCTGTTATTGTTCTACGTTTAGTGAATGATGCAATATATTTAATTGCGGTTTCTTGAGTGAAAATTTTATTTGCATCGTGTATTGATGGTATAAATAGGTCTACATAAGATTTATTTTTATTCATATCAAGTAAACAATATTCTATAATTTCTTTATCAGAAATAACACCTAATGCACGCATTAAAATGAAGAGTGGAACTGGCTTTTTAACATTAGGAACAGCAACTACAATTTGATTGTTAGAGAGAACAGTGCTAGGGGCCATAATCTTAATCGCCATTGTTCGTTGAGGTTTTGATGAATCTTCAGAAACGGATCTTACTTCTGCTGAAAAACTATAAATATCATCACTTTTATTCTTTCTAATATAAAGCATATTATCCGCAAATTTCTCTTGACTTACAATAACCTTTTCCTTCCCATCAATAATAAAATAACCGCCATAATCATTGCGACATTCTCCCATATTAAAACGGACATCAGTTGACAAATCCTTCAAAATACACATATTAGACTGAAGCATAATAGGAAACTTACCTAGATATATTTTCTCTAATGTAGTTGTATGTTCTTTTCTCTCTTCTCCTTCAAAATAAATAATTTCAACATCAACATCATAATGAATAGTTGTTCCATAATTCATATTTCTTAGTCTAGCGTCATTTGGATACATATAATGAGTATTACTTTCATCGTATATTATTGGTTTACCAAAATAAATTTTGTCTCCATTTTTACCACCTAAATATAGTAACATTTGTTTTCTAGTGTTTTTATTGGATTTATCATCTTCTTCCCTATCAATATAACGTATTGGGTTATTTACCTTGAAAATTTGATTAATACCTGAACTGAAAAAATCATTGTAAGATTCTAAATGATGTGCAACTAAATTGTAAGGATTATCTTTAAAATATGTGTCAATAAGTTTCCAAGAAATGCTTTCCATTTACTTATACTAATTATATATTTTTATAATATTATTCGTAATAAATAATATTATTCGTATTTTCTACAATTTTCTTTTTGGTTGAGGTATAATTTTATTCCTCATCTTCTTCTAATACCAATTTTTTATCTTTTCTTTTCTTAGCTGTTTTATTTTTTCTTCCTTTTGCATTAGAACTAGTCTTGGTTTTTCTCTCTTTAGATGTTGTTTTATTGTTTTTACCAACATTCATAATCTTGAAATCAGTCCAAGGTTGTGTAGGACGACTACTTATATATGGTTTTTGAGTAATCCATTGACGATGTTCATCAAAGAATTTATCTGCGTCAAATGCAATTCCACAACTAGACCCCCATCGCCCACAAAACGACATATTTTTTGCCATTTGACTATCAACAACAAATCCATCCATTGCACCTCTTGGTTGATATGGTAATGGTCTATCAGCTTGTGACATATATTCACGCCCATCTAAATCATAATGTGAACATACTGTTCGCGAACAAGGATTATCGCTTTTTTTCAAATAGACATCATAATGGTCAGCAATAAGGATTTTTGCTAATTCCAAATCTATTTTCCCCTTATTTTCTTCCATTAAATCAGTCAATCGTACACGACGTGCACCTTGATGTCGTCTTACATCAAAAAATCCTTGATTGTTACATTCCATATTACGAATTTTTGGGTCAAATGTGCCATTAAACCCAATGAAATAGCCATTCTTAGTTCTCTGAATATTGTGATATTTCAATCCTAGTTCAAACATCATTATTTCATTTGTATTAACATCAGCTAAATACCAAGTGTTAGCATAATCACCAGAATTACCTTTTAATAGTATTTCAACATAATCATCTAATGTGTTTCCATATTGCATAGCTTGTCTAATTCTGCAAGATATAGGTGAATTATTCTCATATACGTTGAATCCACCAATAGTTGTTTCTGTTCCAATTATACCTTTTCCAGTTATGAAAAAATCAGTACCACTCCATATCCATCCAGGTTGTCCTTGCATCAAAATTCTGGTTCCTTTTTCAGGTTGAACATCTACAACATAATTCATAAATTGTCCATCAATATAATTTACAAAACTGTTATGTGCGCATACAATTTTACCGTCTGTTGTATAATCTCCACAGGCAATAAATGCGCTACACCTATCTGGTTGTCCACCACCTTCTTTACTTCCAGTTCCTTTTTCACTTCCATACCAAGAATCTATTATTGTAAATATATTATTCCAAGCAAGCACTTCATCTACAGTTGTTTTTGTGAAACCAGCTTCATTTATTCCTTCTGCGATTCCTTCCATTTCTTCGTAAAATTCAGGGAATTCGTTTTTTATTTTATCTTTTAAAACTGTTTTGGTTGATTCTATAAAAAAATCCCACGTTTTTCCATAGCTTTCATAACAATTGAATTTTAGTACTTCTTGAACCTTTTTAAAGTCTTTTCCACTAAAATATCCCATTGCCTTCCCTCTTTCTCTCGGTGAACCCTTTATAGAAATGAATTTAAATCCATTCAAATCGTATGATAATCCATTTTTATGTTTTTTAATATCTTGCATATTTATACTTAATATAAATATATATTTAATTATTTATTGGTTTCTTCTGAATCTGATGTATTTATTTCTTTTTTAGATTCTTTTATTATTTCACTTTGATTATTATTTATTTTAACAATTTTATTTTTATTGTCATATGATAATTTATTTGATTGTTCATCAAACATTTTTTTATTCACCTTTGGAACAGGAAGTTTTAATGCGTGAGATACAAGATTGAATAAACTAATTGAATACGCAATCAATATTAACACAAATGCAACAACTTCGCTGAAATAAACATTTTGTTTTAAATAAAAATGATTAATAATCAAGACTAAACAAAATTGCACTATAATAAGAAGGAAAGTATCTTGTGTTGGTGTTACTAGTTTATGAGTGTGTCCAATATCTATCGCAATTGTCAAAAAAAACCAATCAATCCAAGCAAATGGTATTGCCATCTTGAAAGCCTCCCAATTAGTTAAATTTTTAAATTTCAATGTAAAATATTGACCCCACATACTTAACGATTGTGAAGTAAAAAATGACGTAAAATATAAAATATAATAATAAATTTTAGAAGAATTAGATGACATTATATTAAATTAATATTATATTTATTAATTTATATTATGAAACCGACAAATTTAAAAACATTTATATATTGGATTTTTCTTAATATTATGTTGCTTGTTGCTTTTGATTTGGCTATGTTTATGCAAACAACTTTAAAAGGTGTAGACGCGACATTTTATAATAAATTATTAACTAGCGAATTCTGGGCAACTATAGAATGGTTTTTTGTTATACCTGCAAATCGTCTTGGTAATACATTTTTAAACCCAGCGCAGGTTAGTTTGTCTTCTTATGTATTTGATTTTATAGGTCAGATAGTTAGCAACAAATATTGGCTCAATGTTCCAACTACAATAGATGATTATATTGGGATGCTTATTATATTAGCTGCAATGTATTTTTCTTCTTTTAGAACATTTGGATAAGGTAATAGATAAATTATAAATTTTATTGCAAAACTTATAATTATTTTGACTTAACGTTTTGTATTGCGAATCATTTTTTTACCCATATTTTTAGCACCTTCCTTAGTAGAAATAACTCCAATAAGTAAAAAGGAAAGAATAAAAGGAATAAGAACCAAGAACCAAGCAAATCCTTTGCGGTTATCTTTGCAAATCAAATTCAAAATCCACGTCCAGAAAAGAACGTAGAAAAATTGAACAATAAATATGAATGTAACATTTGGAACATAAACTGAGAATAATCCTAAATTAAATTTAGAAGTATTGCCAAGGTTTCCTAGAACCATAACAATTAAACTAATCATAGAAACAACAAAATAAAAGAATGCTGGAGTGCATAATTCTTTTAAAGATTTTGGAAGTGGAGCCATTATGATATAACGAGAGAAAAAATAGAATTCATAACATTTTTATTAATTGTTTATATTGTATTATGATTATGACTGCTTAATGTTCTCTTATTTTTTTTTCATTGGCTTCTTTCTAGCAGCAAATCCTTCTTTTACTGCAGTTGCTTCAACTGTTTTCTTATCTTTTACTGTTGCAGTTGGTGGTAAAGCAACAGTAGCAGCAGTAGAAGGAGGCATTTTGGTTTCCATTCCTTCTATATAAGGACTAACCATCATTAAGAAGACAACTGCAAAAAGGAGAATAAAAGGAGCAAGAACAAGTAACCAGGAAATTGTAGTATGTCCATCTTTGCAAATCAAATTCAAAATCCAAGTCCAGAAAAGAATGTAAACAATTTTAACTAGAAAAACAAGTGACGTGTTAGGAACACGTCTTGTTAAACCTCCTAAAACATACGTGTTTCTTCTTCCTACATTTTGCAATGCAGAAACTACTAATGCAATAACAGAAATAATGAAATAAAATAATGCTGGATTGCAAAGTTCCTTAAGTCTTTTCGGTAAGGGAGCCATTATGATATATTTATAGAAAATATCTTCTATTTCTTGTATAAAAATTATCTTGCAAGTTCGCTTAATGTCATATGTGACATTTTAGTCTGTTCATATGGAGCAGGATTTACCGGATTTTGATATCCAGCTAATGTATTATACGCACTCCCAAGGCCAAATTTTAAATTTCCTAATAAAGAACCTCCCTTCATTTTCTTTTTATGTTTTTTTGAACCTCCTCCTACCAATCTAATATCTGGTTTACCTTGCGTGAATTGAATAGTTCTCTCGTTTATAATACCTTCTGTTTGTGGGTCACCTCCTTTATATAAGTTTTGTGATAACCATGAACCACCATGAGCGCCATTAACTCCAGGCCATCCACCTACATTTCCAGACCACGAACTACCTACGTGTGTTGGATGCAAACTAGACATTCCTCCACCTCCCTGTAAAAAAGGTGCACTACATCCACAATTTCCCCCTCTTTGCATTCTCCTTTTTGATTTAATATGTTTATGTTTCCTTAATTTTGAACACCCTTTCATCTTCCACACTTTTTGAGTTTTTCCTCCGCATCTTGACCTTTTATTATTTTTACGACTTTTAACCATTATACATTAATTGAAGAAATTAATACAAATATTATCTTCTGTTAACTAGTTATTTTCAACATATTTTTAATCAATTGTTGCAGATTTTAATCAATATCAACGTGTGTTAAGAAATGTCTTCTACAACACATCTTTATCATATTTAACTCATCCAAAACTTCACCTTCTGGTGTCTTATCTCTGAACTCTTTGGTCAAATAAAGCACCTTATCAACATCCATATCTTTTGCCAACTTGCGTTTTCTAACTTCTTCACAATAATAACGATATTTGTTTGCGATAACTTTTCCACACGTAAAACACTTGATAGGTATGATCATATTATATATTATATTACTCTTTTATATTATTATTTCAAAATCAATTTTTTATTTATTTTACTTATATTTTATTCACCCTTTGGACATTTTGGACCACTACATTTATTCATATAATAATAAGTATCAATTTCTATGTTATTCCCTGATTTATCAGACCTATAAGTTGGTCCAAATTTATTTCCTGTAACACATTTTTCTTGATTTAAATAGCCACAACATTTCACTTTTGAACAATTTGTTTTTGACAAATTATTACATTCAATTTCTAAATTTTGCAAATTTCCTCCATTAAATTCACAAAAACTATGCTCTAATTTTCTTTGTGCATCAAATTCAGACATATCTGTTGCTAAATCCGGATTTGGACCAACCCTACCATTTTCCATTGCTTCAATTGTTGCTGTTCCTAATAAAACCTTGGTATCTGTCGTATCTGAAGATTCAGTATTGAACGCTTGAAAAATTATTATTAATCCAAATAATATTCCTGAAACTATGATAACTTGTTCTAATAATTCCATTATATTATAATAACATAACAAATAATATTTAAGTCTTATCCATCGTATTTTTTTGTTTTTTTTCTTTGATACTTTTTGTCTTCGTCTTTGTATTCTTGTGTTTTACTTCTACTTCTGCTTCTGTTTTCGCTTGTGGATGATGCATCTTGTTATGACAACTTTCACAAAGTGTCATCAAATTTGCAGGATGATTCTTATGAAACACTGTTCCATCTGGTTTTCTAATAAATCCATCATTATCTGCTTCACTTTGATGTTGCAGATGATGAACTTCTGTTCCCATTGCCATATCACACATTTCGCACTTCCCCATTATCTTTTTACTATTAAAATGTGACGTTTTAAAACTGAGAATTGAACTGGTTTCAGGATGATATTTCATCCTTATATTGTGTGCAAGTTGAAGGAAATCATCCGGCAAATTGAGAGACCTACAAACTTCTAGACCGTACATATTTGTCCCTGGACCATCTTTTAACTTACGGTCATATATAAGTTCATCTCTCTCTTTATCATATATAACTTCCATATGATTAAGTGATACCTTATCTGACAAACCCTTTATCTCATCATAAGATACTATTTCGTGCAAATGTGTGGCAAATATGAAACTGCTTTGTTTATTACATAACTGTTGTATTCCTGCAACAAAAATACTTTGAGCTGAAATACTTTCGGTTCCTGAACATAATTCATCTCCCAAAATTAGACTATCCTTATCTGCAAGTCGTAGAATAGTTCTTAGTTCAGACATCTCAACTGCAAAGGTAGAGAGACCTTTGAAAATATTATCATTACCAATAATGCGCGTAAATATATATTTATATGGATTAAAAACGAATTGTGAACAAGGCACATAAATACCGGCTTGGGCCATTATAACTGCGATTCCAAGTGCTCTTATTAGACTGGTCTTTCCAACGGCATTTGTCCCATATAATAACATTCCGTCTTTACTGTCATTTTTTCCTAAGCATATATCATTTGTTACATAAATTTCAGATTGTTGGATTTTTTCAATCAAACAATGACGTAATCCTTTTGCATCCACAAAAGACTTTCCTAATTCTGAATCTGAATGCAGTGATGGTCTACAATAATTGTATTTTCTTGCTATAAATGCTTTTGACATTGAAACATCTAATTTAGTTACAAAATCTATAATTGAGTCTATTTCGTTCTGAAATTTTTCAATCTTTTCTAATATTCCGATGTAAACCATATTGATAATGTCTTTCAATTTCTGTTTAACAGTAGTTATATTTTTACATAAACTATTTATTTGTGTGCTTGTTATACAATCATTGCTATTACTTTGAAGTGAAAATGAGATTGTGTCTTTGCTAAATTTAAATTGGAATATTTTAGAACTATTATATTTTAAATCAACGGTATTTTCAGGTAATACATTTTTCATTGATTCCTTCAAAATAACGCATCTACGTTTTGTTGCAACTAAGCTGAAATTATTCTTTTCTGTTTCGTGTAACTTAACAAAATCTGAAGACTTTGACTTCTTTGATTTTTCAGTCTTGCCAATACAATCATTAAAATACGTCTGAATAGCTTCTAAAATATCAAATGATTCTGTTAACAATGTATTATTGCTGTCTAATTCTGCGTTTATACCTGGATTAATAAAATTTGTTTCAAAATTCTGAATGCTATCAATACCTTCACATAATTTCATATTCAAGTTACTTTCCAAAAAATCAATCAATGTTTGACAATACAGAGAGAGATTTTGAATATTATTATTGTATTTTTCCAAATAATCCATTAAATTTATATCATTTGATAAAGATTCAAAGACATCTTTGATTGTATAAAAATTCTTCCAAAGTTGATACAATGTTTTCGGAGAGATTTTCTTCATAATAATCTGCCTATTCAATTTGTTTATATCTTTTATAGTTGCCATTTTGTTACGCATTTGCTCTAAATTTATACTGTCGTATATGTCCAATATATGTGAAGTAATATCATATTCTGATTGCAAATATGATTTACTAGTTGTTGGATTTAAGAAATCATACGAAAATCTACGCTTACCCATTGGTGTTAAACAATGATTCAACATTTTTTCAACGGATGAATATTTTCCATTATAATCATTGTCGTCATCAATAATATTCAGTTGTTTCAATGAATGATTCGCTAATACAAGTCGGTCACTACAATTCTCAAATACAGGTGGGCTTATTTTATTAACTAAATTTGGGTTATGTTGATAAACAAAATCAAGTAAAAAACAATATGATTGTGTTGCATACTCCTTTTGATAAAATTCTAATAGATGGGTATAATTTTCATATTTACCAGGAAAAAATTTGTTTAGAACTTCCTTCTGATAAATTTGTTTTTCGCAATTTTGGGCTTGCTTTAAAAAGTTTGTTTCCTTCTTTTCATCTGGTTTTAAACTAATTATATGTAAACTATTGCATCTAATATTTGCATAATTAACTATCAATTCCATTTCCTTTTCGTGAATATTTCCAATAATTACAACTTCACTTGGATTATAAATAGAAACAAACCTCTCTAGTTCATCAAATGTTGTAGGATTTTTTATATAATTTTCTTGGAATTCAAATATTGACGACTTTCCGGTATATATATCAATATTTGAAACTCCACAATATATAATATCATTTGTAAACGCCTTTTCCGTTTTCAAAATCTTGGATAAGAGAGAAGACTTCATATTTACTACATTTACCCAAATACAAATAATATTATTTGTGATTTTACTTGAATCTACTGGGAAAAATGTTCCTGGTGAATAAATCCCTGAAAGACTTCGCGTTGTATTTTTCGCTTGTTCATCCTGTGTATAAACTGGAACTGTATAATTCGCATCTTGCATTTTTCTTAAATATTTATCAATCATTGAGAGAGAGAACCCAGCCATAACAACATTTTGGTCACCAACACATATATTTTTCTCTGCAATATTTAGGTCACATATTTTAGAAAATTCTGTAATACTACTTCCTGATATTTTTCCAGAAGTTGGGTCTTGAATTCCATAGACTTCAAAAAAACTCCCCACTTGCATAAAAACAACTGTCTTTTCTCCATATTCTTCTTTGTAATGTTTTGTTTTTTCAAAATAATCTTTTACTAATGCCATTGTATTATGATATACGAGGTTATATTATAATACCAAATTATCTTTAATCTGGTTTTTTTAAATTCTTTTTATAAATTTACACAAGATGTTTTATTTTAGAACAACAAAATCGTCGTGTGGCAAGCCTATTCCATGTGTCATTATTAATTTTTTTATATATGTAAATGTAGATTTGTCTATTAAATGCAATTGATAATAAAAAAACTTCAATATTGTAAGAAGCCATATTGCATAAAATGGTAAAACCGTCTTTTTTAGATGCTCTTTTAATACACCTTTCTTATATTTTTCATTATAAATAGCAAATTCAACTTGAAAATCTTTTTCTGGTGATGTATAATAAATCTTGTATCCATAAACAACCTGATTATTGTGATTTAATCTCCATATTATTTTCTTGAATCTTTCTTTTGGTTTATCCAGAAAATGTTGCAATTTTGTAATTGTGCTATTTTCATTATCTGTAAAAATATCTACATCAATATCACTTTTTCCCTCAAAATAATCTCGCCTTTGAACACTACCATAATAAAGAAGTTTTTTATCTAAATATTCGCTTAATTCTTGAAAAAACAATTCTACTTTTTCAGGTAATTTATTTCTAGTGGTTTCCATACTTATTTTAAGACAAGATAATAAAACATTACGTCTTTTTATTCATTTTCTGTGTCATTTAAAAAATTGTGAATAAGTGTATCCTTATTGTTATTTACAACATCTCCTGCTAATATTGCGCTTTCATAAGTTTTACGCAAAATATCATTCGGAGCATTACTTCCAACCTTTATTAATCCGTGTTTTTTCAAATAATTTTTTACCTCATTGATTGGTTTTTTTTTCAATTCCTTGTGTGCATTTACAACTGTTTTCCTAGTATTTCTATCTTTAATAAGCACTCCAACCTTTTTATATATTTTAGATTTTCCTAATGTGTATTTTCTTTTAATAGTACGTTTTATAAACTTTTTTGCTGGTTCAGGATTGCAAATTTCATCTGTCTGTTGGTTTCTCTCTAGGATATTCATTCTATTATCAAATATCGGACCTATTATTGGATTATTACTAGATTCTTCCGTTTTAACAGGAGTTGGAATTGCAATTGGAATGGCTTCTTCTATTTTGGAATAAATCGGAGGTTTTTGGGTTTCAATATATTCCTCGTGTTTCTTTAATCTTTGCTTCAATATTTCTAGTCTTTTCTCTCTTTCACTCAAAGATGTAGGTTGACTCACTTGTTGAATCACCTGTTGTTCATTATAATTTCTACGTGTTTTGTTATGTAGTGCCTTATACGTTGGTTTAATACCCCCTTTCAAACATCCATACGCAACAGTATCATCTATTTTGTAATTTAATTTTATTCTTGGATTTGTTTCTATTTCTGATTTTGATTCTATCGGAATTATCTCTCTACTTATGAAAGTTTCTTTTAATTCTTCTGGCAATTCAGTTTCAACATATGGTGAATTTGTTCCACTATACACAGAATTATAATTTTTCAAAGTTCTATTTGAAATATCTTGACGTTTCTTTTCAATCGCCTTTTCGTATTTTTTTTTATCACCGTCTTCTTTGTGTTTTTTTGACAAACTATTTAAATAATTAATAGAATCGTAGAACTCGTCTGTAATATCTAGGGTTGAGCTTTCACTATTACTGGAATCAATATTTGATTTTGTTTCTAAATCTTTACTAGAAGCTATTTTTGATTCTTTATCAATTTTCTCTTTATTTTTATGTTCTTTTATTCTATTCAATAATTGTTTCTTGAGAGAATTTGGATTGATAATCGGTTTTTGCATTAATGACCGCTCCTTCTTCTCTCTATTTTTTTTTGTTTTACTTCCAATATTATTGAAATATTCCGTATTTATTTTAATTGTTTTACTGTTTGACATTTCTTTAATTGTTATAAATTATTATAATTATTAAATACGTTTTACGAAAAATCAAATAATTATATATATAACATTCCAATTCTTTTTGAATTATCTGATTCTTCCTTTCTATTTTTAACTTCTTCTATTTTCAAAAAATTTTCAAATCCATTTTCTAAATCCTTTTTTGAAATCACCTTTTTTAATTCAGAAGATTTACAAAAAATCCTTCTACTATGAGATATTTTTGCTTTTGATAAAAGAGTTTCTACATCTCTTCCATAAAATTTGAAATATACTGCATTTTTCTCAAACCATTTTATATCTATGTCTTTATCAATTGTCCAACCAATTTTATTTACCTTTTTAACAAATATTTCATATAATTCCTTTCCTGTATAACCCCCTGTTTTGAATCTCCAATTGAATCTAGATTCTAAACCTGGATTATAAGAAAAGAAACTTTCTTTGAGTTCACTTTCATAACCAGCAATAATGACCATTAAATTGTCTTTATGGTCGCTTAAAGCTTCACACAGTGTGTCAATACATTCTTTTGAAAATGAATCTCTTTTCTCTGAATTACCTAGGGAATATGCTTCATCTATAAAAAGAACACCACCTAAACATCCGGTAATAACATCCTTTGTTTTTTGGGCGGTTTGTCCAAGATATCCAGCAATCAAATCAGCACGTGTTACCTTTTTAAATGTTTCTTTTTTAAGAATATCCATTTTAGAAAATAATTTTCCCATAATTTTAGCTACTTCTGTTTTACCTGTTCCAGGAGGTCCATAAATAACAGTATGCATAAAATCATTTGTCATTTTATCGCTTTCATCTTTGTGTAAGTCCTGAATGAAATACAAAATTTGGTCTAATATTGATTCCTTTAATTCCTTCATTCCAATCATTTCATTCAATCTTACTAAGTATTTTCTACTTTTATGAAGTGAAGACATATTTATATTATATTCTTTGTTATCATCCAACGGATTTTCATCTATCAATTTAATTAAATCTCCAATATTATTTATATCTGCATTTATTGTTATTAATTCCTTTTTTACAATTTTTGGAATTACACGAGCTTCTTCTCTTGATGCCTTTAAAGCTCTATTAATTAAAAATCTATTATTTATTTTGTAATTATTTGATACTATATAACGATTTGGGTCATTGTATTTTTCGGATTTATATTTTAACATTTCCTTATAATCAAAATTATAATTCACCCCATTATCATATTTATAATTTATTTTTTTTACTAAGTTATCTATTATTTGCCTTTTATCAAAATTATTTTCGCAATTTTCGTTATTTTCGCATTTTTCGTTATTATTTTTAGAATTTTCATTATCTAATAAATCTATAACCAAATTCATTTAATGTATTGAAATACTTATGTTTATATTTAGATATTAATAATTTAAAATAAAATATTATATAATTATATAATTATATAAATGGTTCAACCTTCACTACCACCTGGTCCTTATAATACAATTCATGATAGATTAATGGGACATAATCCAAGACCCATCCAATCTGCAATTAGAGGAACTTCTCCTAGAAGAGAACGTAGAAGAACTGTTCAAATACAGCCACGTCCAGATTTTTTTGAATCAACCGCAAGAGGTATAAAGAGAAAACGCCACACAAAAAAACGGAAAAATCACAAGAAAAGGAAATCTCATAAACACAGAAAATAAGCATTAAAAACACTTTAAATCTTTCAAAATAGGATAAAAAGGTTAAAAGAGATAAAACAATTTAAAAATAAATTGAAATATAAAATATCTAAATGAATCAGTCATATCATATTATCGCAAACCCAATGCAAAATAACAAAAGTTTTCCAGGAGATATGTTTGACGTTCATAATGATCAATATATTGAAACTCCTTGGTCTATTATTGAGTCTTATTTTAAAGGCCAACATTTGGATAGACTCGTTAGACATCAACTTGAATCGTATAATAATTTTGTAGGATACCAAATTATTAAAACGATAGAAATGTTTAATCCAGTTCATATTGCTTCTGAACAGGATTATGACCATAAAAGTGGTAAGCACGCATTAGAAATATTTATTACATTTGAAAACTTTAATATGTATCGTCCACAAATTCACGAAAATAATGGAGCGACCAGTCTTATGTTCCCACAAGTATCTCGCCTTCGTAATTTCACGTATGCTTCTGCAATGACTGTAGATATCAATATCAAATTTGTAGTCAGAAATGGTGAAAATCTAGAAAACACACAGACGTTTTACAAAACTCTTCCGAAAATTCATATTGGTAAGATGCCAATTATGATCAAGTCTAACATCTGTGTATTAACTCAATACAAACACGTTTCTGATAACAATACTGGCGAGTGCAAGTTTGATGCTGGTGGATACTTTATCATCAATGGTTCAGAAAAAACTGTTTTAGGCCAAGAGCGCGCTGCCGAAAATCGCGTATATTGTTTCAACATTGCAAAGAACAACACAAAATATAATTGGAGCGCAGAGATCAAATCAGTCCCAGATTTTAAATGCATATCTCCTAAGCAGATTAATTTGTATTTATCTTCTAAAAATAACGGATTCGGAAATCCTATTTATGTCCAATTACCGCGCGTCAAACAACCCATACCCCTCTTCATTGTGTTTCGCTCATTAGGCGTTATCTCTGACTTAGATGTTTGCAAAAAAGTGGTTCTTGACATAAATAGCGATAAGTACAAAGAAATTTTGAATGGATTACAGGCTTCAATCATTGACGCAAATACAATGTTAACACAAGAAGAATGTGTTCGTTATATTACCACTTATGCGATGTATACGCCAATCAATATGGATAAAGAGACCGGAATTAAAAAGAAACACGAATTTACACTTGATATTTTGAGCAATGATTTGTTCCCACATTGTAGCACACCAACCCAAAAAATTATGTTTCTTGGATATATGACTTTCCGATTATTGGAAGCAAGTCTTGAATGGACAAAACAAGACGACCGCGATTCTTATATTAACAAGCGAATTGACCTCACTGGAACACTTCTTAATAATTTGTTTAGAAACTATTTCAACAAGCTTGTAAAAGATATGGAAAAGCAGGTTATTAAAGAAATAAATACTGGTTCTTGGAAATCAACCGATGATTACCAGCGCATTATCAATGAGACAAATATTTATAAAATAATAAAATCTACTACCATTGAAAACGGTATCAAGCGTGCACTTTCAACTGGAGATTTTGGGATTAAACACGTCAGTTCAAATAAGGTTGGTGTTGCTCAAGTTCTTAATCGTTTGACATATGTCGCTAGTTTAAGCCACGCTCGTCGTATTTCTACTCCGACAGATAAGAGTGGGAAACTAATTCCACCTCGTAAATTACACAATACAACTTGGGGTTTCTTGTGCCCAGCGGAATGTTTTGACCCTGAAACTCAAATTTTAATGTGGGATGGAAGTTCCAAACGTGCTGGAGATATAGTAGTTGGTGATGTTCTTGTTGATGATAATGGAAATCCAACAAGTGTTCGTAGTACTTGTTCTGGATTCAAGAATATGTATGATGTTATTCCAGAAAAAGAAAATTTTATGAAACACCGCGTTACGGACAATCATATTCTCACTCTTCGCATTAGACAACATAAAAATATTTTGAACTGTAATCGTAAAGGTAGAAATTATAAATATTCAGTAAAATTTCTTAATAGAGAGAACAATAAAATTCAAGAAAGATATTTTGCTTCTTTAAAAGAAGCCGAAGATTTTGTTAATAGTTTTGATGATGATGACACACTAGATATAACAATAGAAAATTATTTGAAACTGAACAAAACAACAAAAGATAGTTTGGTTCTGTTCAAAGTTGAAGGAATTAATTGGACAAAAAAAGAAGTTTCTATGGACCCATATTTGCTTGGTATGTGGCTTGGAGATGGTCTTAGTGATGGAACTGGGTTTGCATTGAATTACAAAACAGACCACGAGACACTAGCTTACTGGGAAAAATGGGCACAAGAAAATGGAGCAACAATAAAAAAAGGTGAAAGATATAGTTTCTCAGTTGCATCTAAGAAAAATTCAGATGCTGCCTCTGCTGGATTATGCAATCGTGTTGAAGAAGCTCCTCTCAAAAAATATCTTCGCAAATACAATCTTTTGAAAAATAAGCATATTCCAAAAGAATATCTTACAAATGATAGAGACACGCGATTAAAGGTTTTGGCAGGATTAATAGATACTGATGGTTCAGTTCGTGCGGAAGGTCGTGAAATTCGCATTTGTCAAGGCCCTGCTAACTATAAAATAATTGAAGATGCTCATAAATTGGCAATATCTCTTGGATTTTCGTGTAGCGTTAAAGTAGGACGAAGTCAATGGACTGATGAGAAAAGTGGAGAAAAAAAGTTCAGCAGTTATAAAGAACTAACAATTACAGGACATAAAATCTGTGAAATTCCAACACTTCTTCCTCGTAAAAAATTATCGCAGATAGAAAACAAAACACAGATTTTAAGAAGCAAATCATTTATGAGTAGTAAATTTAATTTGCAAGAAGTGGGAGTGGGTCCTTACGTTGGATGGCAACTTCACGATAAACGTGGAAGATTTTGCTCTATAGATGGTATCATCCTACATAATACCCCGGAAGGGCAATCTGTTGGTGTGGTTAAGAACTTGAGTTATATGACACACGTTACCATTAATTCCAACTCTATGTCAATTTACGAATATATTATGCCTCATATCATTGATATCGCTACTTTGACACCAGAAGAGATGTCAAATAAGACAAAGGTATTTGTAAATGGTTCCTGGATTGGAATAAGTAACGAACCTTTAGATTTATACAATATGTTGAAAGACAAGAAATATCGTGGAATAATAAATATATACACTTCTATCATATTTGATTACAAAAAGAATGAAATTCGCGTTTGCAATGACGCTGGTAGAATTTCTCGCCCATTGCTTCGTGTAAAAGACAATAATATTCTTGTTAGAAAATCAATCATTAGTGATTTGAATGAAGGTAAACTCACTTGGGACGACCTTCTCACAAATTGCAAGATTGATGATGCAATTATTGAATACATTGACCCTGAAGAACAGAGTTGGTCTCTAATCGCAGTAAAACCTAACGACCTTATCAATAAAACAAATGGCGAAAGCATTTATCATTACACTCATTGCGAGATTCATCCTAGCACGATGTTTGGAATATTGGCTTCCTGTATTCCATTTCCTGAGCATAATCAATCTCCTAGAAATACATATCAGTCAGCACAAGCGAAACAAGCAATGGGTGTTTATATGACAAATTATCAAGAAAGAATGGACAAGACCGCATATGTATTGAATTATCCTGCGAGACCAATGGTTGATACTCGTGTAATGGATATGATTCATATTAATAAAATCCCCTCTGGAAGCAACGTAGTTGTCGCAATTATGACTCACACTGGTTATAATCAAGAGGACTCGTTACTCTTCAATAAGGGTTCTATTGATCGCGGTCTTTTCCAAGCAACTATTTATCACACAGAGAAGGACGAAGACAAACAGAAAATCAACGGAGACGAAGAAATACGATGCAAACCAGATGCTGCAAAGACGAAGGGAATGAAATTTGCGAATTACAATAAAGTTACTAGCAAGGGTCTTATTCCTGAAAATGTCTTGGTTGAAAATCGTGATGTGATCATTTCAAAAGTTACTCCGATTAGAGAAAATAGAAATGATCACACTAAAGTTATCAAGTATGAAGACCAAAGTCGCATCTATAGAACAGACGAACCAACATACATTGACAAAAATTACATTGACCGAAATGGCGACGGTTATAATTTCGCTAAGGTCAGACTTCGCGCTGTTAGAAAACCTGTAATTGGTGATAAATTCTCATCTAGAAGTGGACAAAAAGGAACAATCGGTAATATCATTCCTGAAGAAGATATGCCTTTTACTAGAAGTGGAATTAGACCAGACCTTATTCTCAATCCTCACGCGATTCCATCTCGTATGACCATTGCACAGCTAAAGGAAACACTAATGGGTAAGGTTCTCATTGAACTCGGACTCTTTGGAGATGGAACCAGTTTCGGTGAACTTGATATCTCTATAGTTCGCGAAGAGCTATTGAAACTTGGTTACAACTCTACTGGAGATGAAGTTATGTATAATGGCCTTACTGGTGAACAAATTGAATGCAACGTATTTATTGGTCCGGTATTCTATCAGCGTCTTAAGCATATGGTAACTGACAAAGCACATAGCCGTTCTATTGGACCTATGGTGAACTTGACTAGACAACCTGCTGAAGGAAGAAGCCGTGATGGAGGGCTTAGGTTCGGGGAAATGGAACGGGATTGTGAATGTATTGGAACAAAAATCTCATTACATAATGGGTTGTCTATTAAGATAGAAACAATGAAAAAATGTGGATATAAAGTTCTTGGATTTTCAGAAAAAGAAAATTCAATTGTTCCTGAAACTCAGACAGCATTTATGTATAAAGGTGAACGTGAATGTTTACAGATTACATTTGAAGACGGTAAAACAAAAATTTGCACTCCTGAACATCCTGTATTGATATCAAACAATGAATGGATTAAAGCCAAAGACTTAGTTGTAGGAGAAAGTCGTGTTAAAAATAGTGTAAATTATCCATTAATGGAAATTGAAAGAGAGATTGAAGAATGCGATGGATGGTATCTTGATATGGAAGGGTTATCCTTAACTACTGACAGTGAAGAAAATTATTTGAAAACTCTTGCATTTTCAAGAATTTTAGGTTATTTAGTTTGCGATGGACATATTCCTAAAGATAACTACAACGCATCCATATTCTTAGGTCATATGATTGATGTTAATTCTGTAATTACTGATTTAAAATTATTTTGTGATATTGAACAAACCAAATTTAAAACTAAGAACTATTATTGTATTAATTTACCTGTCAACTTTGTCAAAGAAATCTGTTCATTGAAAGGAATATTAAGAGGAAGAAAAGTTAATCAGTCTGCCACTCTTCCTGAATTTATATTAGATGAAAATTGTCCAAAACCAATTATTCGCGAGTTCTTAGCAGGGTTATTTGGTGCTGATGGACATACTTGTGTTCTTGGAATGCATAGAGGAAAGAGGGATATTTTGACATCAGTTTCCTATTCACAATCCAAAACAATTGAACATATTGAATCTCTTGATACCTTTATGAAAAATATTAAGAATCTCCTAAATAAATGTGGAATTGAGAAGATAACTATTCAGAATCTGAAACAAACAACACATTCAAAGAAAAATCCTGATAGAACCAAGGTTCTTCAATCAATACTTCATCTTGATATTGATGAATTAGTCCCATTTTCAGAGAAAATAGGATTCAGATACTGTTGTCATAAATCCCAGAGATTGGAAGCCGGTGTCTCTTACAAGCGGTTAAGAAATGAAGTCGTTAGACAACACAACTGGATTGTTGCGCGTGTTGATGAGATTACTAACTTCACTGTAATCAAAAAGGAAAACCCCAATAAAAACGTCCCCACCAAAAAAGCTATTCTACAAGCCGTCCAAGAACTCAAACAAAAGGAAGCCCTAGTTCACGAATATGCAATTCCGTCTACTCACGATATCACCGACCATCTTATCAAAGGCACAAGCTTTGGAAAATTCACATCTAAATCATTTCCAACTGCCGAAGAATATTTGGAGAAAATAGATGCACTCACTTGGTTTATTGATGAGCCAATAAATGTTATTGATTCAGATAGTGAAGACGGTATTATAAAAACGACGTATGGTGTAGACCGTGAATCAATTGGACTTCCTACAATGAACTTAAAGGTTATTGATATCAGACCAGCTGGCGTTCATAAAGTATACGACATTGAAGTAGATGAAGTTCATTCATTCTTAGCCAATGGAGCAGTATCACATAATTGTATGATATCACACGGAGCTGCACGTTTCACAAGAGGTCGTATGTACGATGCATCGGACAAATATCAAGTCTATACTTGCAAAAAATGCGGACTTATTGCAGCTTATAATGATGATGTGCATATTCACAGATGTAGAACTTGTGACAATCGCACAGACTTCGCTTATGTAGAAATACCTTATGCCTGTAAACTTCTCTTCCAAGAGTTGATTACTATGAATATTGCACCCAGAGTAATCACAGAGAATTAAATTTAGTAGGAATATAGAATAAATATTTAGACTATTTGAAAGTTTACAATAATACAAAATTACTATGTTTAATAATTGAATTTGGATAATAATATTTTTTTAATATTTCAGTCCATCCGACCGAACGATGTTTTCCATGATTACAAAAGAATGATATTTCAGTTGGATTATTTGTTTCTATTTCTTCTATTATTTTTTTAAGTAATTCAGTAAACAATGGATGTTGAATTATTGAATGTTGAATTTCCGGATCTCTACCATCAAATAATTTTACATATTTTATATTAGTTTTAGTTGTAAATTTTGTTAGGTCAAATGAAATTTCACATTTTGGTTCATCGTGTTTCAAAATACCCCAAGAATAAATTGTTAAATTTCTATTTTTATTATACATAATATCTTTTATTGAATCTAATAATATTTTATTGTAATCAGAATCATTATCTATTTTAGTTTCTGGTGTAAATCCATCATAAGCATAAACAATATCATTTTCATAAAAATCATAAATTAATTTTACTTTTTTTGATGACTGACTTTTTTTATTAATTTTTAATTCATTTTTTATAATATTCATTATATTGTTGTAAAAATACTATAATTTTATATTATTTTCAATTTTATTTTCTGGTTGTTTAATCTTTTCCTTTATCTTTTCGTTTTTGTAATTTCTATAATTACGTCTTATCAATTTGCACCTCCTTAGCAACATTTGTTATTATTTTATTATAAAAAATGTCGTCCTCTTCATAATCTACACCACCTGAACACTTAATCAAAATCTTCATATATTGGTCGTGCTTCTTTGTTTGAATGTCCTTTGATTCAGGATTTTCTTGAACCCAATCATTTATTTGTTTGAAATTCTTATGAGCAATATTTTGAATAACCTTTTTAACCTTCTTTTTATCTTCATCCTTTTCCCAGACATCTTTATCTTTGACATACATAACTTCTCTCTTCAAATCACTACAATGAATCGGTCTTTTATAAACATCAAGTTCTTTCAATCCTCTAACAAAAATATCACTTATTCCTTTAACATATCCAACATTCCCAGTATTTTCCAAGTCCGATAACTGAACTTTGAGAGAACTAACAAAATCCATAATATCCAAGGCACCCTTGCATTGTTCATTCAAAAAGAAGTTCATATTAAATTTCTGATTATTATTTGTTGTATTATTATTGTTATTGATTATCATCGTTCTTTCTTTTGAAAGTTCAATAATTTGTTGCTTGAATTCTTGATTTTGTTTAACTAGTTCAATTATTAAATCATTGTCAATATTTGCTACTTTTTTATTTTCAAAAGTAGCACATTTTTTCTTGTGTTTCCATAATCCTGTGCGATCTTTATATTCTTTGCCACAATTGCACACGTAACTGTTGGTCACACTGCTACTTTTACAAGGATTTGTGTTGCCATTTGTTGTCTGTCCGTTGCCATTTGCCTGTTTTTGGTGTTTATCAGTTGAGCAATGTTTTGAGTAGTTGTATTTTTTAGACGTATTGTAGTCACAAAATTTACACTCATAAAAAAGTGCTACTTTTGCTACATTTTCGTTGTCTGCCGTTGCCATAGGTTTATAAAAGAAAAAAATTTAAATCATTTTCAAAAAATTATTTTAAAAATTATGATAACAAAAAAAAAATCAGAATTTCCGAATTTAGACCATTATGGTCTGAGGCGCTTTTTTGCAAAGAAAAAGCGCCAAAGTCTTTTGGCTTTTCGAATTTGGACATTTTTTTTGTCCAAAATCAAAAAGTCGAATCACTTTTGGGAACGAAAAAACTGCCATTTTAGACTGAAAAACAAAAACAGAAACGGCTGATATTTTTATGCTCTTATAAAAGTAACAAAATATAAAATCAATAAATTAATAAATTAAATAACAAAATATATTATAATACCTTCTCTTTATAAATTTTTACAGAACGATTTTCTTTTAATTCTTTTAGCAATGATTTTTTATATTTATTATATATATGGCAGGAAATAGCGTTTATCTTAATGGTTCTGTTGGACCTGTAATTAATTTAAGTATAACTGGACTAGGTCCAGGATTTGTTGCAAAATATGGAACCCAATTTTCTTTGGGTGGAGGTCTTCCAGGGTTTTCAGCACAGCAATTAGTAGATACTCAACGTGGATATGAAGAATATATGAATGATCGTGACATTGTTGTTGAAGGATGGAATACAAATTACAGAAGGGAAAAGATCTCTTATAGTGGTAAACCTGCTAGAGCAGTAACTCCTTTTCGTGCTGTTAATAATGCAGGGGACCTTTTAAGTAGACAATATTATAGCTGTGGAGGTCCTTGTCAGACATTTCAAAGCAGACCAGGAATGTTCGGATTAAAAGGCAAGTTTGGGCACGTTGCATTAAGTTGTGATGGAACTGGCGTAGAGCCAGCATCTTGTAATACAAAATACGTTTACGATAGTTCTGACTATTCAAGATATTTGAAACAAAAGGCAATTAATAAAAACTATAATGCATTGACAAATGGAGGCAATTCAGCTAGTGGGTCTCAAAGTGCTTGGCGTGCTGTTAGAAGGTTTTAAATATTATACAATTTTTTCAAAATTATAATTATATATTATTTTAATAACAATATATAATAAATGACAACAATAGCTTATCATCAATATACGAATATACCTTATTCAGGAGGTTCTTACAATGCTTCACCTATTATTGGACCTATGAGCACAAATCAAACTCCTGGTGGAATCCGCATAAATCATACTTTAGGCTCATTACCTGGTGTTCATCCTAATCCTCCACAATTTGGAGTTGCAGACGGAGCTAGTGAATTTTCTAATGCAAGGAGATATTATTGGCGAACAGCACAGAGTGTAAATGCACAAGCAGCAGCAACTCTTTTAGCAAAAGAATCCAGAACGACTAATTTTGTCTCTCAATCAACACAAAGACAGTTCCCAGTTTCAACACATATGAATTATATAGCACCAAAAGATTCATCTCAAAGAACAGAAATGTTGAAAGCCAAAGCAGTTGGTAAGAGTTCTTACAAAATTGGATTACCAAACGACGCATTATTGTCATATAAGAATTATAATAAGAATGATGTTAAAACGGCTTTAAAATTTGCGAGATCTGGTGGTTGTGTTGCACCTGCAAAAAAAGGATCTATTTACAACCGTTCATTGTGTAATGGCAGGGTATGTGCTTGGGGATCGCAAGTAAGTTCAACATATTAACCGAACTTTTTAGAAAAATATTATTAACTAATATTATAAAGTATGAATAAATATTTAGTTGAATTTTTAGGGACATTGTTGTTATCTTTTGTTATTTTTGCAACAGGTAATTATTTAGCAATTGGTGCTGCTCTAGCAGTTGCTGTTTTGGTTGGAGGTCCTATTAGTGGAGGTGCGTTTAACCCAGCTGTAACAATTGCATTATTAACTGCAGGAAAACTCGCAACTAATGACGTAATTCCTTATATTGTTGCACAAATAGCTGGAGGTTTAGCAGGATTTGAATTAGTTAAATTTTTTATAAAGAAATAAATATAAAATCTTTTATAAAATTTTATATTTTCTGCATTTATATTATATTATGATAAATACAAATTGTCCACCAGGTCAAAAAAAAAATTGGATGGGTTCTTGTGTTCAAGAAGGTTGTCCACCAGGTCAAACTAAAAATTGGATGGGTTCTTGTGTTCAAGATCAAGTTCAACAAGGTTGTCCACCAGGTCAAAAAAAAAATTGGATGGGTTCTTGTGTTCAAGAAGGTTGTCCACCAGGTCAAACTAAAAATTGGATGGGTTCTTGTGAAAATTCTCAACAGCAACAATACAGTCAACAACCACAAATGAATCAACAATCATTCGCAGGACCACAACAATACAGTCAACAACCAATGCAACAATCAATGCAACAACCAATGCAACAATCAATGCAACAACAAATGCAACAACCAATGCAACAACCAATGCAAGGAGATTATCCTCTTCAAGGAGGAAAACATAAGTACTCAAAAAAGAGAGGAGGGGGATCATTTTTAACAAGAAATTGGTTAAGAGCAAGTAGTAGAGGGAGATCAATGTCAAGAAGACAACAAGGTGGAACTGTAGTTCCTTATTGTGCAAAGGTTTGGAATCAACAAGGTTCTTATCCTGCTGCAGTTGGAGGTGGTGTTCCCATTCCAATGCATTCGCAATCACATCATTCAAATGCGGCTTCTGTTCAAAAAGCTGGAAGAAGAAGAACAAAAGCAAAAAGACATCATAAAAAGAGAACACATAAACGCCATCATAGACGTCACTACAAATAAAATATATAATTCAAAAATAAAGTTATATATTTTACATTTTCTTTTCAATCATTCTATACAAAATATAGATACCTAATACACTCAGGCATCCAAAATATAATTGCACAATTGGGTCATCTGGCAATGTAAGAGTTTGGTAATCAAGTGGTAATTTTTCATTATCAAATGCTTCAACACATGTTTTACCATTAACTGGATTTTTTCCATCAGGAAATGAACAAGCATTGATTATTGAAATATCAGCTAATGATACAAATTGTGTCTGATTGCTTGATACATTATTATTATCAATTGTTTCCATAGTAATTGCTTGACAATCAGGTTTTGAACCACTAAGAAATGAACTTAAAATAGCAAAAGGATTCAAGACATTCATATCACTCAGAACTCCAGGTATCAAACCTTTTAAATCTTTAAAATTAACACCCATTCCAGAGCTTATAAATGGAATGTCTCCATCTGGAACATTATTTATATAAATATATCTATCTGCATCTTGTTTTGTTTGAATATCAACACATTTTCCACCAGTTTGCAAGAAAAATTTGTTTCCTAAAGGGCGACCTGTTGTAGTTGCAGAACCTCCACCACTTGCCATTAGTTCAACATAACCAATAAGTCCATCAATATTTTTAGCCATTTGTTGTATTGAACCAGTTTCATTCATACCAAGTTGGGATGGCATTTTAATATTTTTGTAATATGGATATGTCGGCCCTAATAATCGTTCTTCAATTCCTGATGGGTTACTAGCTGCTTCTGCAAATATATTTGCCATTTATATATATATAAATAATTATTTTATAAGTTTTTTATGTGCAAATGTTTAAAAATAAGAATTCAAACTATTAGAACCATCAGTAGTTCCGGACGAAGTTCCAGACGATGTTCCAGACGATGTTCCTGAACTAGATCCAAAAGAACCGAAAGAACTTGAAGAAAGTCCAGTAGAAGAATCAGACGTAGTTCCAGACGATGTTCCAGACGATGTTCCTGAACTAGATCCAAAAGAACCGAAAGAACTTGAAGAAAGTCCAGTAGAAGAATCAGACGTAGTTCCGGACGATGTTCCAGAAGAGTCCGTTCCAGATGAACTTCCAGAACTAGACCCAAAAGAACTAAGTGAGCTAAAAGAGTTTGTTTTGGTTTCACCATCACCTTCTTCTCCTGTAGTTCCTCCTTCTTCCGTAGTTCCTCCTTCTTCCGTAGTTGCTCCTTCTTCCGTAGTTCCTCCTTCTCCAGTGCCCCCTTCTTCACCTCCGCTAGTGCTTGAAAACATACTAGAAGTATTAGAAAATGACTTGACGGCATCATTATTTTGTTCACTAATACCTTGAAGCTGTTCATTTAAAACTTTGACATCTTCTTCCAAATTATTAAGTCTTACTTTCATAGCAGGTATTTCTGTAATTTCAGTTTTTAATACTTCAATATTACCAGCATTTTGTTTTGCCATTATTATTGGGTCTTCTGGATAATTTTGATATGTTCCAGAAGAATTTGAAAGTCCTTCTTGAATTTTATGTGAAGCTAAAAAATGATAAAATTGATAAAATATTAAAATAAAAAAAAGAATAATTAGAATGTTTACTAACATTGTATAATTATATTATATAACTTTATTTTATTCTTTTCTTTTTATATTTATATAATGTCTTCAGCAGTTTATCCTCTTGGAATGGAATCTTATAATAATAGAGTGCCAACTGGTGGTTATGAAACTTGGAAGGGAACCGGAAGTTATTCAAATCCTGTAGCTATCACAGCAGGAAATATTAGACCACTTACAAACAAGGACCCTACAAATATAGGTGTTGGTGCATTTGGTAGAGCTAGACCATTAAAACAATATCGCAAGGGAACAACAACTCCTGTCCCAATTATTGTCCAAGACCCCAACAATTCTTCAAATTACATTTATGTTAATACTAATCGTGCTGTAAAATCATCAACGTCTTCATCACTTATTGATCAAACCATTTTTAGACCAGGACAATTTTCAGTTAAACATAATCCTCCAATAGAAATTAATGAATCTTTTCAATTAAATATTGATTGCAAGACTTGTGATGGTATAGGGCTTGTAACTAGTTTTTCACCGGAAACGTATTTAACAAATAATCCACGAGAGGTAAGCACAAATAATCCAGGAACAGTTCCAGGAAAAAACACATTTTGTTGTAATCCTCAAAAAAATGCGCTTAAATTATGCAGACCAGCAAGTACTAATCTTAAGAAAAATTATTATCAGACGCTTCAGCAATATCGTGAGAATAGATGTCAAACATATGAACAACGTGCATTCAATTTCAAATCATCATTAAGCAACGCAACAAGTATATATGATTTGGAAAATAATCCACAAATTAGTCAATCTATGATTCAAAATGCAAAACCAGGAGACCCAATTGCAAACTTGAATTTATATGTTGCAAACTGTTATCCGAATACGGATTATGCAACAAATTCTCCAGTTTACATTATTGCTCAAGCATATCAATATATAAAAAATGCTGGCTTATTAACTCCTAGTGATATTCAAAATTATAATAGTAAAGTATTTACAACATTCAGTGAATTCAATAGTTTTCTCTCTGCATTATCTTCTGGAAACTCAGTTCAAGCACTGAAAATCTTCACAAACATTCTTTCAAATCCATATTTGGGAATGCGTTTCTCAGGCCCAAGTAATCCGCGTGGTTGTAAATTGGTTGTATACAAACCAAGTAATCCTCAATTTGCAAATCAAGGGGGGGTTATGAGTAGTGCAAGAACATTGAAACTTGGATTAACTACTATTGAAAAATATGTCGCAGGAACAAATAAGGGAAAAAGAAACCAAACAAATATCAATTTTAATGTTGATGCTGGTTCAAATCCAGGTAATTTCAATATTTATAAATCAAAAACGCCGTTATGTAATGCGGCATATTATACCAAAAACGGAGATCCTAAGACGTGTGATTCATTTAGAAATTCTTTGGATTATCAAGATAAATTTGTATCACAATTGGGAATTACATTAGCAGGACCAAATGTTTCTACAAATGGTATTAGCACTTCTTGGAGTTAAAATGTGTAAAGGTGTAATTATTTACAAATCTAATTTTTTGTTTTTGTTTTCGTTTTCGTTTTCAAATACGGTCTCGTTATCGCATTCAAATTCATAACTTTCTTCGTTATCTTCTTTAACACCTGGCATCAAAAAAACATTTTGAGCCATCTCTTCAGAAACGTGTCCTTGTAAAAATATATTAACCTTGTCAACAAATTTATTGTAAGGTATTTTAAATTTTTCACAAAGTTGAATACATTTTTGAATATTATTTTTTTTTATATTTTCAATTTTGTCGTCCTTATTTTTGTTTTTCAAAATATTAATAACAGTATCGTATGATTCCAATTGTTGTTGTCCAATAATAACATTTGATTCTTCAATTTTAGTTAAAAAATAAGAAGGAAGAATGTTATTTAAAAGTGAAATTATAATGCCATTTGTTTTTTTATAATTTATAATAAATAATTTTAATTCATTATATACTTGTGTTTCTATATTTTTTTCAAAAAACTTGCATACCAAAAATCTTTCATTTTTAAAAATGTTTGAACAATTTGGTTTAACAATGTAAACTTTATCAAATAATCCATTCAATATATAAATAAAATCCAAAATAGGTTTATGAAAAGATGAATCAATCTTAATTATACTAATACCGTATTTGTTTTGATAAGTAAGTATATTCAATAATATTAAAACTACTCCCTTGAAATAAGATTCTAAATTAGTATAATCATTATCCTCAAGTTCAAAATACAAAAAATCAATATTGTTTATTTCATTATTGAATAAACAATTAAGTAAATCTCCTTGAATATGAACGTCTTGTTTATCTTCTCTTAACATATCAAGACATTCAAACGTAGATTCTGGGCAAGAACTAAAATGCATTGTTGTAATTATATCCTTTTTTGAAAAGGAATCAAACAAATTAAATATGTATGATATTTCCATAAGAATATAAAAATAATTATTTGGTGGTTTAAGTTTACTTACTGAAAATTTATAAGTTGGAACTTTTGTAAAAATGAACTCATAAGGATTGATAATTTTATAAACTTCTTCATTGTATGGAGACAATTCTATTTGTTTACTTAAATAATAGTTCAAACTGTGAGATAACATCATACTAGAATGGTCTTGATCTAATGACTGTATTGGATGTAAATCAATATTATTGTTTTTTTTTGGTAATATATAATAACTCATTATTGAGGTTAATATATATATTATTTTTTATTTAAGTGTTTATTTTACAAATCCCTATTCCTCTATTTTCAATTTAACCTTTTTAGCTTTTTCTGTCCTGGCCTTTTTCACTTTTGGTGCTAATACGATTGGCGGTTGTTGTTCTTCTTCTAATGCTTCTGTTGCTTCCACAAGAACCAATTTCTTTTTCAACTTTATTGGTCTTGATTTTTCAAGAGATTCTTCTCCTTTTTGACTTGAGTCCTTTTTATATTTTCGCAGTTTATCAGAAGCTATAGTCATCTTACTTTGAATAGTTCTTTCTACAAATGTTTCTTCCATCAATTCATTTACTACCTTTTCTGCGTTTACTGTATGTAACTTCTTATAAACGAAATATCTATTTAAGAATGATATTTTTCTCTCATTTGCATTCATATTTGGAGCTTCTCCATATTCTTTCTTTTTGAATTTTATCTTTTTAATTTCTTCAAGCATACTATTGAACAACTCGCTAAATAATCCAGAACCTTCAGGCAATCCAAGATTTTGAGCCTCTTCTCTTTCTACTAATTCAAACCCATAATTCACCATTAAACGGTTCAAGTAATCAAAATTTACTAAATATTCAGGAATCATTTTGTTAATAGACTCTTGATAAACATCAATTTTGTATCCCACGCTACTAACATCATCATCAAATGTGTCATACTCATATTCTTTTCTTATTTCCCATATTTTTGTTTCAGCTGCTTCATCGTATATTTGAACACTTTCTCCAATTGACTTACCCTTCAACATATTGTACACTAATTTACCATCATAACAAGTGCCAATAAAGTATCCACCTATTTTAGTGCATTCAGCCAAATTTCTCATATAATTGTGAAGCGTCTTTTGATTTTCAAAGAAATAATGTAGTGCAAATTGACAAGATGATATGTTGAATCCATCGGCGCCTTTACCCCATTGTCTTGCAACTCCTGCTCCAATAACAGAAGCATCTTTTGTTCCGTGTCCAAATACAGCCTTTGTTATTTGAATAGCACGGTCGTTAAGCATCGCAGCTCCTGATGAAATATTTTGACTACTATTTCCATTTACAAAGAGGGCATAAGGCATATTTTTGAAATCCTTACGAAAATTAAGAAATCTCGCACACGCACCATCCACACGGTTTTCTAAATTATCTTTTGAAACATCAATGCCGAATACGAAAGATAGATGTGCAGCAATCCATTTTGGAAAATCTCCGCCTTTTCCACACGCATAATCTATCAATGTATCGCCTTTCTTGGATACACTTTTTATAAGCTTACTTTTAACAAATAAATTATGAAAATCGCGCATCCCACGAACAATGTTACTTTTGGTAACAATATTATAATAAACATCATCATTTGCAATTTCATCAGGAATATTTGTGCCAGTTCTTATCATTTCTGCAGTAATTGGATTATGAATAGACCGCCAGTTACTATTTGCAACGTGAAATGCATTTCCATAATTTGATGCGCCATTTTTGTAATCAGTTGTTTTATCATAACGAACTCTTAATGGAATCCAACGCCATAGACCTTCAAGACTTAAATCATATGAAAATTCCACAATAGTATCATCACCAAATACCTCATTTTCTTCAGTGAACATTTGATTAACACCGGTTTCATCTTTACTTAACATAATGTGACAAATGCCAGCAGTTGGGTCTGGTGGATTTGTTGGCATAAACACCGCCTTTTTATAACTACTTTCATTATCAAGATTTTTCAATTCAGGTAAATTATCATCAATTACATCTTGACAGGGATTCAAATAGCCGTGTTCTTTTTCATCAAAACCAACGCATAATAGGAGTGTTTTGTATTCATCTAGTTGACTCACAGATTGGGCATTAATACCAGATTGAAATATAGGTGTTACTAAATCAGACCCTGTAGCAGTCTTCTTTGTTTTAACTAAGAAGTCAATTGTGTTGTATTTTGGTGGTTTCCATTTGAATGAATGAATCCACGTTTTCTTAGAAAGTGGTCCAGCTTCTCCAACTTTATTTCCACCAACCCCCATATTAGCAGGAGTAAATATAAGCCCATCTGTATTGTATTCAAAATATCCATAATCTTCTTGTTTTAATATGAAATTACAAGCAGCAAATATATTGTCTTCAGGATTTGCCGGATAAAAGCGTTTGCAAGTAATTCTAATTGGGCAAGTTTCTTCAGGCATATCGCTTCTAAATGCATTCAGATTTCTTATAATATTTCTCAAAATAGGAAGACGCAGTTTTTCTGGTTTATCATCTGGTTTAGATTGAATAAATCCAAATGTTCTTACGTCTTTATTATTTACAAAATATACATCAAATGCAGCATATAAATTTATGAATTTACCATTTTTATCACAATGAATAATCTCTCCATCAATCACGGTATTAAAATATTCTTTGTTGTTAGTTTGTGCACCAGTAAATGATATTTTCATATTTGAATTCATCAAATAGATTTTTCCATTATTAGATATTATTAAAATTGTTCTCTCACCATCAGCTTTATCGGTTACTGTATAACCTGTGCGAATATTTGGGAAGCGAGCATTTTCATTAATTGGTGCAATATTTTCAATTTGTAATGTATATGAACTTGGACCTATAAAATATTTACCTTTTATATCACCTTTCCCTTTTAAATTACGGTGTGAATTAAAATCAACATCATTATCTCCATTAATAATTTTTAAATATTGATTACCAATGTTAGTGAGTTCAGGATATGCAACTGGGAAGTTTGTTCCTTGAAGTCCATTTAATACAAATTTTATAACTTTTCTTAATGCACGTTGAATAGAACCAGGGCTATCAAATTCTGTTTTTGGTCCAATTTTTGAATTATCAATTTCTAATTCAATCTCATAGGATTCGCGATTTGTGAAGACACCTGCTTCTTGTGTTGTATAAAAACCGCCAGATCTAGCTTGTTGGCTATAAGAAGCCTTTGTAATACTAATATCAACATTTACAGGATAATCTTCGTGAGTAAATGTAACACGATTTATATATCTAAATGTCTTTTTGGATTTTTCCCAAGAGTTTATCATTCCTTTAACGCGACCATCGCCATCATTTATATTTTCTTCTGTTTGAAATGATACGCGAAAATTGAAATCAGAAAAGTCCGCAGGAAATAACGGAGTATCATTAAAGAAGAATCGCGATTTTTTCACAAACCCAATTGCAAGTCGGTGTCCTTTCATTAATTCGCGAATACTATTATTTTTACAGTAATCTTGGATGGCATTAAATCCTTCAACTTCAGTTCTTATTGGCGAGGATTTGAAACGACCAGATGGGTCTAAATATTCATTCTCAATGCGGAGCATATAACGTCCTTCTGGGTTAAATGTAGTGAATCCAAGTGACTTTATTTTTGCAATGGTATTATCGTAATCCATCTTTGTTAGATATTTATTACCCTTTGTTCCAAAACGGACTTCCAATTCATTATTTATTTTTGAATTTTTTACATAAGGTTGTTCCCCCCAAAATTTTTCCATAATAAGGTCAAATTGTTTTGGAGGAGGTAGAAATGTTGGTTTTTTATATTCTCGTCTTTCATATTTTTTTGCAAGAATAGGCGTAGGAGGTTTTTCTTCTACTACAAGCTCAATATGAGTATCTTTTGATTTTGGTTTATCAGAAGATGAATGAGTTACTTCTCCTTCTTCTAATTCATCAACATTTTTTTCTGAATTTAACTCTGGTATTGGCTCTGCATCTGCATATTGTTTTGCCTCTAAATTACTGGGATTTTCATTTTGTTCTGATTTATTTTTAAGTTCTGACATAGATATATATAGTTAACACATAATTTTTATATTGTTGTTCAATTTTTTATATTATAAATAATGTATTGAATACAGTAAATTATTTATTTTATTTTCCTAGATTCGTCTAGAATGCTTTTTATAATGCATTTTCTTATGTTTTCTTGTATATTTTTTGTTTATTTTTTTATTTTTTGTATGTGATTTTCTATAACTATTATATTTTTTTGTATTTTTATATTTGCGATAAGTTCTTTTATTTTTAATAGTTCCACCTTTGTTATTAGGATTATGACTAGGACTAGGAAGACTTAATAATGATTCATTTCCCAAATTTCTTGAACGTTTTGAAGATATATCTGGATTGTTCTTAAAAACCTGTGAGGGTTTGGTTGCATAACCAAACGCAGAAGCAGAAGCAGAATTATTATAACCCCATAATACTCGCGGAAGAACATAAAAGTAAGATTTTGGATTAGATGAAGAATTTCCTATTAGTAATTGTGTATTATTTTCATCAATATTTAAAGATTCCAAAACTAATGCGGCAACTTGTCCCATTTGTGCAGGTCTATCAGTTCCTATTTGAACCATTGTTCTACTTTGTTGTAATGGATTTTGAAATTTTTTTGCTACATTTCCTTGTTGTTGAATTGGTTGTATTCCATTATATAATCCAATTTGATTACTTACAGCAGACGAAATAATATTATTATCTGCACAAGCTTTCCACCCTCCAAATTCCATAAAATGATTAACTGGATTCTTTTCAGTCATTTGCCAAGGAGTACCATCAAGCCAGAACAAATTATTATTTGTTGCATTAAATGGAGTTCCATCTGTTAAAAAATATCCAAATAAATCTGTATAACTAGGCGAATTTTCATATATTTGAACAAAAGGTTGTTGTGGAGGAATGGGATATGATGATGATGACTCAATTGTTGATTCATATGGTTGTGTTAAAACCGGATATGATAGTTCAGATGTAGTAGGAGATGATGGTTGTGTTAAAACCGGATATGATAGTTCAGATGTAGTAGGACTTGATGGTTCAAATGGAGGAACAGGTGTTGATGGTTCAAATGGAGGAACAGGTGTTGATGGTTCAAATGGAGGAACAGGACTTGATATTTGTGCTTCTGGTTGCATTTCTGATGCTGTATCTAGTGGTTGTGTTGTCATTGGCAATAATATATCACTTTCATTTTTTGCAAATTGTGGTTCAGGTTTAACTAATAATCTTGAGTAATTGCTAATTGGTTGCAAGTTTTGTCTATATTCTTTGAATTTATGTAATAAAATTTGAAGTTGTTTATCATATACTCGTGTAGCTTCTAATGCCCAAGCATCTTGATAGTTTGCTTTATCACAATAAAACCCATATGGTTGTCCAAGATGCATAATTGAAGTACCAAGATTTATGACTAATTCGCCATTATTACCTATTCTTGTTGTAGTATAAGTATAATTTACTCCAAATTCAGAACATAATACATTGAATGTCATTGAACTATTTTCTTGTGGTAGTTCTAAATATTTATCATATTTGTCAGTTTTAGAATTGGTAATACAACTATTCCAACTACAAACCGCTTGCCAACCATCAACAAGTCCAGGAACATTACAAACAACAGTTTTTGGCCAATTATAATTTTCGTTTAAAATAGGTCCAAATAATTCTGATTGACCCTGACGAGCATTATCAATATAAATAGGTCCACGAGTATTATAAGTAGGATTAGAGAAATCTCCTTGTCCTTTCATAAATTGGCTATTTTTAGAAAGAATTGAATTACTTAGAGATTTTCTTTTGGTTGAAATATCATCTCTACCTTCATCTTCATCGCCAATTAAAACTCTAGGATCATTTTGATATATTTTTTTAATTCCAACTTCAAGTCTAGAATCTATGTCTCCTTTAAGAATAGTTTCTCCGAAACATTTAAATATATTTTTTGTAACTTCTTTAAATAAATTATCAATTTCCATTCTTAAAAGACTAGATTTTTGTTGTGACCAATATGCAGTTCCAGAACCATTAGGAATTATTATGTCAAAATTACTATCAATGTATCCTATTCCCATTAGTCCAGAAGCTGCTATCATTCTAGTTACATTATTAAAAACAACTTTGTCTTGTGGAAAAAGTGCGTATGTGCCTTCCTTTTTAGGACTTAAACTATTATCTTTCCCAACTAAACTAATTTCTTTAATCTTTTTAATTTTTGCAACTTTTTCTAAAGGATCAGGTTTATAAATTGAACGTGCTAAATCTTGAACATTATTTAAAAGTAGGTCTAATTGTGAGACTGCTCTAGATATATATTTTTCTAATTTGTATTGTTGACTTTTGCGAATAGCTATACCAGGAAATGCGTCAAAAGATATTTTTTTTAAAAACTTCTCAAATGATTTTTTGTCTGCTTCTGAAATTTCTCCAACACTGCTTAAAATACTATTTAATACACCTTTATAAAATTGAATATTATTGAGTGGATTTTGAGCATCAGTTGCATCATTATTCCATACACCTGTCATACTATTTTGAATGTCTGTTTTCCATTTTTCATAATTTTCTTTTATAAATGTAATAATCTCATCACGTTGTTGCTGAGTTATACGACCACCATTTTGTATATTTGTTTCATTTATTGAACCTCCAGCAAAAGGATCTGCAGCATATCCTTTTTTATCATAATAAATCACCGAATTTTGAGATTGACTAGGACTTTTCTTAGCCTCTGTAAGTTTAACATATTCATCAAGTATTAATTCTGACAATTCATCAGAAAAATCTGAAAAATTACCATACATATCATCACTATTTCTACTTTTTTTAATAATTTCTAAACATCTAGGATACATATGATCAAAAATAGATTGTTCTACTAAAATATTTGTTAAATCTAACATTATATTTTCATTTTCATTTCCACTATTTTCAAAATAATCAAAAATACTTGTTGTTCTACAAAAATTATTATCAGATTCATTATCAGAATAATTATAATATATTAATAATGCTTTATAATAACTTTTAATTATAATAGATTGATATAAAAATTCAATTAATTTTCCAGAAAACTCATATTCATAATTATAATTACTATCATAATCTATTACAATACAATTTGTATCTGTTGTATCACATAATTGTTGAGATGAAGATGGTGAAAATGATGATGATGATGAAAAAGAGAATGATGGCATAGATGGCATAGATGGCATATATGATGAAGTCTTTTTATGCGAATTTGTAAAATTATCATAAACATCACTAATTACATTATAAAAATTAACTTCACATTTTAAGTATGCTTCTTTTAAAATAATTTCATCAAGAAAGCAATATAATAATTTTCTTATTTCACCAGAATCTGGAATAGTAAAATCATATTGACTTGAACTACTTGAACTACTTGAACTACTTGAACTACTTGTAACACTTGAAAATCCGACAGACGTTATATTCAATTTTAAATAAATAATTGTTTGCGAAATAATTAATGTTGTAACTGCAATTGAAATAGCTAAGATGTCTTTATAATTCCACCAGTTAGAACGCTGTGATGATGATGAATTTTGTCTACAAACATAATTACCAAAAAAATCAATAGGTAAAATTATTTTTGAATTATTTTGAGAAATATTTATAGGATTTTTAGATACATAATCTATTAATTTACTTATATATTCAAAATCTAAATTTCCAGAATGAATAATAAATTGGGCAAGAGGAGATTGTTGTTCTCCTGTTCTTATGCGTTTTGCTTGTGGAGATGATTGTGCTGATGATATTGGCGACATTAATTCTGAATATGGTTGTGAACCTAAATCAGAATAAATGGATTCTGGATTTACTGATGATTCTGATATTACAGACGAATCATCTTCTTCAGTTATATTTGAAAAATTACCTTTTCTTTTTGTTGAAGGTGATGATGCTCCATCAGGAAACATTCTAAGTTGTTGAGGATTATTTACATTTTGAAAGACTTTTTGGAAATTTTGAGATATAGGATATTTACCAGATAATTCATTATAAATTTTTAATATTATATCTTCTAATCCTATATTTGTAGGTTGTATTTGTTGACAAAATTCTTGAAATTTTTGTTGTGTGTATTGAACTAAAATATCTGGAATAATTTTCCAATCACCAAAACCGAAAAACATTAAACGCATATTATCTAAAATATTAACCATTCTAATTTTGCTTTTAAAATCAGCTGAATTATTTTGTGATAATCCGGAAGCTGTTGAAGTAATTGGTGGATTAAAATCAGATAATAATGTATTATTTGATGGAATTTTACCTGGACCAAAATATTTTCCAGAAGTAAGACTAGTATCAGAATCAGAACTATAACCACTTATAGAAGCTCCAGTAGTAGAACCCTGACTAAATTCAAACTTCGTATCCATTTCGGAAGATAAATTAGTTGGTTCTTTAAACGCTGTCATAAATTGTCTGGTGGGTTCTGTTCTAGGTAAAAAAGGAGTTGAAGTAGGATAACCAAAGTTATCTATATCTATTGTGCCTTTATTTTGTCCATTTGAACTATAAGTTATATTATTAATCGTATACTGTTTTTGACTTTTATTATCTTGAAAGATTATATAGGTATTTTTATTTTCTGATACAGTTCCATTATAGATTTCATTTCCATCTGGAGATGTTACTGTAATTTGCGGACCATTAATAATGAAATTAACATTTATAGGATTCCCTCCTTTTTGGTTAATTTGTTTTTTACCAGAACCTGATTGATAAAATATACCAGAATCTTCACAACGAACATACTTGCGATGATAATCATTAAATCCTTTTTTAACCCTACCAGTTCCACCTCCTTGACAAGTGCAATCATGTATATAATCATGATGTGTTGCAATAAGACAATATGCATCAAAATTGTCTTTACTTAATTCAACAGAAGCCATATTATATTATTGCTCTAAATTATTTTAATAAATTTACATATTAATAATGAGTAGTTCATACATTTCTTTTTTAGTTCTTTGAGACTTAGTTATATCAATACCAATCTTGCCGCAAAGATTTGAAAGTTCTTCTGATTTGTATGATCCCATTGCTTTCAATGGTTTATCTACACTTTCCCAGTTAAAATAATTATCCCTATAATATGCTGCTTTTTTTTCATCTATTTCTATTTCTACGCCATATTTATGAGCACATTTCAAATTATCTTCACATACTACAATATGAGTTTTTGCGTGTAAATCTAGATTAGAAACTAAATCAAAACACTTACGTTTATGAATAAATAAAACATTCAATTTACTGGCTACACAAAGGGCTATAAATGTCTTCATTCCAATGCGTTCTTTGTTAATCAGTTCATCCTCTACGTGTTCCTTAATATTTTTAATCTTGTGTGTTTTTAAATCCTGTTTGTATTGTCGTAACAATTCAACAGATTTGAATTTTTCTTCTTTTTCAAAAACAAATGTTGTAGTTCCTGGATACTCGTATTTAGAAAACCCATTTTTAATGATAAAATAGCACCAAAAAAGGGAATCTTTTTGTTTTGGGTAATATAAATCAAGAGTTTTATTATCTTGTTTTGGAGAAGGTGGTTTTTCGGAATTTGGTTCAGGAATAGGGATTTCTCTTGATTTCGGAATTAAAATAGGTTCAACTACAACTGTATTATTATTTTTCTCCAATAATTTACTTCTCTCTTGAGGATTATTATTAGTGGTATTTTTTGTTGCCATAGTTATTAATTTACTTGTTAACATATAATCTTGTAAATTGTCCAATACATGATTATAATCTATTTGATTTGTTTTATGCTGTGATTGCTGCATTCTTACTAATTTTTGTTTGATTATCTTTATTATCTTTTCCAAAAAATGTATTTTTAAACTCCTCCTTTTGTTTCTCCATTTCGTTTAGATTAAGCTCTTGTGTATTAACATATTTAATATATATTTTAAGTTCTTCAATAATATTTTCGGATAAATCTGTCAAATTTATATGAACACCATATTTGTTTTCATTTAATGTTACAATAGAATGCTTAGATAAAATGCGTAAAACTTCAACTTGATTAAATTTAGGCATTAACTCTATTTTATCGCGAATTGTATTTAATTCATTGATATCCATTATAGTTATTAGTGTAAATTTTTTAAATAGAAATAAAATACAATTAAAATCAAAACAAAACAAAACAAAATAAAATAAAAATATAATATACAATGGCAGCAGTATTATCTTCAAAATTTATAGGTATTATGATTTTCTATATTATTTTATCATATTTGATAGGACCTCTTATTGGATATTATTTTCTTGGTAAAACAACAAAAGCAGCAGGAACCGGATTTGTTGTTGGAAGTGTGTTGTCAATAATATTATGGTATTCTTATGGGTCAAAGATGGTATAAGCGTAAGCGACTGACAAGCGTAAGCGACTGATAAGCGTAAGCTTTAAGCTTCAATTACAAGCCTAGGTTTGTTTTTAGGTTTTACATCATATTCTTTCTTTTCAATTAATTCGGCAATAATAGATACATATTTATCATTAAGCTCAAATCTCTGTCCAATTACACGTGCAACAAAGTTATCACCTTCTTTAATATTAGAGAATTGTTGACTTGCATAATGATGATCTCTTGTAACGAATACTACCACAGGACTAGGTTTTTCCTCTGAACTTTCTGCGCGAACTCCTGCTTTTGTAATATTTTTAGCTTGACACTGAATAAGCATACCTTCAACTGGACAACATATCAAACATTCAAATACTACCTCAAATATTATATCGCTTCCTTTAACAACGCCGCTAGAATATGTGATAATTTTTGAAGAACCTGATTTTATAAACCCTTCGGCAACACATTTACCCTCAAAATTATTCGCAATGTCAATTTCAATAGTTTGTTTTAAATTTTTTCCTATAGCAGTTATTGGTAAAATAATAGAACGTGTTATAAGTGATTGTGAATAAATACTAGAATACCGAAATTCACGTTTTTTATTTTTTTGTTGAGTTGTTTTAAAATTTGCTTTGGCTTCCATAGTTATTATATTATATTATAATAACATTAGATTCTTTTAATTATTATTCAATTTTATTTAAAAATAATTAAAAATATGACAAATTACAAAAATTTGTTTATATGCGCCATAACTAGAGTAAGAAACCATATTTTCCCATCTTTTCTCTCATTGTTGTAATATCGCATAATAAATTCAATGAGGGAACACAGCTCTGCTTGACCCATTCCTTTTGTATTATCTTTATTATATTTTTCTTCACCTAATACGGAGTTAATAACTTGTAATTTTTTCGCCTTTCCAGCTTCGTCACAACGTGCACCAGTATTTCTTGCAGACTGTGTATCTTTTATTTTAAATACTAAATAACTATTTTTTTGGTCGTAACCAATGAATCCAACCAATGGACTAAAATCTGATTTATTAAATATAAATCTTTCATTAATTTCTTTATTAATTTCATTTTCGTCTTCAAATTCTGCAGGAACCCATTTATTTTTTGAATTATCAAATACAAAAATTTTACGTTTATCTTTTATAAATACAACAAATCCATTAAGTTGTTTACTAGTTTTAATAATTTTTTTCTCTAAATATTTTTTTACCATATCTTCAAAACTATTTGGTTCAAAATCTTTCAAAAATAAATAATTCAATAGTTCTATAAGTTCTCCTCCATCAAGCATATCAACTATGTGTTCAATTAAGATTTCTAATACTAACCTGTTTGGTATGTTGAAATCTTTGATAAGTTTTCTCATTGTTATTCCGCAATATTTATACCAGTCTTCTTCTCCTCTTGGGATTTTTGTAGTAGTTGAAGAAGCTTGAATTGCAGTATTAAATTTGGCATTCAATTCCTGTAGTATTTTTAAACCATTTTGTTCATCATTTACTAGTTGTATTACTATTTCTTTTTCTGCTTCTAATTCTCTGGCTTCTGATTCTGCTTCCAATTCTCTGGCTTCTGATTCTACAACCAATTTTTGTGCTTGTGATTTTGACCCCTTTTTAAAAGCCGGAACTATTACATTTTCATTCATTAGTGCAACATCATCAATATTTCGCACATCAATGACTTCTCTCATCGCCCCTCTTTTAATATCAAATTTAATAGAGTCAGGTTTGAAATCTATAGGAACACTTCTATCAAAAATGGATATGTTATTATTGTTCAATTCACTTGGTTGAAACAAATAGTATTCTCCAATATTAATTAAATAACCAGTGCGTCCATATTTATCTGTAATAAATTCGCTAGTGTCTTCTACTAATTGTGTTAAAGCAGCATAAATTTGCACAAGAGGATATGGTCTTGGTATGTTGATATGTTGTATAAGGTCCTTTTTCAAATAGAAATAACGTTCTTTCATTAATGTTCTTATTTTTTTAAGAATCTTTTCGGCATTCATTAAAATAAATGCTTCAGTATATGTGTAATCATTCGGACTTTCTATTTTTTTATCAGGACTGCAATTATAATCACATTCCATATAATCACAAGATGCAGAATAAGGAGCATCTCCAATTTTAAAATCTTGAATTAATTGTCCATTAGACAATTTTTGTTCAACTCCAATATTCATTAGTTCTTGAGTCAACATTGTTTGCGAGTGATTAATAATACAATCAATTGCGGTTTCTTTTAACACCCTGCTAACTTTTCCAATTTGAACAGCCTTGTATTCAGCAACACGATAAACATACAAATCAGCAGCTTCTTCTTCTTCATTTTCTAGAAGCGTGCCATACATAAATATTTGCACATTTCGTTTTTCAAATGGTAGACTCTTATGACTAAAATTACGAACTGCTCTGCCAATGATTTGTTCCAATCTACTCATATTATACCAAGGCTCAAGAATGTGAACCTGTCTTAAGAATTTAAAGTCAATGCCTTCTGTACCTGCCTGAGATATAAGAACCACTTTAATTCTCTCACCATTCTTATTATCTTCATTTGTAATAGATTTTACTTCAAAATCATTATTTGGAGAGAGTCTTGGGTCACCTGTAATCATACAGTATTTTAGACCAGTAGATTTTTGAAGAGGAGGTGTTTTGAAAAGAGATTTTGCACCTTGTCCAAATCTTGAGAATCCAATTTCTTCTAATGCAAGTGCCATTGGTACTAAAGCGGCATCAATGTATTGTGAATAAATTAATGAAATGCCTTCAGAGTTTACAATTGCATCACAAATTGATTTTATTTTTGAACTATATTTACCGATTTCGTCTTTTGAGAAAATTCTGCCGTATTTTTGAAGTGTTTTTGGTTTATATTCAAATGAACCTTTTAAAGGAGGTCTATTGCTATCAACAAAGGACATTATTCTCTCAAGACCCTTTTTACCAACAATATCATTTGGACTGATAAAATAATTATCTAGTTCTTCGGACGGTGAACTTCCTCCTCCTGCAGATGAAACAGATGATTCGCTACTGGACCTCCTTATTAATTTGACATCTTGTGGTTTTTCTTCTACTTCTGATTCTTCTTCTTCTCCGGATGATGGTGATACTTGTGCTTCAGATACTTGTTCTACTTCATTCTCTCCAGCCGATTTTGGAATATATTCATCAAAAAGAGAATCTTCTTTAGGTTTACTGATTTCTTCACCTTCTAACTTAGAAAGAGATTTTATAGAACCAATTGATTCAGATTTTTGATTATTATCTGAATAACTAGTACTAACACTCGCATCAGATATAGTTTCATCTTTTATTTGTTCAATTGCATTTTCAAGTCCTTCAATCGGATATACCATAATAAGAGATTCCAATGGCATTGTCATTAATACATATCCAAACGAGTCCATATTTTCAAAACTAGGCATATCTTTAACAACTCCTTTATTGGTCGTAATTGAGATTTTCTTATGTTTCAAATTATCAATAATAAATTTATATCCTAGTTCTTGATAAGGTCCTATTTTTGTCAAATATATGTCTAAAAATTTCAATTTATCTTCTTCAGAAATCATTTTACCATTCATCTGATAGATGGGATATTTATGATCTCTAAAAGTATGTTCAGGAGAGAAAATTTGTGGAAATATCTTAAATGGGAATGTATATGGATTATTACCCTTTACAAATGACACGTATCCTGTAGCCTTTTGTATTAATAATTCTTTTCCAACTTCTTCTCCAAGACTATTTTTCTTGAATTCTCCATCCTTTTCAAAAATATCTTTTATTTCAACAAGACCTCTTTTATCATTTGCATTCATTAAATTCAATAACCATACTATTTCCTTATAATCATTATACATTGGTGTTGCTGATAATAGTAATATACGTAAGTCTTGTGTAGCTTTAACAAGTGACATTAAACTATCAGCAACTAGTTTGATGCTAGTATCCCCAGAAATACGAATATTATGAATTTCATCAATAATAACAAGTCGACCATTAAATTCATTGCGTAGATTACGATGTTGTTGACGGACAAGGTCATCTTGTGTTTTGTATTCACCATAAAAATGTTTATCTCCTTTTACTCTTTTTACCTGTTTAATTCCCTTTGGTTTACCGCTTTCAACCTTATTAATATAGTTTGCGAATTCAACATAACCTAAAAATATGTATGACGCATTGATAATAGCATTTATTTGTGTAATTATTTTATCCTTCGGAATGCCTTTCATATTCATTGGATTTATTTCCTTCAAAAATTTATTACCAGTGCAATCACGAATATTCCAAAGTCCATCAACTAATTTAAGTTTTCTGTCATCAAAAAATCCACGACGAAAATTGTCTTGAACATTAGGAGAAGCAACAATAATAGTTCTTTTATTTATTCCCATCTGCTTCAAATAATCTCTCATCTCTTCAGCAACACCAATTGCAGAGCATGTATTATGTGTAACAGTAAAATCTCCCATTAAATAGCGACAATTTCCATCTAATGTAAAACCATAATAATCATCATAATTAACATATTCAACGTTAATACCAGTTACAAGGACATTTTTAATTTGTTTCCTTGAATTTGCACGTTTTCTAGGAATAATAGTAGGTATTTCTTCAACACCTTCTCCATTTATATTAGTTCTATAAGCAAACCCATATTTTTTAACGCCTTTATATGTCCAAGTAGTTTTTTTTATACTTTTATAACACGAAAATCCCAAACTACGAGCAAGAAATATTACATCATCCATCAATACTTCATTTTTTTGTGTAAATTCAAAACCACACGCGTCATTTCCCAAGTGTCCATCGCTATCAATTAATCCAGCAAGAAGTTTTAATCTGTTCTCTCTTGAATTACATTTATAAATCATTGGGATGTGTTTATTATTAACCATATTCAATTCCTTCAACGTATTTAAAAATTTATTATTCCCAAGTTTTCCATTTCCAGATATACCATAATCATAATTACTTCTAAAATTTAGCGTCAACCCATATTCTTTTAAATTTATATTAAAATATTTCAAAACGCTAGAGTCTTGACTAGTAATTACTGCATCTCTTTTTGAACCATATCCTAGCCAATAACCAATCATATAAGGATCAATCGGAAGAGATTTTTCTTCAAAGTCAACTGGTGCCTTGTATCCTTTCAAAAACGCCTTATATTTTTTAGACAATTTCAAGTAATCCTTTACAGAAATTTCAAAAACATTATCACAAGTATTTTCATTTTTTTTGATTTCTTCAAAAAATAAAGTTGCACATTCTTCCGTCTTTTTTCTTGAATCTTCATCATTTTTATTATATGAAAAATTTCGTGTTTTGAACTTATTATTTTCAAGCCATTGAACGTTGAAATTGAAGTGAGAATTATAATGATTATGACATAATTTTGGAAATCCGGACGCCTTTAAACACAATATATGTTCTTCATTTACAGTGTACTTATCACCTTTTACAGGTATAATGTTATACATTTTATCTTTCCCCCTTGCTAAAGAAGTGACTGTTCTTGGCGTTGAATCATCACCCATAAGTAAATCTCCAATTTGTATATCTTGAACCATTTTAATAGAACCATCATACATAATAATAGGTGTATTTATTGCGTGACATTTTCCAGACCCTAATTCTCCATACAATAGCAAACTATTGTAAGGTGTTTGAAACGATAAAAAATTGCGAACAAATGTTTGATTCGGAGAGAGTTCAAAATCCGCATTAGCCAATTCTTCTGCGCGTGCCTTAACGTCTTCATATATTTTTCCGTCAAATTTATTATCAGCAAACTCAGATTTTTCCGCGATTTTAACATTAAACAATGGGTCGTTTAAATTAGGGTACAAGTATGGGTCAGCTTCAGGTTCTTTTGCTAGTTCTTGTCTCTCTAAAAATTCTTTTCTTAATAAAAATTTATTGCATTCTGAATCAGAACTATAAAGATTTCCTATTTTATCACAATTGTTGTCAATGAGGGATTTTTTCACAATTTCAGCATCAGATTTAGGTTCCTCATCTACAATTACTAATTTGGTTTTATTGGTTTTATTGGGTTTTAATGGCTTCAACATACTATATTATACTTATATTATAGTATGATTTATTTATTATTTATTATTTAATAAAATCTATAATCTTTCAAAATATTATCAATCTTACTGATTATTTTTTTCTTCTCTAAATGATATGGTCTGATTGCATCTAAACATTCGGAAATAGTTTTCCATTCTAACTTACTCACCTCTGTTTTTTGAAAATTGTTTAACGAATCAATCGTTTCCTTCATATAAGCCAAAAAATATTTATGTTTGTAAGATTTATGATTTGAACCAATGAATATTTCTTCAAATGGTAACAAATTATCAACTATAGTAATATTTTTACTTGAATATCCAGTTTCTTCCTCAAATTCTCTAACTGCACATTCAATATCTTTTTCTTGAAAATTTCTCCGTCCTTTTGGAAACTCCCACTCAGTTTCAGACCATTGTGTATCGCTGTTTTTAATAATATCTTCTAATGTTATTTTATTATCATTTATATAAATTCCATTTTTAATAACATCAAATTTTTTGGAAGATATTGTTTCTTCATTGCGATATTGAAGATTACTATTATCACCCCATAACGACTTCCATAAATTTTCAAATGATTCGGTTAATATATTATCTTTCTCTTTCAATGACATTTCATCAATACATTTTTGAAGTTGTGAAGTATTATTGCATAAATATTTACCTCGTATAAAATCAATAAAGCCAAAACTATCCTTGCGACGAATCATTAAATATTGTAGACCCTTGCTACTTGTTCTGAACAATATAATACCATAACTTGTAATAGGCAACTTACATTGATGAAATAAATGTCCAGTTTTTCCACAATTATTACACATATTATTATTTTTATTCATATGAAGTTACTTATTTCTTTTATAAAAAAATGTTTAAATCAATTTTCTACTTTAATACAAGTTTATTTTTTATTTATTACAAATTTTATAATTGAAATTATTTAGACAATTGAAATTTAACAGCTAAAAGTTGTTTTCTGAATATTTTAGATTCATCCTTTTTTGATTTTTTCAATATTTCAACTATAGTTCCAACAATTTGTCTGCGGTTAAAATCGTTGACTCCAAATAATTTGTAATATTCTTCGGAATGATTTATCCAATAGTCATAACTATCGCCTTCATAACTTGGAATAAATGGAAAACTGTCAAATTTTTTATACTTGTAATATGTTTCAATAAATTCCTTCGTGAAGTTACTAATTGTCTTAGAGAATGGTCCTTTTGTGCAGATTTCATAAGCATTTTTGTGATCCATCTCTTTCAAAACTGGGATAATCTTATCTAGAAAGAGTTTATCTCGTTCATTTAGAATTTCTTCAGGAATCGGAAAATAAGCTAATATTTGGTCTCTAATTTCTCTCGGAGAATCCTGAATGAATTTGCGAAATTCTGTTCTTTTTATGTATATGCGATTCCTTAAATTGCGTTTTTCATTAACTCTCATTTTGATTACAATACTTATGAAATATAAGTTAAAATAAATTTCAATTTTTTATTTTATCATTCAAACCTCTCATTATCATCTATTTTATAATATGGACTTTTCATATAATTATTATTTTTTGAAATTAACAGATAATTTATTTTTAAAACAAAAAATGTAAATGAACTACCAAATAAAGTTCCGAAAAAGAGACCTTTTCTAAAATATGAATTTCTAACCATTGTAATTGTATTTACTAACAAAATAATATATTTAAGTATTTTTTGTTTACTATATAATTATTTGGCTCCTTTTATCATTTACACCTTTTTACATTTAAAAACACGCAGACATAACAACACAAAAATCCTACAAAAATGCAATTTGATTCCAATTTGCCAACATTTTTCATCACATGTACACCAAATTCTTCGGCATAATTGTTTTTTTATTTTTTTTATTATTTTTCGTTTTTCGTAATATTCTTCACTTTCTGAATATGGATTTTTTTCAGTATATTCCCATAACCATATGTTTGGTTTATAAATAAATATAAATGTATTATTTTTCTGTTTAGGATGTGATTTGCTTTCATGATGTAATCCAATTTTATCACATAATAAATGGATATGTTTTCTTTCTTCTTCATATAATCCTTTCAAAACAAGCGTTTCATTATTTATTTGTTTTATATGTATCCTATCAAATAATGGTTTTTTATGATTATTTTCTTCATTATTTATAAAATTTTTTAATATAGTTAAATACATATCATTTTTATCAATTTCAAATTTACTTTCCAAACTATCCCATAATAATTCATAACAAGGTGAATTATAAATTACATCTTTATAATTTAACCAATTTTGCCTTATGATTTCACTTGAAATATTTTTTAAAGTATTCATTATAAAATAATAAAAATATATATTTATTTTATTTTATATAAAAATATATATTTATTTTATTTTATATAAAATTAATTCGGCGTTTTAAATGAGAAAATGTCTAAAAGTTATTATGCGATAATGTTATTATATTTTTCTTTTCGTTTAATGTATTAATGCAAAAATTTAATTTGGATTCAACTGTTTGGGGTCCGCATTATTGGTTTTTTTTACACACTGTAGCAATGACTTATCCACATCGTCCAAATACAATGACAAAGAAAAAATATTATGACTTCGTTCAAAACATACCGATGTTTATTCCTATAGAAAGCATTGCAGGTGATTTTAGTAAATTATTAAATAATTATCCAGTATCTCCATATTTAGATTCACGAGATGCATTTATTAGGTGGATGCATTTCATACATAATAAAATAAATGAGAAATTAGAAAAGCCAAAAATAACTTTAGAAAAATTTTATGCCGATTATTATGAATCTTATAAACCAAAGGATGTAAAAATGCGTGAATATTACAAAGTTCGTGCAAAATTGATTTATTTATTTATTATATTATGCATTGTTTTTGGAATTTATTACTTTTATAATAAATAATCTAATAGTTATATAGGATGAAAACCAAAAAAAATAAAAATAAATCAAGTAAAAAGGTAGGTGGACGTGTAATAGAATCAGGAGGATATGGTTGCGTATTCAAACCGGCATTGAAATGCAAGGGAAAGGAAAGAATCCCAAATCAAATCAGTAAGCTTATGTTAAAAAAAAATGCGAAAACAGAATATGATGATATTGTAAAATTTCTACCTTATTTAAAAAAAATACCTGACTATGAAAAATATTTTTTAGTATATGATATAACAACTTGCAAACCAGATAGATTGGATGATGAAGACCTTGAGGACTTTGATGAAAAATGCAAATCACTTACAAAGAAAAAAATAAAACAAAGCACAATAAACGAAGAGAGAAATCTAAGAAGTCTAATGACTGTAAATATGCCATACGGAGGATTAGATGTTGGTAGAATTATTGAAGAAAATTTTTCACAAGAAATAATTGATTATGAAAAAATGATTGATTTAAATAATAAACTTATTGAACTTTTTAAAAGAGGAGTTATTCCGATGAATGATGAACAACATATATATCATTGTGATTTGAAAGATTCTAACATTATAGTTGATGATGAAATGAATACAAGAGTTATAGACTGGGGATTATCTTGTAAATATGATGATGAAACAACTGTACCAAATATTTTAAAACGACGCCCATTTCAATACAATGTTCCATTCTCAAATATACTTTTTAATGATATGTTTGAAACTTCGTATAGAGTGTTTCTAACTGAAAATAATGCACCATCATATTTTATGACTCGCGAATTTGTTATTGATTTTGTTTTTAAATGGATAGAAGAAAGAGGACCTGGACATTTGAAATCAATAAATAGTATTGTAAAAATTTTATTTGAAAATGATATTGGTGATATTGATGAAGAGTTTAAGGACCAATTAATAGAATTTAACTATACATTTCATTTTATTTTTGAATATATAACAAAAGTATTAATAAAATTTACGCGTGATGGGGATTTTGATAAAATTGGTTATTTAAAAATATTATTAAAGAACATTGATGTGTGGGGGTTTACAATATCTTATATTTCTATAGTTGAAATGCTTAACAAACGTATCAATATAAGTAAAACTGAATTAGAAATAATAGAAGGTATTAAAAGCGCGATTATTCTTTTATATGAATCAGCCGATCACGAAATAGATGAAGAAAAATTATTGGATATTCTTGAAGGGTTAAATCCAATTTTTAGAAAGGCTTTGTCTCAAACATCACCAAAAGAAGTAGGTAAAACAAGTTCAAGAGAGAAATCAGAGGCTAGTGGATTAAAAAGCAAAAGCAAAACTAGGAAATTAAAGAAAAAAACATTTATTCGTTCTTTATACAGGAAATGAAATCCTTAAACTCAATTAGATTTAATATTCAATAATATATAATAATGAAACTAGAATTATTTATTATTGGCATTACTGGATTTCTAATATATAATGCTTATCATGGAGGAAAATATACAAAGATGTATAGTCATTATAAAAAATATATTCAAATGGCATTTTATGGAATAGTTGGTGTATCATTATACTTATTAATAAAAAAGAATCCTGAAAAATGTAAATCTATGCTTTTGCACGCAAATAATATGGTAAAGTATATGCCTATAGATAAATCCTCTCTTGATATGCTTAGTCCAATTATAGATTTCACAGGGTCTAATGGTAATGGGATCTCACAATCTATTGATGGTGGCGGTTTTATGCAAGGGTTAAATCAAGACTCTGGTGCAATGTCAAATTATGAAAAAAGGCTTCTTACTTCTGGAACTAAAAGTACAAAACGTTCAGTAAGTGAAACTAAGAAAAAATATGTAGCTTCAATGCAAAATTGGAAATGTGGACATTGTCAAAAACAACTTACAGCTTGGTTTGAAGTAGACCATAAAATGAGACTTGAATATGGCGGAACAAATGAAGTTGATAATTTAGTTGCATTATGTAGAGAATGTCACGGTGAAAAAACCGCATTTGAAAATATGTAATATCTAGACGGTTTTTCTGAAAGAATATTGTATTATAATATTATATGAGTAGTTCAAGTGAAGGTAATAATAATTCAAAATCATATATTGAAACAATTAAAAACTTTTCATCTAGTAATGATAAAAAAACCTATTTAATTTCAACAGCAATTTCTGTTATACTTTTTATTATGATGCTTATAGTAGTTTATACATCAAAAAATAATAGCAGTGAGCCTATAGTTGCTATTGTTATTATTATGATAGTTTCATTTTTTATAATTTATTTTTTCTTTTATAATTATGTTTCAGATTTTTTAAAATCTATGAAAAACTTGAAGAATGTTTCATTTCTAACTATTTATATTTGTTTTTTGGTATTTTTATTTACCGTATTACCAAAAGAATATAGCGATCAGTATGCACATATAATTTTACCCATTTTATTATTAGCTGGGTTCTTTTTATTTTACAAAGCATTTACCGGCACAAATGATTTAGAAAAAAATAAAACTGATTTTAACATTGATTTTTTAAGGATAAATTATGTTTTAATTTTTCTACTTTTGTTTATTTTTATGGTTATTATGTATGCAGTAAATCCAGGTGGTTATATTACTAGTTTCGCTTGGATAGAATCTATAGTTATAATTACATTATTCACACTTACCGCACTCTATATTCGGAATGTAATGAAAACAAAACCAGATGGTGAAACTTCAGATGAAAAAGGTGAAGCCGCACCATTTGAAAGTAGTTTTCTTTATAATGTTGTAAGAATTATGTCAGGAATAGTTTATGTAGGGCTTCTTGTTGCGATAATTTCTTTATACGTGAAATATCCATCAGACCCAATTTCTATTACATTTTTAGTTCTTGCAGCAGTTGTAACATTCTTTATTGTTGGGTTTTTATTTTACAGAAATTACATTAATTCCAAAAACCCTTCTTATAAACCCAAAGAGGAATCTTCTGGTATGATAAAAATTCTAGGAATTGCAAATATATTTACCATTATAACATTTTGTTATCTTTTTATGGCATCATTAATGATTATAGTGCCAATTGTTTTTCCAATATTGATGACTGATAATTTTATGACTGATAAAAATGTAAAAAGTTCATTTGTATTTATTTTATTAATCTTATTTTTTATTTTTTGGCTTATTTCATTCATTAAAAGTTTATTTTTTAATGTAAAAACCGACCCAAGTGTTATAAATGAAATTCAAGAGAAACTATTGTATTATAACAAAACTCTTCAAAAAGTGTTTGCAATTCTTATAGGAATTACTCTAACATTTACTATGCTTTATTACCTTGTGTCATTTTATCAAAATATTATGTCAACATCAACAATTGGTATAGGGTTGTTGTATTTATTTATTTTTATTATAATTTCTATTCTTGTTTATAAGGTAGTAGTCCAATCTGCCGTTTACAAAGAGAGTCCACTATTTCAATTAATTTTTAATTCAATTTATTATGTTCCTTGTATTATTGTTGCGTTTTTTGATAAGATTATGCATAGTATTCCAAAGGGAACATCAGGTGCTGCATCAGGTGCGGCATCCGGTGCTGCATCAGGCGCTGCAAGTGTTGCATCTAGTATAACATCTACTATAAAATCTGGAATATCTTCAATAAGTAAGAGCGCAGCTGCACCAACTCCATTTTCATATTACATAGTTTTGATAATTAGCATATTACTTTTTGTTGTTTATTTTACATATCCATATTTTTCCAAAAGATTCTCTCAACAAGGGGGTATAATATTAGTAAATCGTCCAATTGAAATTAAAAATATGACTAGTTTAGCATCATATGAACAGTTAAATGGCAGCAATGAGACATTTAAATATCAATACGGACTTTCTTTTTGGGTATACATAGATAGTGCAAGTACTAGCACAAACAAATCATATGAAACGTATGCAACAATATTGGATTATGGAGGCAAACCAAGAGTTTCTTATAATGCATCATTAAATACATTAAGAATAACTATGAAGATTACAGACTCATCAACAAGCGAAGAAGGGGATGAAAATAAATTTACTAAAAGAGACCTTGATAGTGATGGCAATATTATTATATATGAAAAGCGCGATGTTTTATTACAAAAATGGAATAATATTATTTTTAATTACAGTGGTGGAACTCTTGATATATTTTACAATGGCGAATTAAGTAAATCTAGTATTGGTATAATACCTTATATGAATTATGATAATTTAATTGTTGGTCAAGATGAAGGATTATACGGTGCAGTATGTAATGTAAACTACTTTAAAGATTCGTTGAACATTTTTCAAATAAATTACTTATATAATTCTGTGAAGGATTATACCCCACCAGTATTAATGTCTGATAATACAATTATAAATTTAGACGATAGTTTAGGAACAGGAAATATATTAGGCGATTCAGAAATAATGACAGATTTGCCACCTTCTGCAACAGACACAAGTGGAGATGAAAATACTCAAAATGATTTAGGTGGATTGCTTCATACAGATAATGCTGAAACAGGGTATTTATCATTAAAATGGTATTTTAACGCAAATGGTGATAAATATAATTAAATATGAATAAATTTCAAATATATTTTTATTTTTTTAGAATCTATTTAGAACAAATAATGATAGTATTTTAGAAAAATTCTATCATTATATTATATTATGAATATTGGAAGTGTATTACTTATTGTATGCATAATTATATTATTATATATTGCTGTAAGATATATCGTGAATGATGTCAATACCTTAACAGGAGTTACTAGTGGCACAACTATGCAAACTATTGAGGCATCTAGTCTTGCAAGCGATACCACTGGAACAAATCAAAGTAATTTTACATATTCAATCTGGTTTAACATTGATGATTGGAATTATAGATATGGAGAACCTAAGGTTGTATTTGGTCGTATGGCTGCGGCTACTGCTGTTCAATCTGGGGAAGCTACTGGAGTCAGTGGTTTAGACCCTTGTCCGTTAGTTGCTTTAGGGCCTATTCAAAATAATATTAATATATCTTTGGCTGTTTTTCCTGGTTCTGATACAGATATGGCATCTGATGATATCAAAACGCCAACAGGTGCTGTAATACATACTTGCAATGTTGCAAATATTCCTATTCAAAAATGGGTAAACTTATTAATTAGTGTTTATGGAAAAACATTAGATGTGTATATTGACGGTAAATTAGTAAAAACTTGTGTATTACCAGGAACCGCAAAAATTAATCAAGATGCAAATGTATTTGTTACACCTAAGGGTGGCTTTGCTGGTTGGACTGCAAAATTCCAATATTATCCTTATGCAATGGACCCCCAAGGAGCCTGGAATATTTATAAAAAGGGATACGGAGAAAGCTGGTTGTCTAGCATATTTGGAAAATATCAGATTAAGGTATCATTTATGGAAAATGGAACTGAAAATAACAGTTTCACAATTTAACCAATAACCTTTTTCTTATAATATATATATATGTTTAGTTCACAAAATAATACAGGAGGAATGTTTGGATCACAAAATAATGCAGGGGGAATGTTTGGAACATCTAGAAATGGTATGGGGTCTAGTTTTAGTTCTGGAACAAGTGGTAGTAGTGGAGGTTTTAGCGATTTTATGAATTCAAATAGTTTAGTTGCAAAGATTTCTTTTCTTTTATTGGCAATATTTGTATTTGTTATAGTATTGCAATTTTCTATAACATTTATAGTTTGGTTAGGAACACCATCAGGATCTCCTCATTTAATTGATGGTATGGTTGATGCAAAGCAAATGATGGTTATACCTCAAGACCCTAATTCTGAAGGTGCAAAAACTGTAACTCGTTCTACAAACACACCTGATGGTATTGAATTCACCTGGTCTGTTTGGATATTTATTGATGATTTAACATATAACGCAGGCAAATACCGCCATATTTTCCACAAAGGTAATAACGATTTCACTAATTCCCAAGAACTTGGATTAAACTTCCCAAATAATGCACCAGGTTTATATCTTTCTCCAAATTCTAATGAACTTACTGTTGTAATGAATACTTTTGATGTAATAAATCAGGAAATAAAAATACCTGATATTCCATTGAACAAATGGGTAAATATAATGATTCGTTGTAAAAATACAACTTTAGATGTTTATATTAATGGAACAATTACAAAGAGCACTAAACTAATAGGGGTTCCTAAACAGAATTATGGTGATGTTTATGTTGGAGCGAATGGAGGATTTTCAGGATACATTTCAAATTTATGGTATTATAATTATGCTTTAGGAACAAATCAAATTCAGAAGATTGTTAATAATGGACCAAACAGAAAAATGACTGGAACTGATTCATTGAACTCTGACAATTCAAGTTATTTGTCACTCAGATGGTTCTTTTATGGTGGTCAATAATTTATTTTCCAATCATATTCTATATGGAACAAAAGAAAATTATTATGATTGGAGTAATTGTGCTCTTTTTAATTCTTATCATACGCAATGTTACATTTGTCACAGCTAAACCAGTTCAAACTACAGAAACAACTACAATTGTTTATAAAAACCCTGGTTATCATAATAGTTATTATGTTCCTCCTCCACCATCTCATTATAACTCTTACAAAGCACAATACTATAATTAAATATTTATTGACATATATTTTTATGAATGATTAATATATGTCAAATAATGGATACAATTATTTACCAAGACCACCAAGAGCGTGGAATCGTTTTGAGAATTCTTGTGCATATCTAACAAACAACCTAAATATTGATCCTAAAAAAAAAATATTTGTTCCATTTTTCAATGAATCAATGACTACAGCTGAGTTTGCATATCGTTATGAATTATACAAAAAGGGTAATATTCTTCAATATAAAGCAAATAGTTCTAATTTGACAAAACAACAAAGATATTCACAAATTGCTCGTGGAATGTGGACAAATAGAACTACTACTTGGGCTAGTCAATCTGAAACATATAGTAACCCAAATACACAGAGTTTGAAACGTGTTAATTATGGAACAACTCCTGAAAATGGTGGTCAAATTAGTAACAATGCGACTTTATGTCCAGCCCTTCCTCCAAGACCACAATATATTGTATTACCTGTAACAGTAACACCCACTACACCAATAGAACCTCCGCCCCCAATTGTGCCCCCTGTTGAACCTGGAACACCTATTGTAATGCCTCCATATATCCCTCCTCCTTCTCCTCTTCCTACTGTTTTAATTCCTGATGGTGGAAGTCTTATTTGCAGTGTTATTGAAAATTTATGCACAGGTCAAACAAAAAATCTTACTGGTGTATTAGAATGTTCATCAACAACTACATCTGATGTTCCTGGACAACCACAGATATTGTGTTTTAATGAAGGTTTTCCAACATATTATCCTCGCCAACGTTTGAATTACGGAACATCAGGAGACAAGTGGCCTGAAAACTATAAATTATTTGTTACTGCAGTTAAACCTAGCACACCAGTATTATCAATAGAATCATCAACTACTGCAAATAGTAATCCGACAATAGTATTATCTTGGGAATTTATTTATTGTGATAGTATTCCAATTACAAGTTTCATTTTATTTCAAAATGGCGTAGTTATTCAAGAAATACCATACAATTTAAGAAGTGCTACTGTAACAAACTTACCGTTGTATACAAATCTAGAATTTTATTTAATAGCACATAGTACCGCTTCTGATTCTGACCCTTCAAATATTGTTTCTATACAATATGAAGTTTAAATATAAAAAGGTGTAATATTTTAAGGTCTCAAAGTAGGGTTCATACATATTTCTTGGCTTGGGAAAATATCACCTGACATACATTGATCATTAACTCCTACTTGAATACAACTACGAAATCCGCGGTCTTCTCCAATATAACACCAGCCTGCTTTACTTGTAGATTTACTTGATTGGATACTTGATGTCGCTTCATCTGCACTATATCCAGATTCTTTTTCTTGTTCTATAGTTTTTTGTTCTGTTTTTGCGTTATTTAAACTGGAGTTCAATTGTTGCTGTTCCGTATAATTCGCATTTTTAATTTGTGATGCTGTATCCTGAGCAACATCAACAGTAGTGTTCACAGTTCCAGCAGCAATATCAGTCGCTGCTTTTGTTCCGGTAGCAGTTACATTCGTTACTTGTTTAGTAGTCTCTGCTGCACCTGTACCAATAATAGATGCTAAATAAGCAGATAATTCTGCAAAGACTTGGGTGCCTTTTGCTAAATAAACGAAAATGTTTAATCCGAGGAATGCTAAAATAAGAATTATTACAATCCAACTTGTCCAACTTATATTGCTGAAAAACCCTCCTATACTATTTGAGCTACTTGAAGTAGATATATTGCTTGTAGTATCTGTTTTTGAACTACTACTACCAAAAAAATCACCTATAGAAGAAGTTATGCTTGATTTATTAGTTGAAGTTCCTACTGAATTATTTGAAGAAGGTGTATTATTCATTATAATAAAAATAAATATATTAAATTTTTATTATATTTCGCGCAATATTTATATCTTTATTTGTTAAATGTCAACAAATACAAAAATTGATTAATATCTCCTAAAATCTCGTCACGAATATTATATAGGTCACTATTTGACATTGATTTTAATGCAGGATTATTATTTAAACTTACTAAATAACCTTTGAAATCGTTGACTTCTCTCTTCAATTGTTCTACAGATGTATAATCCTTAAGAGGAATACTCTTTACACCTGTTAGATTAACGCGGTCACCACTCTTTCCCAAAAGAGTTTCAACAAATTTATCAATATGGTCATTCAAATCATCATATAATTTATCAGTTGCCTTATGTGTTGCATAACTATGAGTCTTCCAATGATATAATTTGACAGTGTTTAACATAATAATGAATTTTAACACAATTTGTTGTTCAAATTTTTGTGGAATACCGCGATTCTTCCTCGTTTTACCTTTATGATTTACATATTTTTTTGAATTTTTATTCATTATATTATAAAAAAATAAAATAAAAAATCTAAATTTATAATAAACAACAAATGAATGATATTTTATTATGGTTATTAATTTTAGCTATATTTATATTTGCTGCTGCTGTTTTGACTACTCCGAATAGAGAAGGATTATCTACAACCGATATTGTAGATAGTGAGAAACCAATTTCAACATCAAAAGGTGGCGAAACGGAAAAATTTAAATATTTTAAAATGTTACCTGAAGATAATAAATGGTCTCAAGAAACTCTAAGTGCAGTTATAGCAAAATATCAAGAGATTAAGGACTCAAAAGATCCTGATAAATCTAATGGAATAATTGATGACCCTTCTCAATTTCAAAAATGGTCTACTGAAGAAGAAGCAAAAATATTTGCAAAAACTGGAGCTTGGCCTCTAAATGATTATATTAAATCAAATCTTAAAAAAGTTGTTTATAGTGACCCAAATAATAAAACAGATGACGATAAAAAGAAAAACTATGAAAAAATAATTTCTGGTGGATTTGGATTATATAATTCTCCAAGCTCTTTTCTTTTATTTCAACCTGTATTTGGAAGAGCATTCGTTGTAAATGGTATAGACCCTTCAAAACCAGAAGAGAATAAAGGACAACCAACGTTTATGATTGATAGTCTTAATGGTATTAAAGTTGATGATACAAACACATTTAAATGTACTTCAGATAAGCCGTATTTTAATGAAACTGAAATAACAGAATATAATGACATTTTGAAAGTTCCTGGATTCAAATTCTTGAAAGACCCTTGTAATCCTTGTATAAATAGTTGTCCTTTTTCTTATGAAGATGTAAGTCTTCCTTCTTACGATGTGTATTGGGGGATTAGTTCAAAAACTGGTAAATCAAATCCTGCTTCTGTTCCAGATGATAAACAAACAAAGGTATGTTTATCAAGAGCTAATAAAAAAATTATTGATATGGGTGGAGAACCTGAACCTTGTCCATAAAATGATTAAATATTCCAATTCACATTATCACCTAAAACCTTCTCAACATTTATAAAACAATTAGACCCTATAAATCCACGTGATAAAGGGGATGGGTGCGGAGCTGAAACAATCTGTTTTGGGTCAAAAACAAAACCACGTTTTGATTGTGCAAATTTTCCTAGAAATAAGAATACGCAATTACCATTATTTTCACTAATAAACTTAATAACATCATTTGTGAATTCCTCCCATAATTTCATATGACTTCCTGGTTTTCTCTCTTCAACTGTGAGAGAAGAGTTCAAAAGAAAGATACCTTCCTCCTTTGACCATCGTTCAAGATTGCCATTATTAAATTCGTAATTTCTTTCTGGAAAGCAAATTCTAAGTTCTTTGAAAATATTGCGCAAACTTGGTGGTATCCTTTCGCATACAGGAACTGAGAAACTTAATCCGTTTGCCTGATTTTCTCCGTGATAAGGGTCTTGTCCAAGAAGAACTACACGAATTTTACTTACATCAATTTCAAATACACTGAATACTTTTTCTCTCGGAGGATAAACCTTGGGACCTGAATATAAGGCATCCAGATTGAAAGTGTAATGTTCAAATAAAGGATTCCAAGAGCTATGAATTTGGTCCATACTATTTGCTTTCTAAAATAATGTTATTAATTTTTATAATAATTTAAATCAATTTATTATAAAATCCTAAATGGTTGGTATGAAACTTTCGCCAAATGCATTCATCTTTTCCAATTTATCAATTGTTTTATCAAGATTTGATTTTCCGACGTTATTGAAGAGATAATCCGTGTTTGGAGCGTGTTCATTCTTTTTTATTTGTTTATAAATTGAGTTTATTTTTTTTACGATAGAACCAACTGCATCTTTTTCCTTCAATAATTCTTCATTTTGATTAACATTTTCAGTAAGAATACTAATTGCATAATAAATTATATATCTTCGCCTTTTTCCACATCCATTTGAGTATTTCAAAGTGAATAAGGAGAGAAGACTGTGCATTAGTTTTTTGATAAATGGTCCCTGAGATTCAGATGCCTTCAAAAGGGCATCCCATATTAACCAAACCAAATCCATTTGGTCCTTTGGATTTACAGGCATTTTCATTCTGCGTCCACATTTACATTGTTCTTTTTTTAACTTACAAATAGTTTCGTATTCTAGAATCCATTCTACCCAATAGCACGCATCAATAGTATTTTTGACATCCTTTGACAAATTATATGCAAACTCATTAACCGATATGAATAACTCCTTCGGATCCTCGGATATAATTATTGATTCTCCATAAGATACATTAGGAGCTTTTAGTCTGTTTGCCATTTGCGTCATTTCAAAATCCTCCTTTTTAACTTTAATCTCATCAAAACTGTGTTTGCGTTTTGCATAACAAATTATGCATATTATTTCACAAAAAAGTCGCCGGATTTTATCACTATTTCGCAATTTAATTTCGTGACCACTATAACCATTTGAGATTATTTCTTTGAAATTCTGGATTCGCATTTCTAAATAAATAGCTAATTTAGGATTGCCTAGATGTATGTATTTACTATAAAACATCAAAATAATTTCCCATAAATCGCTGAAATGACCAGCACATATGAATTCGGCACTCCAATAACACGCAGGTTCTATCTTTGATTTAATTAAATTATTTAGTAATTCTTTTTTAGCATCAGATTTTTTGAATTCGGAAAAGGTTACACCTTTGAAATCTCTATTTTCTCGTATATCATTTATTTCAGAATCAGACATATATTAAAAAAATATACAAAAAAATAATAAGAACAACATATATATGAAAACAATTATGAAACCTATTCGGTTTATTACAAATCTCTATAATAAATTAACTACTTGTGGAAAAGCACTTGTTATTATCGTGATTATGCTTCTCTTTGTAATTTTATTCAATCAACACAAAAATCAAGGGAGAGAAGGATTTGAAGATTCTAAAACCTTTGAATTCAAAGAAGGACCAGAACTATATGACGATTTCTACGCAAATATATATGACCATTTAGTATTCAATGATGTCAAAAATGAATATGAAATCGGAGAAATAATCAATCAAACAAAACCTACAAGTGAAAGCATAATATTAGATGTTGGTTGTGGAACAGGTAATCACGTAGCATCATTGAATCGTGCCGGATATAAAACGGTTGGTCTTGATAATTCTCAAGCAATGATTAAAAAGGCCAAGGAAAACTATCCAGATTTTGATTTTGTTCAGGGAGATGCTTTAAATGCAATGGAATTTCAACCAAGTAGTTTTACTCATATTATTTGTATGTATTTTACATTATATTATTTTAAAGATAAAATGTTATTTTTCAATAATTCTATTAAATGGCTTATGCCAGGTGGCTATCTTGTTGTTCACGTTGTTGACCGTGACGAGTTTGACCCTATTTTACCTCCTGCAAATCCATTATTAATGTTGACTCCACAACGTTATGCAAAAGAACGTATAACTACTAGTTCAGTTGTATTTGATAAATTCAAATATAATGCGAATTTTGAATATGATAAAAAAAATAATAGCGCGAAGTTTATTGAGAAGTTCAAAAATAAAAAGACAGGAAAAGTTTTCAGAAAACAAGAACACAAATTTTATATGGAACCAGAAAGTGTAATAATATCAGAAGCCAAAGATGCAGGATTTATTGTATTAGGAAAGATAGATTTAATTAGGTCTGGTTATGAATATCAATATTTATATGTATTACAAAAACCAGAATAAATTATTATTACATTCGTATTGTATCATAATCTATATTTTTTTTAATTATATTTATTTTTTTTTCATTTAATTTATCTAACAAATACAATTCAGAAACTACACTTTTTTCTTGAGAATAACTCTTCAAATCATCAAATAATTTTCCATAATACAATATAGTATCTATTTTTCCAATACAAAATCTGTCATTACATCCTATATATGGGTCTTTTTGTGGAATTATAATATTATTATCATTTATTTCATTAAAATAATTTATGTCTATTTCATTTTTAAGTAACAATTCTGGTCTTATTATTATAGCATAATCATATTCATCTTTGTAATTTTCAAAAAGCGAAACTATTTTTTTCTTTGAATATAAACCTAAGCACATATTTCTAATTAAATATTTTATAGTATCCTCAGGGAAAAATCCGAATCCACCCCAGTCACCTAATTTTGAATAATAATCATCAAAATTTATAGAATTTATTACATCATCTTGATTATCAAATATATAAAATTTTGGATTTAATAAACCTTCAACATCTTCATTAATATAATTATCAGTATGTTCGTGTGACCATATATTATGATAAGCCCCATTAATTTTATAAGTATGTATGAAAATATCATAATTTATTAAACCTTTATCCAAAGGACCAAATAAGTTTTCTTTTATAGAGTTAATTGTTTTTTTTAAACTTCTCGTTAATCCAAAAAAAATTATAGCAACTTTTTTATTTTCCATTAATATTAAATATTTTAATATTTAATATTAAATATTTTAATATTTTAATTATTATATGCCATATGGAAACTATTATTATGGGAAAGATGGTTTTCAATATAAAAAAAATGGGGGTGCTGGTGTAAAACGTATTGCAAATAATTCAATATCTAATAAGCCTCAAGAATTAGATAATAAATATATTCCTGGGTCTGGTGTTGGAGCTACTAATATTTCTAATCGCCGTGCAATGATAAATCACGCATCTACTTGTTATAGTTATAAATGTGGAAATTCTAATTATTTAGCAACAGCACCACCACCACCAATAGTAAATAATGTTGTCGCAAATATTGATGATACAATTCAATTTGTTTGGACTCAAGAATCTGCTGGAGGAAGTCCAATATTATTTTTTAATATTAATATCGTATAAGTTATTACAAATAATTAAAATAAGTAAAATAATATATGAATGTACCTATAAAAGTAAATGGAATAGATGCTGGTTATGCAACTCTTATAAATACAAATGGTGTTAAAAATACATACACTTTTACTATTCATAATATTGATACTAGTGTTCCACATTTTTTTAATATTTCAGCAACAAATAAATATGGTAGTTCAAAACTTCCACCAACACCATATGTAATACCTCCTGTAAAACCACCAGGGCCAACACCAACACCTGGACCAACACCTACTCCTACACCAACGCCAGGGCCAACGCCAACACCAGGACCTACACCAACTCCAACTCCAACACCAACACCTAGTCCTACACCAGGACCAACTCCAACACCAACTCCTACACCAACACCTAGTCCAACACCAGGACCTACACCTACTCCAACTCCTACTCCAACACCAACTCCTACACCAACACCAACTCCAACGCCTACACCAACCCCAACTCCATCTCCAACTCCAACGCCAACTCCTACACCTACTCCAACACCAACTCCAACTCCAACACCTGGACCAACCCCAACACCTACACCAACTCCAACTCCTACACCAACACCAACACCAACGCCAACACCTACACCAACACCAACACCTACTCCTACACCTGGACCAACTCCTACACCTACTCCAACTCCTACTCCAACGCCAACACCTACTCCAACACCTACTCCAACTCCTACTCCAACGCCAACGCCAACGCCAACACCTACTCCAACACCTACTCCAACACCTACTCCAAGTCCAACCCCAACACCAACACCAACTCCAGGACCAACGCCTACACCAACACCTACACCAACTCCAACGCCAACACCTACTCCAACACCTACTCCAAGCCCAACACCAACACCAACACCAACACCTGGACCTACTCCAACACCTACATCAACTCCTACACCAACACCAACTCCAACACCAACGCCTACACCAACGCCTACACCAACTCCAACACCAACTCCAACACCAACGCCTACACCAACTCCAACACCAACTCCAACACCAACGCCTACACCAACGCCTACACCAACGCCTACACCAACACCAACACCAACTCCTACACCAACTCCAACTCCTACACCAACACCAACACCAACACCAACTCCTACACCAACTCCAACTCCTACACCAACACCAACACCTACACCAACACCAACTCCTACTCCAACACCTGGACCAACTCCAACACCTACACCAACACCAACTCCTACACCAACTCCTACGCCTACTCCAACACCAACTCCAACGCCAACACCTACTCCAAGTCCAACCCCAACACCAACACCAACACCAACGCCTACTCCAACTCCTACACCAGGACCTACTCCTACACCAACTCCAACACCTACTCCAACGCCTACACCAACTCCAACTCCAACGCCAGGACCTACTCCTACACCAACTCCAACTCCTACACCAATTGGACCCAAAATACCAACAAATTTATCTGCGGTAGTTAATTCAGACTATTCAGTAACTTGTAATTGGAATATTACAACACCATTTAATGGATTTAATTTCCTAGCGAATACCACTACTTAAATTTACTTAATAAAATTTTTATATAAAATATTATATCATATTTTATACAAAATAGCTTTATTTAGATAAATAATTTTTTTAATAATGTTTTGTATACTATATTGTAAATGACTACTGTAGATGTAAGTTTAAATATTAATGGCTTATTGTATGATCTTACTGCAAATTATACACTGACAACAACACCTGGAGTTTACAACTGTGTATTAAATATACCTGATGATTTTGTGCATGGTTCTACTTATAATTTTTCTGTTCAGACAAGATTCAATATAACAGATTCATCATACTGCACTCCAATTCAAGTTACAATAACTCCACAACCAGTATTATTAGGTGTTAATTTACAAGGGTTTGATAATTCTCCACAAGTTTTTAATTATTATTTAAGTTCTGCAAATAAAATGGATACTCCTGGTAATGGTGCATACAAAGCAATTATTAACTTCCTTTATTTAAGTAATGCAAAATTATTACGTATACCATTTACACCAACATTTGCATTTCAATTGGCTGCAACAGATGGTGCAAGTTGTCAAGAAGGAGGAACAATAATTTGTGATTCTTCAAATGTCCCTTTTTTTCAACCTTGGAACAAATTGCTGTATTATCCTTTGATTGATCCTGGTGATTATAATCAAGACCTGAGATATCTTAGACCAGGAGGAATTTTAACTGGACCAACAGTACAATATTACAGTGACCCAACAACCCAGTCATCAAATTTTAATAATAGTGGAAATTTATTATTATCTATATTTAATAGTCAACAAAAGGGGATAACAGTTATTATTGATATGCACGCAGTTAACAGTAATATATTAGGATATTATGATTTTTCAATTAATGGCGTGCAATACACAATAAATCCAACTCCAAATGGAGTTTCAGATAATTATAGTTATAATCCAGGATTTACTTATTTATGGTTATCAATGCTTTTAGTAATTAATAATATATGGACTCAAGAAAATTGGTATCAAGCATTTAAGCAATTTAATAGCACTAGTTTTAATGCTTATAATTATGCAGGCCAAATTTTTGGCAGTGGAACAAATAGCACCAATGATATTCCTTATCCGGGAATATATTATTCTGATCCTTCTTATAATTATGGTGGTATTAGTACTTATAGTTTTGATCCAAACTTATGTTATTTAGAACTACATAATGAGCCATATAATGCAAATTATGTAAATTTGTCCGGAGCACAATGGAGTAAATTAACTATAAATACAATAAATGCAATTAGAACTGCAGAATCAAACTTAAAATTATCAAAACACAAAATTCTTATTTCTTCATATAATTGTTATTCTGGATTACATTGGTATACTGTTGATAGCACTAGTTATGGAGAAACAGGTTTTGAAAATTTATTAACTGATTTATCTAATAATGGATATTATAATTCAGCAGATTCTGGTGTATACTTTTCAGTACATCAATATTGTGATTCGGATTATTCTGGAACTCAATCTGGATTATCTGACGCTAATTTTTATGATGCATCTTGGAATCAATGGATTAATACATTACAAAGTAGATTGTATCAACCAACTGCAAATCCGCCGATTGATTTTAAAATATTATTTACAGAAGGTAATGTTGGGTTATATCCTGGATCCGGAGGAACAATATCAAGATGGGGTGATTTTTTACATTCATTGAATGATTCAGGAATGGTTGCTGGTATAACTATATGGTCAAGTATAGCTTTTGCATATAGATATCAAAATGGTAATCCATCATTAACGCTCTTTCCAACATTCACAGATACTTCAGGTGGTTCAGCTCATTACACTGATGTATCATTAAATATAGATCAAATATGGAATGGTGAAACAAATTATGTACTTCTACAAGATGGTAATGTTTCTTATAATACAACCAATTGTCAAACAATTTATAGTGGTTATTACGCAGTAGCAACAGCCACAGGAACAGGTTGTTATAATGCATATCAAATTAATGATTCAAATAATAGTATTTTTTTAAATGTACAAGCAAATAAATTAGATACTTACGATTTTACAAGTATAGCTACTCTTGCACAAAAAACCACCACTTAGTATAATTGATTTTAGATTTCTTCTTCATAAAAATTTACAATATCATAATTGATTGGAAAATCTTCTTGTTGTTCTTCATCTAATATTTTTTTCTTGTCTAGTGCTTCTTGTGAATTATTTACTGGATATCCGTGTTTTTTTGATCTAGTGTTTAAAATTTTATTGTATGAATCCGTGTCAAGTAAATCTATATTAAATGGTTTTACTTTTTGTGTAATATAGTTATATGATATGTTAATATCACAAATTTTATAATATTCTAAACAAATAACATTTTCATATGTTTCAATTAAATATTTATACATTCTATAGTATTCTTCGTAAAGTTCAATTATATTTTTAAATTTTATCTTTGAAAATGTAATCTCTGAATCTATTTTTTTATCCCAAATAATATCATATTTTTCTTTTTCCATACTTTTAAACCAAGAGTATAATGGTCTATAAACTACAACAAATAAAGTATCTTTATTATTTTTTATAGATTTTTCAATATCTTTTAAATTTATAGAATGTTTCCATATATGAATTGTACCTTCATATTTAATTTCATCATTGAAAGATTTAATTAAAAGATTATTAATTATGTTTGTTCCAGAATTATAAGGTCCTAATAAATTAAGATGTATATACATTTTAATTTATCTAATTATTTAATTATTATTAAATAACTAAATTATTTATAATTATAAATGTTACAAGTAGTAAGAATAATACTAATATAATTGTATTAGATATACATATTACATTAATTCCACCATTCATTAATATTAATATTATTCATATACTTATTACTAAAATATTCTAATAGTGGAAGAAGTAGGTTTTTACTTGGTCCATTTCCGTGTATAAATTGTGGTGTCGCATTATTAAATACAACTGTGTCTTCGTTTTCATTAATATGAAGTTCATTTGCATTCAACCATACACAATTCAAAAATAAATTATTATAATAATCTAATTCAATTAAATCTTGTCTTTCTAAAAATTTATTTGTCCACCATAATTGATCATTGCAATTATCTTCAATCAATTCACTATCATAATCTTTCATACATTCTCTTAATGCTTCAACCCTCCCAATAAAAAGTCCACTATTTAAATAAGGAAATCTGCTTTGTATTTGTGGATAAAAAAATTTTTTATTATCATCTGGATAACAACACATTTCTGCGCCAAAAATTACAGGTTTGTTCATTTTTTTAAATCTTTCTAATACTGTTTTTTTATTTCCAGAATAATATACATCATATGCATCTGTAAAAAGAATAATATCATTTGGATTTAAATAAGGTCTATTGATAAAATTATATACTTCATCTAATTTTAATTTTAATCGGCGACCACCTTCAACATCTTGTCCTATTTTATATGGGGTGTTTTTTTGTCCTAATATTTCAATTGTTTCACCTTTATTTTCAATATTCTTAACTAAAACGTTAAGTACATTATTAGGTTTAGTTGAAATTGTAATATAATAAACAATTTCTTCTTCTAAAGACATTATATACTAAATAGAAAAAAATATTAATTTAAAGATTAATATAAATTTATCTAATAATGTCATATGAAAATTCAAATGAAAATAATAAAAATGCAATATGCATTTTATCTACAAATTCAAATATTGAAACATTTACATTTGCAGAAACTTTAAAAAATGAAAATTATGATGTATTTATTTGTATAGATAAAAATAATGGAACAATTTCAGATTTTGATATATCAAAAATTCAAATTATTAATTGCGATGAAAAAGAATGTAAAGATAACCATTTTTTTGGTAGTGTAGTTTATTGTATTGATAGAGCGTGTTCAAGAGATAAAGCACTTTATTATTTTTGTAAAATAAATAAAAAATACGATTATATTTGGTTTTTAGAAGAAGATGTGTTTATTCCTAATAAAGAAACAATAATAAAAATAGATGAAAAATACAAAAATAGCGATTTATTATCTAGTTTTAATGATATAAAAAAATCAGAAAACGATAATAATTGTATTTATTGGCAACATTGGTATCGTAATGAAAATAAAATAGCATATCCTTGGGCACATTCAATGATTTCTGCTGTAAGAGTTTCTAAGAATTTATTAAAATGTATATCAGAATTTGTTAAGATAAATAGATGTTTATTGTTTGATGAACTTTTATTTAATACAATAGCACTTCAAAATAATCTAATAATTGATAATCCAATAGAACTATCTAATATTATATTTTCATTTGATGATATTATACCAGATAATATAAATCCAGATTTTTTATATCATCCTATTAAAAATTTAAAAAAACAAATTGAATTGAGAAATAATTTAACTTTATAATTTTATTTTGTGTTGGTGTAAACATAATAAATTCGTTCTAATAATTTATCCATTGTAAAATTATTTATGGCAAACTCAAATGCGTTATTTGCAATTTCCAAACTTTTTTCATAATTATTTCTCATCCATTCAACTTGTTCTAATAAATCAGATAAATCCATTTTGACTGGAATATAATGTTTGTATGGAATTAAATCATTATGATAATATTCAATATAATTTCTATCAACCATCAAAAGTGGTCTTTTTGAAAATAGTAAATATTTAAGTCTACAAGATAACCCATTTCCTCCAATATCAATTAAATATTTATATTTTTCTACTAAACCAGGTATTGATAAATATTTTTCATTTTTATTATAAAATACGTGATTATGGAAAACATCAAATAGTTCTTTATTTTCATCGGCTATTTTTTTTAATAATGGTCTTGTGTAATGCTCTGGAACAGTATCATCCGGTGAATGTATATTTCCAATCCAGCCAACCTTATCTATTATAGGGTTGTTGTTAGACATTTTTATTATTTCATTTTTTGTATCTTCGAAAGATTTTATGCATGCTTCATTCCAATGAAAAAAAGAAAAACAAGGGCCGCATAATTTTTCAAACTCAGGATTATTTTTATTGTAACACATAACATATGTCTTTCCATTGTTATTATTATCTCCCCTATCTTGATAATTTAATTTAATACTTTTAACATTTTCATCTTCATATTTTTCAGAACATTTATTTAATAAATTAATTAAAGCAATTTCTCTATCACACATTTATATATTATAACATTATATTTCACACATTTTTACAATTTTCAACTAATAAAGGTTTTATATGTTTTGGATATATATCCCAAAATAAATGCCAACTAAATTCTAAAAATATTCCTGCTAACCAACTATCACGAAAATTTATTACCCATTCATATAAATCTTCGTAAAATTTTTTTGGAAAATTTATTATTAAACTTTTATGAACTAAAAACTGAGCACATCCTTTATGTTCACCATTTACCCAATTTTTTTTAGGTAATAAATTATATGGGATATAGTTTTCTATATATTTTTCATACCATTCAAGTCTTTCTTTCTCACTTTCTGTATTATTTTCATTGAAATCTTGTAAAATAAAATTATTGATATTGTAATATAATTCTTTTGAATCTATTGCTTCTTTAAATCTATCAATTATACTACCTTCATGATGCCACGAATATTCTTCATCATGTATAAAAAAGGTATATTCAGATAAACATTCAAAATGATCTATAATGTATTTCAAATATACGCTTGCCTCTCTACCTCTATTTACAGGAATATTGTATGGATTATTTGAATTTTCTTTATCATATATCATTATATTTGTATTATTATTTTTCATTCTGTATACCCATTCTGTATCTTTTTTCCATCTAGACAAAACTATATTATAAGTTTTATTTCTTAAATTAGAATACATATTATACCATTTTTCATTTTTAATTCCATAGAATAACTCTGGATTATCAAAATATAATTGCAAAACCAAATTTTGATCATCATCAGTTATATTTTTTTCTTGCCATTCTATTATTTTATTTTCAAATAAACATTCAAATTTTTCAACTAAATTGTTTGGAACAATAAAAGAACTACCTAATAAATATACAGCGTGACTTTTTAACATTTCTTCTTCGTCAATTTTATTAAAAGGAGGATTATTTACAAAATGATAAGTTATTTTATTTTTTGGTATTAATGATATATTTATATCTATTGGTATATTATCAATTGATTCATTCATCCTACCAAAATCAATCCAAGCGTAAAATAAATAGTTTGGATTTTTTTCTTTTGTATCTCTTATAAAATTAATTTTACTATGATTTATTAAATTATAATCTGAGTATAAATGTTCTGGTGATTTTTTTCTATAATCTGGAACTTTATTTTTGTATATTTCACTCTCAATAATTTTTTTATCATTTTCTAAATATTTATTTAAAAATGTGTTTACATTATTTAAATCTTCAAAAATTATATTTTCATTAAAAGTCTTGTTCTTAACAACAATATTTTTAATATCATCTTCTAAATAAACAATCAATTTGTATTTTATATTATTTGCAAGAGTATAAAAATAATTAATGTAACTTTCAGTTGACCTATTATAATGTTCCCAATTAGTTCTATTTATATCTTTAAATGCAGTAACAAATATTATTTCATTAGCATCCATATATAAAATTATAATTTTATATTTAAATTGAAAAATAAACTTACTCATAAAATTATATCAACTTTTTCTCCCCATCCTGATTCATTATAATAAGGCCACCATATGTATTTATACGGTTCAACTGATGATTCAAATTTAGCAACAACTTTTTCCTTTGTAAAGTCTGTTATATCAATTCTATGAAGCTCCTTTTCGGATTTATCTTGAAAACCTAGATATAAAAATTTAAGATTTTTGTATTCTGGAACAAAAAATTCATATCTATAAAAGGTTCTTGTCAAATTTTCATTTTTACTATTTTCCAAATTTTCCAAATTCTCTATTTTTTCCACATCTTTAAGTTTAAAATTAATACCTGATTCCTTTTCATAGTTTTCTATACTTCTCTCTTTTCCTATCCAATATTCACCAAAATATTCTTCCTTATTAACAACTACATTATCTCCTGGCAATTCCATACTAAAAAATGCACGATTTCTCATTTTTGATACCTTATCTAATTTCCACCAATTTGAATCATCATCCCAGTGTTTTGTCCTATATTTTCTTGTGTATTCGTGCCAAGCTATCAAAATATGAGGGTGAAATAAATCGTATCCGTGTGTATAAGCTCTAACTGTAATATTCATTTCTTCTCCAGTGAAATAATAACTCGGATCGTGTTTAACATTAATACAAAAATCACCACTTGTAAAACAAAAATGTGCTGAATAAAAATAACATTTAATTGGTGCAGTTAATGATTCATGATTATCTATATACGAAGAACCAAATAAAATAGAACCATCACTAGTAGTTTCTTTATAATATATTTTTGTTGGGGTAGTTGTTCTTCTTTCTGGGTAATTATCTGGTTCATAAGCAGGTAAATATGTTGTTATTAATGGTTTTTTATAACCATTATCCTTCAAATCATTATACATCTTTACTATTTTTTGGTCCCAATCCTTTATAAAACGATGATGTGAATCTAATTGCAAAGTATACTTCTCTCCATTATATTTTTTCTGGATCAAATTTCTCGCCCAACAAGCACCTTTTGAATCCTTATAAGGAACAGTTATTAATTTGACTTGAGGATGGTTTTCAAATTCCATTAAAGTCTCTGTGTCATCTCTTTGCCAGCAAATACAAAATATTAAATTCTCAGGATACATTGCATTTTCAAATGCACTTTTAATTGTTGGTAACAATTCAGGGTCTCTATATGATGCGATTTGAATAAAAATTAGCTCGTTGTTTTCTTCGTATATTTCCATTATTTTATAATTAAATTAATGAGGTTTTATATTGTTATATTCCAATTTATCTTATAAAATTTGATAAAAATATAAAATTGATTAATAATTAACAGTTAAAGTAATATCAATATAATTAATAAGTGGACTATGAGTAAATCAAAAGGTAACGCTAATATAAAACTGAAAATTGAAAATGACGAAGAACCCAAAAAAGACGAAGAAACCAACAAAATAGATTCTGTGTTAGAATTGAATAAAATATACAATGAAGACTGCATACCAGGTATGAAAAAAATACCGTCAGAATCAGTTGATGTTATTATTTGTGACCCACCGTATAATATTGGCAAGGATTTCGGTAATAACAGTGATAAACAAGAAATGGATGTATATTTACTATGGTGTGATGAATGGATTCGTGAATGTCTCCGAATATTAAAACCAAATGGTACAATGTATATATATGGATTCAGTGAGAACCTTGCATTTATTAGAACACGTATAACTTGTAATGTAAGATGGTTAATATGGCATTATACAAATAAGGTGACACCATCACTAAACTTTTGGCAAAGAACGCACGAAAGTATATTATGCTGTTATAAAAATAAACCTATATTCAACCGTGATGACGTTCGTGAACCTTATACTGAAGCTTTCTTAAAAAATGCTGCAGGAAAAGTTAGAAAAGCTACTAAGGGTAGATTTAGTAATGGTGAAACCGAAACAACATATAATGCACACGAGGGAGGTGCATTGCCTAGGGATGTAATTAAAGTTCCTGCATTAGCTGGAGGTGCTGGTAAAAAAGAACGAGTAAACCATCCAACACAAAAACCGTTGCAATTATGTGATACTTTGATTAAGGCTTCAATGAATACTGATGCGAAAACTTTAATAGTTGTTCCATTTGTGGGGTCTGGATCTGAATGTGTATCTGCGAAAAATAATCAAGTAGACTATATTGGGTTTGAAATAAATAATGATTATGTTAATATTGCGAACGAGAGACTTTTGTCTGCTTCTGCTTCTGAAGAAAATAAAAATTAGTAATCTAATAAAAAGAGCTCTTCCAAAAAAATTGATTTTAAAAAAATATTAAATCATAATGTATTAGCTAAAGAATGACATCTTTTAAAAGTGAATCAATGTATCAAATTGCTCCAAAGGAGGAAGAATCAAACATGTGCTGTTGGTTTTGGAATGAGAAGGAATACTCACTGCGTGATATTCAGTATTCTATGGATGATGGAGACCACAAAATAATATTTATAACAAAAAATTCCAGAGATAAAACGTTTACTTCCAATCCGATAAATTTCAGTTCAAAAGTGCTTGAAACAGGTGAGGAGTACTCTTCCTCTTTCAAGACTTCTTACGACAAGAAATATCACATTAATTTGACATTCAAAACTTCTCAAGAAAATGATGTGCAATTCATCAGAGGGTTCATTTACAAGGACAATAATGAAAGAGTTGTCAGGAGTTACAAAATTGAGCGTGTAATTATCAACGGTCAATCAGAATATGTTGGTATATGTTGGGTATTATAATCTTGTTCCAGCATTTCGTAAGACTTGAAGAGGTAAAAACAAATAAAAAGAAAAAAGAAAAAAGAAAAAATAAAAAGGGTATAAACCTTTTTTATTTTCTATATTTATATTTTATTGAAATGATTCTGCTTCTGTATCTATAAAATAAAATTAGTAATCTAATAAAAAGAGCTTTTGAAAAAAAAATTGATTTACTTTTTTCTTAAAATATAATAATCATTAGCTAATCATAATTATGAACAACATGAATAACAATAACAGCCAATTGAATTTTGAATGCGACAATAGTGATACTCACACTTTCAAAGAGTTATCAAAAAAAGTAACTTTCAATTTGAGTGATTTGACAGAGAGAGAAAGAGAGAAAATGAAAAATAATAAAAGATATAAATATGAAAACGAATCAATTCCTCTTTTGGAGCGCGAAATCATTGACAAAGAAAATCTACATAACCATTTCAAAGAGCTAGCAGATGAAAATGATTATTTGAAAGAACAGCTCAGGTCTATGGTGCAACAATTTATACGTGATCCAGAGACAGGATTCTTCTGCGATGACAGAATATCACGCTGTGCTAGAAAACTTTTGGAAAGATGGGATGAATTTGATGTTGTACCACGAGACCTTTCACGTGTAACGATGACTCGTGGTGATCCGAATAAATACGAAGATCAAGAATATGACGGTTACAGAATATGGTCTGAGGAGTGCTTTGGTGGGACACCTGTTCCAAAGTCATTCAAAAGTCCACTTCCTTATACAGAAGAAACTAAAGAAGAAGAATATCAAGAATATGAATACGAAGATCAGCTAGTTCATTTTGAAAAATGCGAGTCATCTTTGCAGATGTTGCAGATGCAACTGGATAAAGAACGTTGGACATCTGTCAATCTCCAGCACATTATCAATGACCTTGAAGAAGAAAATTCTAAACTGAATAAACAACTACAAGAGGAATTGTCTCTTTCTTGTTCTATATCTCAGCAAAACGAAAAAGCCATTAATGATGTTCGTCGTCTCAAAAATATTGAACAAGAAATGATAAAAAAACTTGAGGATGCAAATGAACACGGATTGCAATTTGCTGAACAGGTTTCCGAATTGCAGAATGAACTTGGAGATACTCAGGAAACACTTGACTTTATATTGGATGCGCTCAAAACTACAGAAGATTTGAAAAGCTTAAAAGAAAGTATAGATACTTTCTTCAGAGAAAAAGAAGAGAGATATTCTTAATTATAAAATTGACAATATTCAAAAAAAATATTTACAAGAATACATTTATGCTTTTATTAAAGCTATTTTAAAATAAAAATATTTGATGAGATTAACACGAAATACACATATAATGTTGTATAAAAGAAAAAACATTATAAAAATATTATAAAAAACATTATAAAAAGTTTTTTTATAACTATTGATGGAGTCAAAACAAAGTAATCAGTTCATACTTTTTAGAAAGGACGATGAAGAAATAACAGATGATATTGAACCTGTAAAAGCCATATCCAGAATAACTTCTAATCAAAAAAATTATTGTATTATTCATAAAGTAATTTTGAATGGTAATATAGATATTTATATTACATATAAGAAAAATAAAGAAGGACAATATGAATTTCTTAGAGGATTTATGTATAAAAATAACTGTGAATTTCAAATAACAAGTTGTCCCATTTATTCATCACTACAAATAGGCTCTTTTGGATATGATAATATAATGATCTGTTATTATAATTCAACTCCTCTATAAAATTATTCGTTTATCCACATTTAAAAAAAAATATTAAAATAATATGTATTGGTATCACGCCTTATTATATATATTATTAATTATTGTTATTATTTGTTTGATTATTTCAGCATATATAAAGGCTAAATTTCAGTTCTGGACAATGCAACCAGTTTTTCACGTGTATGATTTAAAATATTATTTTTTTGGAAAAGGTGTTATTATGAAAGAATTACCACAAAAAAATAAGTATTGTAATTTCAAAAATATAGAAACGCTAACATATGGCAAAAATTTAAGTGACCATAAATTGAGTAAATTCATTCATTTTATTCGAGCGAACTATTTACAAAATAAAGACAATAAATTTATGCCAAAGAAGACGAATATCGCACCATATTTTGAAGGACATAATAATCCTTGTTATTTTTCATTTTACAATGAAGATGAACTTATAATGGACCAAAAAAAAGGCACTCTTATTGAAGATAAAAAAATAAAATCTGTAATGACTGGAAGACCAATAAATGTATCAATAAACAAAACGAACACATCTTGTAAATCCGATGTTTTTAATGCATATTATATTGATTATTTGTGTGTTGACAAAAATAGTAGGAAAAGTGGTATTGCACCTCAAGTAATACAGACACACGAATATAATGCTCGCCATTTGAATAAGAAGATACAAGTATGCATATTTAAACGTGAAGGTGAATTAACTGGAATAGTGCCTTTATGTGTATATAACACTTATGGATTTCCAATGAATGGATGGATACAACCAACTGATTTGCCAGCGAATTATAGTTTAGTAGAATGTGGTCCAAACAATTTACATCATTTATTGGACTTTATTAAGAGAGAAACAAATTCTAATACATTTGATATTAGTATGATAACAGAAACTGCAAACTTATTGCAGTTAATCAAAACATCAAATATATATATTCATTTAATTATTGAACACGACGAAGTCCAATGTGCATATTTTTACAGAAAAACCAATACGTATATTGAAGAAGGAGTTGAAGCATTATGTTGCTTTGCAACTATAAAGGCTTCTAATTTAGATGATGAAATATTTGTTCACGGATATAAAGTCGCATTGTGGAAAATATGTTCTGCATCAAAAACGCTAAGATATGCGGTTGTTGAAGATATAAGCCATAACAATTCAATAATAGAAAACTTAAAAAAACGCACTACTCCATCAGTTATTTGTCCGTGCGCTTACTTCTTCTACAATTATGCATATTCAACATTTCATTGTTCTAAAGTTTTGATTATTAATTGATTTCCTGGTTCCTATTTATTACGTGTTCTTGTATTTTTATTATTTCTTTTTTTATGTTTTTTTGTTCTTCTTTTCTTGAGACCTCTAGCATTTGCATATTTTCCTTCAACAAGATAAATTTTGGCATTTTCTTTTTCAGGAAAATAATCACTAATTACTCCGTATGTTTTGATATTTGTTATTGGAGAATCAGATGTTGTTTTTCTGCGAGATGTATATTTTTTTTTATTTAAAAGTAGTGGTTCATAGTCAGTTGATTTAATATCTTTTTTCCAACTAAAAAACTTTGGCCAATATTTTGGTTCAAAAAACAATCTCATATACAATAAAATAATATTAAAATAAGATTTGTAATATTATTTTTAATTATTTTTGCGATTTTTGTGAGTTTTATTTATTTTAATTTTTTTCATTTTTGTTTTTATTTTTTTTATTATGCTCTTTAATTTATTTATGTTTTTCTTTGTTACATTTTTGTTATTTTTTTTATTTAATTTTAACCCACTTGCACTAGAAGAATCTTCAATTAAATAATCAAAATCATTTTTAACTTGTTCAAACAAATTCTCAATTTCTTTATATTGTACATCTGTTTCAACTTCTTTTAATTTTTCTTGTAAATCTTTTAAAATATTTGGCAATTCATTGAGTTGTTCTTCAAGTAAAATAGACTGCAGAATTTGAACATCGTGTGTATCTTCTGATTTTTTTGAAGATTTTATATTTTTATTGTATCTATCTAGTTTTATTTCATAATTAATAATTTCGCGTCTTAATTTTTTAATTTTTTCATTTAATTCATTTTGTTTATCTCTTTTTTCCTTATTTTCTTTAGTATCATACTTTTTATAATCATTACTAATTTCTTCTATTAGTTTATTTTGAATGTTTTCAAAACTTGTTTTGCGAGAAGATGGTTCTGAACTTTGTTTTGAAGCACCAAGTCCCATTTATATATTAACTAACGAGTATATTTTCCTACACGCGCAAAAGAATCAACAATAAAAATGATAAAAATTCCTAAAAAGGAATAAAGAATAACCTCTTCTGTTACATTTCCAGTTTTTTCATCTTGTTGGTCCTCTAATAACTTTATAACATAGTTCATTTTTTCTATCAACAAATCATTTTTATCGCCTGAACCAGAGCCATACATCATAGAAGGTGCATATCCTCCTGTCATTATAGAAGAGCCAGAATAAGGCATAGAATTCGCGGTATTTTTGTTATACATTTCGCCATAATTTGGCATAAAACGTTGATAATCTTGAGAAGCAGTTCCACTTCCTAATTCTCCTGAATAATGTTGATTTCCACTTTCATAGTCATTTAGAAATTGTGGTTTTGTATTTTGAGAAGGTTTACCAGCAAACATACCCATAATACCACCATTGCCTTGTTCATTTTCTCTCATTTTAGTTTGTTCAACTCCAGAAGATTGTGGAGGAGGAGGAGGATTAAAATCTGCGAGCGCTTCATCTTCTTCAGGTGGCAAATTATGTATTGTTTGAAGAACAGAATTTACCTTTTCTGAATAATTATTCTCTTTAGGAGAAGAGGAAGACATTGGCATACGTTTTTGAGTTTTATTATTAGCTCGTTTCCTGCCAATTAAAGTATCATCCTTATTTACTATATTTATATCATTATCAAATGGTGCTGCATACATTGCTAAAGACATTCTTAATAAAAATTAAGATAATAATTTGAAAACAATTGCATTAAATAAAATAATATTAACTTTATTTATATATGAATTTTGAAAAAATATTTTTAAGATACAAAAACAAAATTTTTTTGGGGCTTATTGCATTTTTAGTTATTACTTTCTTAGCAATACCAAATAAGGTTCACTTTTTATATAGCACTCATTTGGGAAGAGCTTATTTAATTGCGTTACTTATCATACTTACTAAATATAACAAATATTTGGGGTTAGCTTCGGTATTTATAATTGTAATGATTTATAGTAGCACAGATACAATTACAGAAAATTTTACTGAAGGTGAGGAAAATAAAGAAGATAGTGAAAAGAAGGATAATAGCATAATTGGTGCAATTGGTGCAAAATTTGGATTGAAGAAAGAAGATGATAAAAAGGAATCTTATGAAAATATTCCAACTACACAAGCATCTAAAATTGAAACTGAAAATTCAATTAGGTCTAAATCATCAAAAACATTACCAACTACAAATATGGGTTCCACTAGTTCAAAACAACCATTGGCAAATTGGTCTGGAAAAGAAGGGTATGAAGGTCTAGGTTTTGCACCGGTATAAACTAGTTGAAAATCAAAGAATTTTTAGAAAAAATATATATAATATAATTATATGGCGAAGATTAACAAATCATTTAATTATATAGGTTGTTTTATTTTAATTGCGATTTCAGCAGTTTTAACAGCATTTGTCTACGTTCAATTAGTTCAGGATTTCAATAATCCTGAAAATAAAGAATCATTTATTAATATTAGTATTCCAAAAATAAATTCAATTTATAGACCAATGGTAAGAAATGCAAGACTATCTATAAATAGGACAGTTAACTCAATGACTACAAAAATAGATAATTTCTTGAGAAAAAATAAAATATTAGCATAAATGCGTAAAACCAATAATGTGTGAAAATTTATAATATTATATTAAATTAATATAATGGCAAAGAAATCAAAAACTATTCAACCACCTTCTTCATCACCAAATCCAATGTTCCCACAAGCATCACCTCATACACCAAGTGGTGCAAGTTTTTTTAGTAATCCACTAGGTTTTATACACGATCACGTTCAATATTTGAATAGTAGCAAATATTTTGCAGGAATCGTTATGATACTACTGAATGTTGGTTCTAAATTTATATCTATTCAATTTAGCAAATCAACTGAGGAATATTTAAAATTTTCATTGAGTAAGCAATTACTTGTGTTCTCAATGGCTTGGATGGGTACTCGTGATATTTATGTTGCTTTAGGATTAACTGCAATATTTGTAATTTTGTCAGAACATTTATTCAATGAAGAAAGCAGTTTTTGTGTTGTTCCGCATAAATATCGTGTGCTTCACAAATTAGTTGATGAAAATAATGATGGAGTTATATCTGAATCAGAAGTTAATTCGGCTATAGCTATTCTTGAAAAAGCAAAGAAGGATAAGGAAAAAAAGCATCAGAAGGATACATACGCCAAGTATTTTAATTATGATGTAGTAAATAACAACCCTTAATTTTATTGTTGGTTACAATCACCACCACAACCGGTTGTTTTTGAGAGAACTTGTTCAAGTTCTTCTGAATCAATTTCTGCGTCGGTATCTTCTTCGTTGCCATTACCATTATTATGTAGGTGTTGTTTTCCATCTTCAACACCACCTTCTTCAATATTTCTACTGTGATTTGATTCGCACTTTTCTTCTCTTTCGTATATTTTGTGTTCGTGATTGCTAACTGCTAATAACATATCAGTAAGAGAATTTTTTACGCCGGTTGTATTACCAATATAATCTTTCATATATAATTGGGTTTTCTTTATAATATCTTCCGGAATATCAATATCTGCTTTCAATAAATCCAAATATTTTGTTTTATTGTTTTTTATTATATCATATGCAGATTGTCTCATATCAAGTGGCAATTGAATTTCAGAAATAATAGTGGTGCTAAATGCTATCCATTCTTGTTTTATTCTAATAAATTCCTCTAATTGTTCTTGTATCCTATAAACTTTGATATATCCAGTAAAAATAGTAATTGAAAAACTTAGAGCTGTAAATAAAATATTGAATGCTAATTTGACAGTATCATTATTACTTTGATTTATTTGTGTTGCACTGATTGTTCCAGATAACGTAGATACAATTAATCCAAATATTGTGCTCCTTCTAATAATTCCTCTGTATAACGAAATTGTTCTCTCTAAAGAGTTAATGTTAAATGATGATATTATTATCCATTGATACAATGTTTTAACATTCTTTCTTGTCCATCCAGATTTTTTATTTTCAAGGGAATTATTTGTATTTCCTTTCTCTTTTCCTTCCTCATTTTCTCTTTCTTTTTCTTTTTCTTTTTCTTTTTCTCTTTCTGAATTCAAATAATTTTCATCATTATCCATTTATAATTATATTATTAATACAATAATATTTTTATTCTTCGCAATAAATTACAAATAATATTCTTAATGTATTATAAGTATATGTCTATTCCTAATACATTAACTATTTTTATAAATACAAGAATAAGAAATTATCCAAAAATCAGATATGAACCAAATATGACTGTTCCAAAGATTAAAAGCACTAATGTTTTTTTTGATCCTTTAATAAAATTAAGCAATTCTGTTGCTAGAAGTTTGCCTAATGGTGCGCCAGCTAGTGAACGATTTACACAATTTTTCAACAAAAATGAATTCAGTGGTCTTATTGCTAGAACAATATCTTCTGCTTACATTGGTCAAAAAAAACTTACTTTAATTGAAGCAACGAGAGATGGATATATTGATAATAATATTCGCACAACACTTGACCAATTATTTGAACCTAATAATATTTTTTACATTAAGGATAAACCTTATACTATTTATTCTTATAATTGGACAAAAGGTGATTGGAAGGTAGACACAAAAAGTTTTGAAAAAGAATTTGCTTATATTCCTTATGGTATGAATTATTCTTATTATAGAGAAGGAACTGGAAGGGTAAATAACTCACAGGCAAATAGAGAACTCAAAAAGTTGATGGAACAAGGTGAAGAATTAGTTAATGGACCTGTTGTAGATGCAGGATATTCTAAATTTAAACAAGATGAAAAGGGGAAAATTGTTCCAGACAAACCATCCCCAGAAATTCTAACTCCTAAAGAAAAAAAAGAATTTGAAAAAGAAAAGGAAGAAGTTTTTATTAAAAAAATAGAGAGTTTACCTGTTGGACAACAATCTCTTTTCAGAGATTTAATTAAAATAGATTTGGTTGAAAGTCCAGATAAACCAAATTTTGCTACAAGTCCATTGACTCAATTAGTTTTATTTCAAGACAAGGATTCATTGAAGAGAGAAGTAGAATCCAATTTACAATTATTGGGACCAAGTTATAATCAAATGAATGATGCAAATACAAAATATTTAAAAAAAATGTCAGAATTTGATTTATTACTTGGAAATATTTTATTAGATGTGCCTGAGGAATCAGAAACTCAACAAAACGGTGGAAATATTATGATAGATAAAGGGAATTATGATAAACTCGCAAATGATTTGAAAGACAGAATTACTGCTTATACTTCTAAGAAATCAATAAATAAAAAAACAATAGACGATATATTATTAGATACCAAACTAAAAAATTCGCTCATAACAATTATTCAAAAACTTGTTGATTTAAAGAAAAAAATATTAGATTCTTTCATAAAGTTGATTGAAATATATAACGAATCAATGAAACTATTGAATAAATATTATATTTCAATAATCAATTTTTATAGTGAATTAAAAAAAATAAAATATGCAGAATATGAAGGCAGCGAAGATAAAAAATCCATATTTATTTTATTTCTTTTATTGATTGATTTTGATATAGAAACTTTTACATATTTGTCACAAATTATTGTCACAAATAATGAGTTTTTACAAAGTATGAAATCTAGAATAGAGTTATCAAATAGAAATACAGATAAAACTACATTTGTTGAAAAATTAAAAAGATATTATGAATATAAATATTTATTAAGTATTGAGAAAAACGAACTTGATATATGTATTCAAAAAATAATTCAATTCAAAGAGGCAAATATTATGAGATTATTATCTGTATCATATAACAAAACTGATATTTTTTTGAACGAAAAATTAAAAAAATTTTCACTTAATAGAATAAATTCTACTAGAGATTTAATTAAAGTATATGGTTCAGCAGAAGAAGCTAAATCTTATGTTAAAGAAACACGTGAAAATAAATTAGATTCTATTTTGAATGAAACATCTGATGAATTTAAAATAGCACAAAAAAAATTAGATGTTGCTAACCGTAATTTGGAATTATTAAGAGTTAACGATGACAACACTGCTAGATCGCGTTCTGATATTGATAATGCTATAGAATTGCAAAATCAAGCAATTAGTGAATTTCAAAAATTAAAATCAAAAAATAATTTGGCAAAATCTACCGCGTTAGATTCAAAAAAAAGTGATAAACTTTCAATGTCACAAACTGAATTAAAGGAACTTGTTAAAAAAAATCCATTTATAAAAAAAGATATTATTGAATCCTTAGATGTAATTACATTATATTCAAAAGTTTCATTAATAGCTATGGCGAAAGAAACAGTTTTAATAACATCACAACTTAATCTAATAAATATTTTTTATAGATTTTTGATTGAAACAAAAAATTATTATGTAAATATTTTTTCACAAATTACAGGAACACGTAATTATAGTATTGTTTATTTAGAAACCGATAAATACATAGATTTATTGAAATACATACCAACACCTATATTTTTTGAAAACAAAGAAAACTTTGATTTATTAGTTATCCAAATTAAAAATACTGAGAAATCAATTATAGATATTTTAAATGTTAATAGACCAAGTCTTCAGATGCAATTAGATTTATTGAGTAATGAATACAAAAACAGACTTGACGATTTTATACCAAGTTTTGTTGATTCAAGCGTTTTATTAAATTGTAAATTAATAGTAAATCCAAACAATTATGATTTTGTTCTTGACAGAGAATTAAATACTCCATTAACAAATTTTGAGAAAAAACAGGATTGGTTTACTTCTCAAATAAAGTATAATAATGATGATGATACACAGTATGATTTAAGAGAGTTTTTTTATTTTATTGAAGAAATCATTGATTCAGCAACTCAAGAAGAAAAAAATCAAAATAAAAAAAGAATGAAGACAAACAAATATTTTTTAGAAAACTTCAGTGTTTGTGGTAATTCAGAATCACCAGGAGATAGTATTTTTTCTTCAGTAGCCAATGCTTTTAATGGACAATTATTTTTCAATAAAAAACAGTCCACTAATAAATATTCTATTAGAGATGGACCAATGAAAGGCTATTTCAGTGCTGAAAGTTTAAGAAATGCTGTTTCAGAAGAATTTAATGAAGAAGATATGGAAATTTTTGGGATAAAATTTATTGAAAATTATAAGGATGAACCAGAAACTTCCCCCAATAGAAAAGACTTTAATTTTTTATTTGAAGGAAATGTATTTATTGGAAATGACATTCAATTAATAAAAGAAAAAATGAAAATACCTGTAATAAACGGAGGGGTCTTCTACAATCCTAAAATTATTATACAAAAATTAATGAAAATATTTGAAATTAACATTCTTGTTATAGATGAAAATGTATGTATTAATGAAGATTATAGTATAAAGTTTGATAAAGGTGTTCCAGTAAAATTTGGAGATAGAAAAGGCTTCATTGATCAAGTAAATCCAGATGGAACTGTGAAAATTTTACAAACAAATATGCAATATGTTGATAACATTAATAAGTCAACTATTGATATTGTTTCACCTTTATATTATTCATTTAATTGTAGTTTTAATGAAGATTCAGTAAGAGAAACTGGAAATGAAAGTGGTAATCCAGTAATTTTTCTGATTGGGAAAAATTATTCTCTTATACCAGATTATGAATTATTATACATTGATAAAATGAAAAATGGTATAAACACGGAATCAGACGAAGAATCAGAAGAAGAAAATGGTCGTGTTGTTTTAATAAATAATGAAATTAATACAATTATTCATCAAGTTATTAATGAATTGAATTCTAGATTAAATAACAGAGAAACTATTCAAACTTGTCCTGATAGAGATGTTCAAAGAGACCAACCAATGGTTTTACAAGGAGAAGCATTTATACATTCATACTTACCACCTCAGTTGAAGAATTTTAAAGTAGTAAAAACAGTTGGTGATGGTACATGTGCATTACATTCAATGTTATTGATAATTAGTCCAAACTACAGAAGATTAAATTTTGAACAAGCACCTGATGATATTTGTTATGATGCATCTAGAATTAGAAGTAGAGTTGGTATATTATATAGAGATTATCTTAAAAAACATATGGATGATCTTATTAACCAATATGTTATTGAGGGTTTTTTAACAGAAGAAGGTGATGTAGACCCTGTAACAATATTACAGGATTTCAATAATGATGAATATTTGAGTGTTAATATATTTCAATATTTTGCGAATTATTTTGATGTAAATATTTTAATTTATGATTCAGTACAAAGAAGATTTATCCCTTTTTATTTTCACAATACAAAAAATAACAAAAAATGGTGTATAATATATCAAACACAAAATCACTTTTCTGCTGTATGTGAAAAGGGACCAAAAAATAAATTTTTATTTGATAGAAATGTTTTGTCTCCAATATTAGATACAATTGAATACAATCCTGATGGTATAGAAGAGAATAAATTGATGAAAGAACCTCCTATTGATAGTTTTGTTGAAGAAAATGAAGTAAATAAAGATGATGAAGACGACGAAGAGAATAATGATTTGGTAAAATATGTATTCGTTTCTCCACCAATTGTTTTGGGAGTGTTGAATTCTTTAAATTGTCAACCAGAAAGGTTGATAAATGCTATAGCTAGGTCTAATTCTGATTCTGATCCTGGTTCTAAGAATAGTTCTAACACTTTTGGAGGAGGAAGTTCTGTTCCAAAATCAAGTTATTCTAACGTAAATGCAAGTAATCGCATTTCTGTAGAAAATGATTCTAAACTATCGTATTATGTTATTATTGATTTGGAATTGTATCCTGGAAAAGAAGGAATTCCTCTTTCACAAAAAGCAGTTTTGAGTTGTCAAACAAGATATGAAAAAATAAGACAAGCGTATGCAAATCTTTTTGGTTTACAATATAGACCAAATGAATTTAATTCTTCAATTTATACACCCCCTAAAAAATCAAAGGAAGAAAGCGAAAAAAAATATGAAGGAAAAGAGAGAGATACAGATGATGAAGAAGATAGATATATGAGAAGCAGAAGCAGAAACAGAAGCAGAAGAAGAATGCCATATTATCCAAGAGATTATACAAGAAGATTGGATAGATATCCACCCAGAGATTATGATAGAAGTATAGAAGAATAAATTAAACAGTTATAATTGTCTGTATAAATTCATCTGAAAGAATATTAGGTATACAATCAAAATCTATTATTTTTCTATTAAGTTCAAATTTTTCATATGCATTTTCATTTTTTAGACGTTCTTCAAAGTATGTTTTATTTTCAAAACATTTCAACGCGGTTTTTGGTCCACATTTATATAATACAGAACTTATATTATCACTCAAGTCTCCCATTACAATTTTACAAAAGAGGTCTTTTTCAGCATCACCCAAACTACTTTTTTTTTCACTCAAATTATTTATTGCAAGATCAAATATTTTTACACGAGGTCCAGCCAATTGCAAATAATCTTTATCTGATGTTACAATGTATATTTCTACGTTTGGACATTTTTCTAATAATAATTTTGTGGAAATAGCAATACAATCATCGGCTTCCAATTTTGGATGAGATATTATTTGTGAAACGCCTCCTTTTTTGAATAGCTCTTCTTCGTATGCTATTTTGAATAAAGGTGCTCCATAAAATTTATCTCTTGGTCTTGTTCCTTTATAATTTTCACAAAATTCATTTCTCCATATACTTTCTCTATTACAATCTTTTCCTATAACTATAAATGGTTCATCCAATGCCAATCTATGCGGAATCGCAGCAATATTTTCTGGAAGTGTTTTTCTGAATTTTTCTATAAAATCTGGATGCAATTCTTTAGTTTCTTCGTCAATCAATAATGGAGTATCTTTTTTTGAATTTTTCCACCAATTAATTAGAGAATGATAACGATGAAACAATAAATAGCTTCCGTCAATAAATAACACAACTTGTTGAGCTTCTGAATTAGAATTCATTATTATATCATATAACATACAATAAATACATATAATGTTTTTATTATCAATTTTTTATTGATAATAAAATAAGTTTTACAAAAAACAAAATATTTATTATTCATCAATGTAATTACTATCTAATAGTTCTGTTAAAACATCTAAATGAAAAACTTCGTTCAATACCTCATTTACGACATCCATATAATTATCTTTACATAGAAGCATACTAATTCCGTAAGCCATTGTGATTCCCATTTGAATTTTAATAAATTCTTCGTTTATTTTTATTCCATATTTTTTTAGTTCCTTGTTATCCAGGTAATTATTTAAATTAAATATAAAATCAAAGATCAACGTTTGGAATTCCTTTTTTGATTTTTCTATAATACAACTAACTATATTTTCAATAATATTTATAATATTATTTTTATCTTCAATATGTAATTCATCTATAAATCCTTTGGGTTCTAATAACATATCTATAAGTTTAATTGAAATTTCTCTCGGTTTGCTTATAACAAGTTCAGAAAAAAGGGAAACCAATTTGTGTTTGGATTTTTCATCTATTCTCATTACAATTCCAAAATCAATAATACCAAGTTGGTATTTATGTCCACACAAAATTTCTTGGTCCTTATTATTTTTTATAAATAAAATATTTCCTGAATGAAGGTCTCCATGGAACATCCCATGACAGGACATATTAACGCATCCATATTTAACAACCAACTTTGCAAAATCATAATAATCTTCTGGGTCAATATCTGAAATATGTTTTCCTTCTATGAATTCCATCAATATTGAATTCGGATACAATCTTGTTACTTCTTCATAAATATAAGGAATTTTAATATAAGTGTTATTTTTACAAACCTCCTTCATCTCAATTGTATTATTAATTTCCATATTGAAATCCAATTGTTCTTTTAAAATAACAATATTTTTATTGAATAACAATGGGACTTCTAGTGTATTAAATATCGGAAAGAATGACAACACCCATACAAGAAATTTTATTCTTTCTATTGCATCATCTAATGTTTGGTCAATATTCCTTCTTTTCATTTTTAAAATCAAAAAATCATCACTATTTTTTTTCTTCAATTTGAAAACAATAGATATCATTCCAGATTTAATTGAACTGTAGCCAACATTATCTTCCAAATCATACTTTTCTATTATTTTATCAAAAGTTCTCCAGTCAATATCATTAATGTGATAAGGAACCGAATCACTGTATTTTATTATTTCTTGATTGATTGAGTCATCTATTATATTATTATTCAATGCAAACGCTTGAAACATTTTGACATACAAAATATTTTTTTTCGCAAGTTGTGAGGTTATTCTGTAAATACTATTTTTATAATTTTTATAAATCATATAATGCATTAATTCATATAATGTGAAAAAAAATATATCACCAATAAAGAATAATGATTTTATTGTAGTCGTAAGATTGCAGAACATTTATGTTATACTATTTAATTGTTTCTATAAATTGTTTTGTTCTTAAAAACATTTTTGAAAATAATATTAATGAGAATTTTTCTACAAAGTCTGGAATAATAAATGAATCTGAAAACAATACATTATTACTAAATACAACATTATGTTGGTCTGATATATCACAATTAACAATCATTCTATCCATAGGTAAAAGGGATACATCATTTGGAAAATTTTTTATGTTCGGTAATTTATCATAAATAGTATTAAGATTGAAAATAATAAAATTGTCAATTTCAGAAATCTTGGTGTTCAAATACGAGTATCTTTTAGGCAATGACAATTCTTTAAAATAGTGTTTTACTAATATGTACACATTCGCTTCATTTTCATTAACAAATTCAATATTAAAATCTTCAAAAACGTCCTTGTTAACTTCACAAATTAATTTAATTATACTAAAATTCAAAATTTTTGGTAAATAAATATTATGATTTTCAATTCTATATAGAATAGAATAATCGTTTCTTTTATTTTTAATTATTTGCAAATTTTTTTTATTAACTATAATATTTGGGTTTTCTTTAATATCGGTTAATGATTCTGATTGCATAGTATTATCTTAATTTAATAAACATAATTAAATTAAAATAATAACGACTCTTATAATAAAAATTTATAATAAAATATTTATTATAAAATATTTATTATAAAATAATATAATATAAAATGCCTTATTCAATTACAAATTATACATATAAACAAGCTAAAAAACTTGGAGTTATAGTAAAACACTCAACAAACAAAACAAAAAAAATAGATGTATACAAAAAAAACAAGAAGATTGCTAGTGTTGGTGCGTATGGTATGAATGACTATCCTACTTATATGAAATTAAAAGGGAAAAAGTTTGCAAAGACCAGAAGAAGGTTATACAAAATGCGTCACGAAAAAGATCGCCATCAAAAATGGTCTAATGGATGGTTAGCTGATAAATTATTGTGGTAATTTACTGGTTACTGGTTATTGTAATTATAACATAATTGTATTATGGCATAATTTATTCATTTAGAACAATGTTATTAAATATCTAAACTCAATGTATTTTTATCAGACTTCTGTCTTCTTTTGCTTTTCTTTGGCATATTTCCATCTGATTGTAATTCTTTTAAATCACTAATGCTAATTGTGCTGCTATTATTATCATAGTTTATTGGGTTTGAGTTTGATTTTGATATTTGTTGAGCGTCTGATTCTTGGATATTTATCGTCCTTGTTTTAAGACCAGAAAGAATGTCAGTAATATCACTAGGTCCTTTCATTTCAGCACGAGATGTTCGTCTAGTTCTTTCGCTTTCATTTGTACTTCCATAAGATTCGCTAATATTTATTCCATCATTCATATTACTTGAAAAATTACTCTGACGATTTGTGCCAAAGTTATTATTTCCACCACGGCTTACAGAAGGAGGAACCGAATTAGGACCTTGAGTTGCTAATGGAGGAGGAGGTCCACGACCATCATCAGGATTCATAATTCCATTCATAAACCCAGAGAATCCTGGACTAGTTTGTCCCATACTGTTGACTGCAGCAGATTGAAACTGGCGCATTAAATCTGGATTCTGACGTAATATATCATCCATTCCAGGCATAGATGATTTGAACATTGTGTTTGTCATATGAACCATCATTGCACTTCCACCAAGTTGAAATAACAACTTCAATTCTGGTGCCATAGAAGCCTTACCCTTGTATTTTTCATATAATTCAGAAAATACATCATCATAATCATTTAAATTTTCGTTAATTTGTTCACTCCATCCATCTAGCTTAATATCAAATGGGTCAAATCTACCATTCAAAAATTCAATTCCATTAATACAAGCCATCAACATATTGCCTTGAAATTTAACTGAATTTTGCTTTGCTTTCTCCTCCATAATCATCTCATATTCCCCTTGCATTTCAAGAAGAGATGACTCCATTGTGTATTTTTTTGTTAAATTGACACCTTTACTTTCAAGAGCCTCTAATTTTCTTAAATACTTGAATTTCTCTTTTAACATTTCTTCTTTTGACATTTGAGGCTCTTTATTAACTGGTTTATCTGGATTCAAAGGCACATTGTTGAATTTCTGAAATCCATCCCAAGTTTTACTCTCTCCGCTAGTTTGTGCAGTAGATTGTCCTAAATTAGATGAACTGCTATCTTCAAATCTAACAGAAGGTTTTTCATCAAAAGAATTTGTCTTACCAAATAAATCTGATTTATTTGTATGAATATTTCTTGATTCAGAAAATGATTCTGGTTCTGAAACTAAATTATTCAATTCATTTTCTAAATTATTAAGATCCTCAACATCAATATCACTTGATGGCTTTGATTCCTTTTTTTTATCATTCATTAATAGTTCTAAACCACCTCCAAAAGTGGAAGAATTAATATTAGTAGAATTTGACCAACTATCATCTAACTCTTCAATTGCCGAGATTTCAATCATTTCAGGTTCCATTATTATGAATTAATAAGAACATATAATTTTAAGTAATACGAATTATAATATATTATTTTCTGTTTTCAAATTTTTCTTATTTTTCTATTTTTTCTATTTTTTCTTTTATAAACCATATTCCTTGCAAAAAAGAATCTGCTAAATCATCCTTCTTTGAATGATTGTTGAAAACATCTGTCCATTCAGGAATGAAATCATTTTGAATGATTTCTAAACATTTTTTTATACCTAGTTTTTTTCTCTCTGTATATGTTGATTTTGAATCCTTTTTCTCTTCTTTTAGTTTATTAGATGCACTCACAAATTCTATTTCAATGTTCGGATTTCTCATAATGAAATATTGTGCAATCATTCCCTGAATTGTTTTCATACGATTAGCAATTGGGCTTATTTGATTTTCTATTGCAACAATATTGATAGTAGTAACATGTTCTTCTAAAATTGAATCCAATTTTGATTGAATATTTTTCCCAATAGTTACTAAATTCAGCTTAGAAGCATTTGTATTACCAACTACTTCAAAACAACTATTTTGTACATATTCGTTCAATAAAAATACTAAATCCTGTTTCTTTATAGGTTTTTCGTATTTAATATTATATTTATCTGCCATTTCATATAAAGCTTGAATTTTTTGTTTATTGATAAATGCTGGTTTTAAATCAGAAGTTGGAATTTTAAACTGTTGTTTTTTTGAATGTTTTAAACAAAAATATTTTCCATCTTTTGTAAACTTTGCAGATTTATTGCAAATTTTAAATTTATCAACTTCACAACATTTTGCTTCATCATTTTTTTGTGTTAAATCAACTACATCCCATTTTAATATTCCCCATCTCATATCAGTATCATTATTTGCAGATTTACATAAAAGACATAATGCTAAATTTTTTATTCCAACATCAATACTCAAAACCTTCATTTATTATTATGAACGATTATTTTTATACCGTAATTATATTTGTAATTGTATTATTGCTTTCTCTCTTTATTTTTTTGCATAATTAAAAAAACCCCTAGAACAGCTAAGAATATTCCGGAAACTTGTATCCAATTATAATCCTCTCCAAAAACAAAAATACCTACTAATATTAAAACTATAACTGAACCAAAACGTAGTAATATTGTGTTTATTAATGGTGTATTATGTTTTTTATCTAGTTCATATATAAAAAGAGAAGTGAGAACCGTAAATATAGAAATTAATGATATGCATAAAACTTGAGAATATGAAAGTTTCTTGTAGTCATTAATTATTTCATTCAACGTTTCATGTTGTTTTCCTAATAGAATTTTTATAACAAATATAATGAAAATAATAAAAAAAACAATACAAGAGTTCAATAATAAAAACTCATCACTTGTTAATGTTCCCAATACGTGTTTTCTAAAATAAGGTGTAACAGACTTCAATAAAGTAGTTCCAACTAAAAAATGCAACATATCTTATATAATATGATATGATATAAGATATAATTTAAATAAGTTATCTAATCTATTTGTATTGATTTGGAATTTTGATAGTTGGTGAAATTAATCTAGCATTTAATTGTTCTCTAGTTAAATATAATCTTTTAAGGTCACTATCATTGTAACCATATCCTGGTTTTGAAGTATCATATGTAGAAGAAAAATTATATGGGACATTATTGGACGGAGTTTTATTTGTTTGTGTATGACAAGGAAGACCTAAAACATAACAAGCTTCCATGTTATTGTATTTCATAATTTTTAATGCTTCATTAGTCAAATATTGACGATAATCCCAACTGGATTTAATGTCTTCTTTTTTTTGTATACGTTCGTTAATGACTGCTTCAGGTTGCCAATTAGAATAAGTCCTTCCGTCCGCCATAATTGGTGGAAAATCAAAATGAATATTATTAGATCCTGAATAACACGTTCCCCAGTTTGCCATTATATATATGAGTTTAGAGAAAAAAATATATTTGTATTTAACACCGTAATTAACCTTCAAGAAGTTTGATCAAGTCATTTTTCTTTAATTTTGTTGGGTCATCGGATAAACCCTTTTCAGAAACAATGTTTCTTAATTGAGTTATTGAAAACTTTTTGTAATCAACTGTGTTTAAATCAATAGATAATACTTTTTCATCTCTATTAATTAAAGAAGAATTCAATGCATTTATATCTATATCTGTGTTGCTATCCAATTCTACTAAATTAATAGTTTCATTAGAAACAGAAACTAATTCTTCGGAATCGCTATCAGAAGAATCATCATCAGCATTATCATAAATCTCATTCAAATTTGAAATTTCAACTTCATCGTTTGATAAAGAACTAAAAATATTAATTAGTTTGACATTTTCAGAACTATCTTTTACTTCAGATATATCTAGTAGTTCATCATCCTGTTCTGCTTCTGCTTCTGTTTCTTCATCATCATCTTCGTCATCTTCGTCATCTTCGTCATCATCCGATTCATCAGAATCATCATCTTCGCCATCAGAAACTAATAACAATTCTTCGGATTTGGAAGCAGAAGCAAATTCAGAAGCAGAACCTCCTTCCTTATTATTTAACTCAATATTAGGATTTGCCGCAGTTTTAGCTCTTAGATAATTCATTTCTTCTGCCATTGTTGTAACTAATCCAATTATTGAATTAATTTTATGATTTTGCTCTTGAAGTCTTTGGGTAAAAAACATTCCAACAATACCAACAAGTAATAATGTGATTCCTAAAGAAATCAAAAAAGGGATACTTAAATATTCGGTCAATGACATATTATTACAAAAAGTAGATATTAATTTATTTATATGTTAAACGAATTATCTATTATAAATCAAAATTTTTAGTATTTTCCAATATTTCTTTTGGGTAATTCATATCACTTAATACTTTGATTCCTCCACGAATGTTTGATATTCCCTTTTCAAGTTTATACAAATACGTAAAATCACTTGTTGTATCATCTTTTTTTGTTTTCATATGATAATTTTCTACGTTTTTATTTTTATCTAAATAATTGCATAGTTTAATAAAATGTGTTGTTAAAATACACGTAACATTTGTGTTTTTAATCAAATATTCCATAAATGCATTTGCACTCATAACAGCTTCGTCAGGATTAGTTCCTGAATAAAGTTCATCAAATGCACAAAAATGTGTTTCTTTTTTATTTTCATCTATAATATCTATTATTTCTTTACACCTTCTTGCCTCCGCTTGAAATAAACTATCTCTTCCAGATGTATCCGGAATATTTAAATAACAATGAATATATTTATATGGTATTAAATATGCACTTTCATAAAATCCACAACCCATTTGTTGACTTATAAAAACATTTATCAATGCGGATTTTAAATTTGTCGTTTTTCCTGAGGCGTTTGGTCCAGTAATAATCATATTCTTTTTAAATTTATATGTATTTTTAACTGGATTATTATTGATTAGTGCAGGATAATATGCGTTTTTGAAATAATTTTTGTTTAATTTTTTATTTTCTTTATTTTTACTGGAAAATTTCACCAAATTAATTTTCTTATCATTAATATTCTCTATTATACCAGTAATATTATCAATATATCCATTAAAACCCAACGAATACATAATTGCATTATTATAATTTTCATCACAATATAACTCATAAAAATATTTTTGCACATTTCCAAGTTGACCTATTTTTGAAAAAGAGAATTCCCAAGGTGTAATTTTATCCAATTTTTTTTCTATTTCCTCAATGACTTTAATATTGTTTCTTACGTTTTCATTGAATTCGTTATAGCTTTTGAGAGAAGATGAATAATTCAAATAATTTTTCATTGAAGCCAATGAATGTTTTATGTAAACCTTTAGATCATTTATTTGTGAATGTATTTTATGCATATTATTATGAAAACGCATACAAGATAATATATTTTGATAAATTGTAAAAAGATAAAATGCTGCAGATAAAATTAAATATATCTTTTGGTCCATTTTTACACTATTAAACTGGGTAAATAATCTTCCTAATGGTTGAGTTGATATTATTTTCTTTAATATTTCAATATATTCACTCCAATTCGTTTTCATCCCTTTTACTTTTAATACAAAAAAAGGAATAATAAGTATTATAATTGGAGTTAATAATGAAAGTATCGGAGATGATAAGTCATATATAGACATAATTTGTAAAAATGACTCATTTTTATTTAAAAATTCCCACATTGGCCATTCAATATAACGATACCTTTCTTTGAAACCATTATCATTTTTAATATCATTCCAAATTCCGACAATATTATTATAATCTGGTGCAAAAATTTCACCGTCAATATTTTTATAATTCTTCAATAAATTTTGAGTATCCTTTAAATGTTCAGTATCAGTTGTATAATTATTTGCAAATTGTTGAAGCACTTTTTTACCAAGTATGTTCTTAGGTTGAAACGCATATTCTAGCATTGGAATACTATCGTTATCAATTGTCTTAATTAATTCTAAATCATCTTTTATTTCATTTTTTAAATCCATTTTATTTGCATTATAATAAATAGGTAATTTAAAATGTTCGTTTAAAAATTCTATTTTTGATATTGAAGTTGTCTTTGAATTCAATTTTGACATATATCAAAAATAGAATAATAATATTAAAATATTACGAATTATCTTACTAAGGAATTAAATGAATTTGGCATTTCAGTAATTTGTGTTGAATAATGTTGTTCAATTTCTTTTAGTTTACTTATATCACGTTTTGTAATCATATTTATTCCAACACCTTTGCGTCCCCAACGTCCACTACGACCAATTCTGTGTAAATAATTATGAACACATTTAGGAATGTCAAAATTAATAACTACACTAACTTGTTGAATATCAATTCCTCTTGAAGTTACATTTGAGGATATTAAAACGCGAAACTTGCCAGTCTTAAAATCGGAAAAAGCTTGGTCTCTATCCTTTTTTTCCATATTGCTATGTATTCTACAAACAGGAAACCCATCTTCGGACATAGCATCATACAAGTCTGATACGCGTTTTACACTATTACAATAAATAATACATTGTGATACAGAGATTTGTGCATACAAATCTTTAAGTGTATCATATTTTTGAATATCATCCTCTACCGCCACATAATATTGACTAATTCCTTCCAAAGTCAACTGTTCGGCTTTCACAAAAATCTTTACTGGATTTCTCATAAATTTACTTGTAATTGCTTGAATGTAATCTGGTAATGTTGCACTAAAAAGTGCAACTTGAATATCATTCTTTAAATTCTGCAACACATTATAAACTTGCTCCTTGAATCCAGTAGATAACATTTCATCTGCTTCATCTAAAATAATTAACTTTATGTTTTTAGAAACGATGTGATTTCTCCTCATCATATCATATACTCTACCTGGACAACCTGTAATAATATGTGGAATATTATTTTTTAATTTATTAGCGTCTTCATCAATGGATGACCCACCAACAAGAACCTGGATTTTCAAACCATCCATTGAAGAACCGACGTCATTCATAACTCTTGCAGTTTGGATACTCAATTCTCTTGTTGGAGATAATACAAGAACTTGAGTTGTTTTTTCTTCTACTTTAACGTGTGATAATGCGCCAATGGTAAAAGTTGCAGTTTTACCAGTGCCTGATTGTGCTTGTGCGATAATATCATTACCTTCCATTAAAGGTTTTATCGCTTTTCTTTGAATCGGACTAGGTTTTTCAAAACCACAAGAATAAATTCCTCTTAATAATTCGCTTGATATATCCAATTCATCCCAAGAATTAATATCATTTGAAGAGCAGTAGTTTGTTTCCTCTTCATCATTGAATTGCTTGTTTTCGGTATCTCTTTCAGTTGACATATTATAATATATAATATAATTTATGTTTAAGTGTATTTATGGTATAAATATTATTTTAAGATTATTTAAAAAAATTGATATAAATGCAAATCATCTAATTATATATATTCAAAATGGCAAAAGTATCCAAATATAATATTCAAGATTTTACCAATATTACTTTTAATGGTTTTGATATTACTTTACCAGAAAGTACACTAGCAATAATTTCCGAATTATCTCTTCACGTGGGTTCTCCTACATATATAAGAACCCCAATATTTGCAAAGAGGGATAACATATATAAAGGAACATTGTCTGCTTCTGGTTCTGCTTCTGTGTCTAGTTATGAATCTGCTTCTGGTTCTGGTTCTGGTTCTTCTGGATATCAACAAGAATTGTTTAAGAAAAGAAAAGGACGTCGCGGAGGTGCAGTTGAAATCATAAATGACGAAGATTGGGAAACAATACGAACTTTTCAAACTACAAAAATTGAGCAAAAGGTTGGAATTGATGCTCAAATAGATTTAATCCGTTCTTCATTGAATAAGATGAGCGATAATAACTATAATGATCAGTGTAACAACATATTTAGTATTCTAGATTCAATTCTTAATGAATCTTCTTCACAAGATGAAATGTTAAGGGTTGGTAATGCTATTTTTGAAATAGCATCAAATAATCGGTTTTATTCAAAATTATATGCTGATTTGTTCTCAAAATTGATTGAAAAATATGAGATTATGAGAACAATATTTGAGAAAAACTTGAGCACATTCTTGGAACTATTTAACTGCATTGAATCTGGTAATCCAGATGAGGACTATAATTTGTTCTGTAAAATAAATAAGGACAATGAACGCAGAAAATCGTTAAGTGCGTTCTTTGTTAACTTGATGTCTAATAAAATTATTGGTGAAGAACAAATTCTTGATTTAATAAAACAATTGATTAAACAGGTTTATGAATTTGTTAGATTAGACAATAAAAAGAATGAGGTTGATGAGATTGTAGAAAATTTATCTATTCTTTACAATAAAAAACTAGTTGAAGAATGTGAGGACAGAATTTATGATAACAAATTGATAGAACTTATTCAAATGTTTGCTTCTTGTAAACCCAAGGCTTTCCCAAGTTTAACTAGCAAAACCATATTTAAGTTTATGGATATTCTTGAAATATAATATATTATATTAATTAAAAATTTAAACGTAACTTATAAATATATAAATAGTAAATGACTTCAGAAAACCCAAATAAAGAATCAATTAATATCACTTGTTCAGAAAATGATGACGGTGAAACAGAACCCACATACAATATAAATGTTGATATTGTGAATTTTTTACAGGAATTTGAAAAAATATCTAAAAAAAAAACGAGCAACAATGTAATGGACCATTCAGAACTTTATGCAGAAATATCTAACTATGACATTAATTTTAGTATTAAACAATTAACGATGATATGCGAATATTATGGAATTCGTAATTTGATTAAAGGAAAGAAAAAAACTGATGTTATTGAAAATATTATGATTTATGAAAACAATCCTGACAATATTATAATGGTTTTGAAGAGAAAGCAATTATGGTATTATATGGATGAGATAAAATCTGATAAATTTCTAAAAAAATACATAATAAATTGGTAATTGGATATCAATAAAAAATTTTATTATTTATTACTATATATTTTGAAAATACATTTTATATTTTATGTAAATTATAATATAAAATATTTCCATAAATTATATTATGGTTTTATCTAAAATAGATAATAGTATTAGTTATTTTGAAACTAAAAAAGTGAACCCAGATGATTTAAAAAAAGAATTTAATTTATATGAAATTAATGTAAAGGGTGTAAATATTGTTATTGCTGTTGGAAATCCAAGGAAGGATTTTGAAGATAAAAATGTTACATTTTTTCCTATTTATTTAGTTAAATCTAATAATAAAGTTATGCAAATTGGAGTTTATGAAATTAAATCTTCTAACTTGATGAACTACATAGACGATGAAGGGAATATTGAAGTTGAAAAAATGGATAACCCAATTATTTATGTATTTGTAACAAAATCAATGTTAGAAAACTTACGACTTGTGCCTGATTCAGACGTTATCCAAGATGAAGGAAGTGAAGAAGGTGAGATTTTTGAAGAGAGAGAAGAAGGCGAAGACGAAAAAGAAGGCAAATTTGAAGTTGAACAAGTTGAGGCATCTATTCCACAAGTAAGAAAAGATATTTTTCAAATAATAAAGGGTGTTCCAATACCTGCATTGTTACCAGAAGAAAGTAAACATAAATCAGAAAAAATAAAGGCTTCTTATAAAAAGTCTAGTGGTGAAAATTGGGTTGAAACATTTATGCGCAACCCAAATTATTACATTATTGATAATGAAGGTTCTGGTGATTGTTTTTTTGCAACAATTAGAGACGCCTTCTCTCAAATTGGACAAAGAACTAGTGTTGATAGACTAAGAGATAAGCTTTCAAGAGAAGTTACTCAAGATGTATTTAATGGTTATAAAGAAATTTATGATAATGCAAAAATGTCAATAATTAGAGATACTGAAACAATAACAAAATTAGAAGCAGAATATGAAAAATATAAAAAACTTTATAATGATACATTAGACAGAAATGAAAAAAAACAATATGTAGAGATTTCAAAAAAGATTAAACTAGACCGTGACAGAGTAATTAACGAAAAAAGAATTAGTTATCAATTATCACAAGAATATAAGTTTATGAAAAATATTGAAACAATTCAACAATTCAAGGACAAAATTAGAACATGCGAATTTTGGGCAGAAACTTGGGCTGTATCTACACTTGAACGTGTTCTTAATATCAAATTTATATTACTTTCAAGCGAATCTTACAAAGAAGGAGATTTAAAAAATGTATTGAATTGTGGACAAGCAAATGATTCAATTTTACAATCTATTGGTGAGTTTAGACCAGAATATTATATAATGCTTGACTATACCGGAAACCATTATAAACTCATTGGATACAAAAAGAAACAAATATTTAAATTCAGTGAAATTCCATATGACATAAAATCTATGATTGCAAATAAATGTATGGAAGGAGATTCAGGAACCTTCTCTCTTATCCCTGATTTTATAATGTTCAAAGATACTGAAAAATCAGAAAAGATAGTCGTGCCAAGGTTTGACGAATTATCTGATGCCAAAATTCGCGGTCTTTATGAAGATGATGTTGTTTTTGTATTTTACAATAAATCAGCTAATAAAAAACTTCCTGGAAAAGGTTCTAATGAAAAAATACAACCTGAAATGGTTAAAGAATTCTCTCAACTAGCGGCTATACCAGATTGGCGCAGAAAATTGGATAATATGTGGATACAACCATTCATAGTAGATGGACGTCGTTGGAATAGTGTAGAACATTATTATCAAGCTGCAAAATTCAAAGGTTCTCCGGAATTTTATTTGTCATTTAGTGATGAATCTGGAACAGACTTGAGTAAAAATCCTGAATTAGCGAAAGCAGCTAGTAGCACAACTGGAAAATATAAAGGAGAACTTATTCGTCCAAAAGGAATTCACAAGGATGCTGATTATAAAAAAAATAATAAACGAAATATGAATGATGCTATTTATGCAAAATTCAATCAAAATGATGATTTAAAAGAATTACTCAAAGAAACTAAAAAAGCCAAATTGATGTATCATTACAAAAGCGGAAAAGAGCCTGTATTGGCTGAACCTTTAATTATTGTTCGTGATAAATTGAAAAATAAATAATTAAAATCTCCTGTTATCAGATATTATATTTTTTATATTTTCAATTTGTTTTATTGCATTTCCGTGAAGTTCAATCGCTTCTTTCTTTGAGAAATTATGAATAAATAAATCATCATTAAAATATTGTAAAACTCGTTTTATAAAAAATTTATGGGAATTTTCATATGCTTGATTAAATGTTGAATTATTTTTTGCCATATCATAAATAAGTGCACGATTGAAATCATAACTACATAACAGGTCTGCTTCTCTCACAATATGATATGCTGTTTGATATTTTCCTAATTTCGGATATCCGACTTTTTTAACCTTTGAATACGACATTGTTGTAACTATATTTATTGTTGCAGTTATCTCTTCATTTGTCATATTAGTTTCACTTTCTAAAAAGTGTTTTATTTTTGATGAACCTGATTTTTCATCAGTGTATTTATAATCACACATATCGTGTAATGTAGATGCAGCATAAATTATTTCTTTGTCGTGAATCAGTCTTGGTGTATTTATTAATTCACTATTGTATATTTTTTTAGCATATTGCAATGTGTTCATGCTATGCATAATTCCATGTGATTCATCTATTCCCAAATTCTTGCTTGTTAATAAAACATAATTAAACAATTTAGAAATGAATAGCCTCATTTATTTATATAAAGATTTATATAACGATTTATTTAACTTATTTGAATTTATATTGTATTATTATATATTAAAATGAAGGATAATGAAGCTGAAAATGCAAAACAGAATGATTATATATTTGATAAAAATACAATAACTTTGACAAAATCTGATTTTGAAAGGCTCAATAAAGAAGAAGGTTCTGATAAAAAGGACGGAGAGAAAAGTAAAGAAGGGGGTGAGAGTAAACAAGGGAGTGAGAGTAAACAAGGGAGTGAGAGTAAACAAGGAGATGAAGGAGGGCTTAAAAAATCATTAACACTTATGGATCTTATATTATTTGGATTGGGAAATGTCACTGGTGCTGGTATATTTGTAATTTTAACAAAAACTATGCTGTACGGTGGTAAATTTACATTACCTATATTTGTAGTTGTTACACTGATATCTATTATTATGGGGTTGTGTTATTTAGAAATTTATATTCGTTATAAATCTCCTATTACAGAATATTTTGCAATCAAGGATACTTTTGGAGATTTGTATGCCCAAATCTTAGTTTATGTTATTTATTTATTTACTAATTTTTCTTGTATAACTATATTAATTTCTTTATCAAAATACATTGGAACACTATCTTATTTTTCTTTTTTAAATAATTATTTTTGTCAAGTTGGTTTAAGTATTTCGGTAATATTATTGATGTCTTATATAAATTATTCTGGTATAGAAGCATCTAAAATGGTTGGTAATACAATTTCAATTGCTTTATTAATTTTTTTATCTGGTATTATACTATCAAGTTTGAGATTTTTTGATTTAAAAAAAATTACAGCAGGAACTAATGTTAAATGGGATTCAATTGTTTTATCCACGATTATTGCATTTTTCTTATTTAATGGTTATGATTCTATTGTTAAAGTAAGTGGAGAAGTTATTGATGAATCAAATACTTCTACTGGTTTATATGCTACACTAGGGTTAACTTCTATTTTGTATATTTTAATTATTATATCTTCTTTGTGTGTTCTAGGTTTCAATAAAAGTGTTTACACTTTCTCTCCCTTGACAAAAATATATGAGATATTATATGGTCCAACAGTTGGATTTATGGCTTTTATATTTGGTTTTATTAATATGTTTAATACAGGATTTTTGTCTTCTTTAACAGCAACACGATTTATTTATGGATGTGGAAAAGAAAAAACAATCTCTTTTCCTGATTTTTGGTCAAAATTAAATGAAAATAAAGCTCCAATAAATGCAATTATTGTATCATTAATAATATCTGTTATTTTTGCGTTATTTAATAATGAAGTGGTGCTATCTGTATTTGCAAATTTTTCATTATTTATTATTCTTATTTCTATATGTTTATGTGTTATTTCTATTCGTTGGAAAGAGAGAAATGATATAGAAAAACAAAAGTCAAATAATTATATTATGGGAAATATAAACAATATTCCTATAATTATTATTATTGAAATTATTGTTTTGTTATATTTATTTTACAATGTTTTGAAAAATAGGTTTTACTTAAATAAATAAAAAATTATTTTTGAATATATTTATTTTCAAAAATAATTCAACTCAAAAAAAGGCACTCTGAATTCTTCAACTTCAACTTAGAAAAAAGAACTAATTTTACTTTCCATCTCTCCATTTCTTCAGTCAAAAATGTCTAATTTTTCATTCCCAAAAGTGATTCGACTTTTCAAAAATGGACAAAAAAAATGTCCAAATTCGAAAAGTCAAAATACTTTCTGAACTTTTTTTCTGCACTTTTTCATTTTAGATCATAATGCTCTAATTTCAAAAATTATGTTTTAAAAATTGTGAGCATATTTTTTTTTAGTATTTTCAAAAACGATTTAGGGATTTTTTCTAATGGAAGTAAAATGGAAGTATTGGAAGTATTTTCTGCCGCCAAAAAGCGCACTTTTTACTCGTGTAATTTGTGTGATGTAAAATGCAGCAAAAAAAGTGACTATGATAGACATATGATAACTGCAAAACACAAAAAAAGGGCAAATGGAAGTATTTTGGAAGTATTGGAAGGCGCCGGTGGCGCATTTTTGGCAGATTCCGCCAAAAACACTTTTGTTTGTAAATGCCAAAAAAAATATAATACTCACTCTGGATTATGGAAGCATAAACAAAAATGCAATACAGAAAATCCTATATCCGATGAATGTATCATAAAAAAATCAGAAACCCCTATTTTAGATAATAATTTAGTTATTGAATTGCTTAAACAAAATCAAGAATTTAAAGAACAAATAATGGAATTAGTCAAGAAAGATATGGGAACAATAAATAATAATATTAATAATACAATCAATAATAAATTTAATATGAATTTCTTTTTGAACGAACAATGTAAAGGTGCGTTGGATATTATGGATTTTGTCAGTTCTCTCAAGGTTCAGTTAACAGACTTGGAAAATACTGGAAGAGTTGGGTATGTCAAAGGAATTAGCGATATTTTTCTTAGAGGTCTGAAGGAGTTAGATGTTTATAAAAGGCCGATTCATTGTAGTGATTTGAAGAGAGAAGTAATGTATGTAAAAGATAAAGACGTTTGGGAAAAAGACGAAGATAAAAATAAAATCAAAAAAGTCATACAAAATATTGCACATAAGAATTTTAAACAAATAAATGAATGGGTGGAAGAAAATCCGGAATCTAAAGACATAAAAACAAAAAAACACGATCAATATATGCGTATTATTTGTAAATGTACCGGAGGAGTAGATAATGAAGAGGATGATTTGTTTTATAAAAAAATAATAACAAATATTGCAAAAGAAGTACAGATTGAAAAGTAATTTAAACAATTATTCGTAAATAAACAAAACTCTATTAAATGAGAAAATATAGTGCAATAATTATTGAACCTCGCCAACATATAGCATTATCTTTTGTTTTAGAAAATATTTGTAAAAATTTGTCTGATGAATGGCTTGTTATTATTATGCATGGTATTAATAATATTGAATTTATAGACAATATTATTTCAAATCATTTACATAAATATAGAAATCGCATCGCAAAAATAAATTTATTTGTTGACAATTTGAAATTATCAGAATATAATGAACTTTTGGTTTCGGAATATTTCTATAATAAAATTCCAACTGAGAAATTTTTAGTTTTTCAAACAGATAGTATGATATCAGAAAAAAATAAGGAACTTATTAATAACTTTTTGGATTATGATTATGTTGGAGCGCCTTGGAAAGACTTGACAGATGGAAATCATAAATATTCTGTTGGAAATGGTGGGTTTTCTTTTAGAGATAAAAATGCTTGTTTAGAATGTATAAAAAATAATAAATGGGATGGGTGTAATGAAGATATGTTCTTTTCAAAATATATAACAAATAAACCTTCTATAGATGAAGCAAAAATGTTTTCAATTGAGACAATTTATTCTGATAAATCATTTGGAACTCATAAACCTTGGTTTTACTTCTATGAACATCAAATAAATAACTTATCAGAACAATTTGATGGATTGGATCAATTGATGAAACTAAACTACTGGGAATTTTACGAGTAATTCATTTTGACAATTTTTTAACTAATTCTTCTCCAGTTTTACAAATAATACACATATTTACTATTGAGGCAGGTGAATATTTGTATTCTTTAACTTTATTCAACTCTTTTTTTGAGATTTTACTACCATAATAATGACTGTAAATCTCTGATATAGTTTGGTGACTTGCATTACCAAGTTCAAGAGGTATGTCAATTCTACCTGGACGAATTAATGCTGGATCTAATTTGTTATAATGATTAGACGTAATTATTAATATACGACCAGAAGTTTCATTTATTCCATCCCATAAGTTCAATATATCATCAAGAGTGATTTGGTCATCTTCATTGAAATTGTTAACAACATTATTTTTGATTGTGTCATTACTATCTACAATAGATTGTATAATATTTTCTATTTTTGAATTACTATTTGAAGATTTGTATAGGCCTTTTTTAGACTCTATATTTTTTTTATTATCGCGATCAAATATAATATCTCCAATGCAATCAATATCTTCAATCACAATAATTTTTTTATCAAAATTAATAGATTCTTTATCATTATTTGTATTATATGTTGATTCAAAGAAAAAATCATTCAGTTGACTACGAGTTTTAATTATTTTCAATGACAATATAATAATGTGACGTTTTGTCATATTTGCGATTGCTTTTATGATTGATGTTTTTCCAGTGCCTGGTGGTCCGTGCAACGCGATTCCAAGAGTATAAGGTCGTCCTTTTTCATAATACCAACTTTTATTATTTATGAAAAAGTTTAAATTATCAAGAAGATTTTTTTTATCGTCAAAAAATGTGTTATCAAACGACTTGACAGTATCAAATACACATTCATTCCAACATTCAAGACTGCTATTTTCAAATTTTGTTTTATTAAGTGTATAAATAAATGTAAGGTTATTACGACTATCTTTTATATTTTTCAAATATTCAGTTGTAATTGAATCAATATATTTTGTCAACTCTTTTAAAGTTAATGTATAAGAATATAGAATAATTTTGACTTTATCTGTCCTTGTTTCACTTCTATTTTCCTTGTTATTTGTCTCAAATTCTTCAATAAAAGTATGAGCATATATGTTTTCATCAATTTTAAAAAATCTATTTTGAGTTACTATATAAATATCAGAACTGGATTTAATATTATTACAATAATATTCTTTGACTTGATAAATGCTGTTATTGTTACCAATATTTTCTATAATATGATACCATACAGCTTTAAATCTATCGCTAAAAACGGCTGAAATAATTGGTGAATTTTGATATACACAAATACAGTTAGTTTTGCGGCCTTCTAATTCAATGCAATTTTTTTTATAAAATAATGTGATTAAATAATCTAAAATATTAACTTTATCAAATGAAATCCTTGAAATCTTTGAGTATAAGGTTTTTGTTGTATACGTTAATGTTCCTATAGCAATCGTAGATAAAAATGTATCAATAATTTTATTTCCTGTATTTATTACACCAAACAATTTCATTTTTACTGTATCAATAAATGCAGTCATTATATTTGAATTGTTTATGATATCCAACATTAATAATATATTGAAAAAAGTTTTAAACTGTTGTAATATATTATTTAATAACAGTTGCTACCAACATAGTCAACTTTTGGAGTAACTCCATTTGGACAGCATCCGTATCTAGTTCCGGCACAACCGCCGATAGGTTGAACACCTGGTTTTTTAACAACAACTGTTGAGCTAGTGCTCGTAGTTTGAACAGGTTGCATATGTAGAACGACAATATGTCCTGCTATACTAATAATAAAAAGAACTAAAAGAATAATTAATATTATGTGTGTTGTTTCCATATACTATATTACAACAAAATAGTTTGAAAGAAAATAAATTAAAACTAATAAAATTTAATAACACATAAATATATTATGATGAGACTTACGCAAAACAGTAAAAAATTAATGTCGTTTTTTATTAAAAATAATTGTTTAAATGGGAACGAATGTTTAACAAGGAATACCCAATCTCTAATAAAAAAACTGTATAATGAAATTGTAGAATCAAATATATTTGCAGAAGAATATATTCAAAAGGAGGGTCTAAGAGTTAATATTGAAAAAATTACAATATCTTCGGAAGTTCCTAAACCAAGATTATTCAATGCATCTGCATTTCCAGAAACTGTAAGAAGACATATTGATGCGACGTCTTCTTTTTGTTTTTCTTATACTTTTTCTCTCTTTGAACGACAAATTAAGGTCAAATTTATTATTGAAGAACCCAATGCAGAACTAATGATTCACCATTATAATGATTATGTTAAAAAGATTTTGGTTTGGTTTAAATTTATTCATAAATACGCGCCAATTCATTGTTCTAAAACCTTGACAATTTATATTTATTTTACATCTCTCACTAAATTATTGCCAGAATCAAACATTCATATTTTACAAGAGGATAATGTGAATACCGCGTTTACATATACTTGTAGAGTTGATTCTGAGATTGTTGTTTTTAGAAAAGAAGAATGGTTGAAGGTGTTAATGCATGAAACTATGCATAATTTCGCCTTGGATTTTTCAGATATGGATTATAAAAAAGTAGATGATAAAATTTGCGAATTATTTCCTGTAGTGAGTCGCGGAAATTCATTTGAAGCTTATACAGAGTTCTGGGCTGAAATTATGAATTCAGCATTTTGTAGTTATTATATGATTCACGGAAAAGAAAGGCATTTAGAGAATGAGTTTGTAAAAAATTTTGAATTTTTCATAAACTTTGAAAAAGCATTTGGTGTATTTCAAATGGTTAAAACATTACATTTTATGGGACTTGAATACAGTGATTTATATTCAACTAGTGAAAGGTCCGAAATTATGCGAAAAACAATGTACAAGGAAAAAAGTAATGTTCTCTCTTATTATGTTTTAAGAGTTATATTATTGTGTAACTTTCAATCATTTTTAAAGTGGTGTTCTAAAAATAATAGTTTATTGATACAATTCAAAAAAAGACCTGAAAATATGATTCTGTTTTTCAATTTTATCAAAGATAATTACAAAAAAAGAGATTTGTTAGAGAATGTTATGCATATGGAAAAAGTAGTTGAAAATTTGAAAAGGGGTAATAAAGCTTCAAAGAAAAAGGATAAGGTTGGGTCTAAAAAAGAATTGGATTTTATTTCAAATAATATGCGTATGAGCATATCTGAATTGGGATAAAATTACTTAATGTCTTTTATGCATAGTCTTCTTTTTCCCATTTTTCCCTTTTTTGTGATGTCTTCTTTTTGTGCCTTTTGCATTTGCAAATTCTTCAAAATTAATATGTTGGTATTGTCCCCAATCACCACTTGTATTTTCTTCTGAATTTGGTTTTGTTGTATATTTTTTTGTTTTGTTTTTTGTAACTTTGTACAAAATGGATCTATCAAGATCATCTATGATTTTAACAAGTGGGCGTCTGCGTTTTGCATCAGGAACAGGTGGAGGAGATGGTGGTGTTTGACGTGGTGGAGGATTATTAGGGTGAGGAGTGAAAGGAAAAGCTATATTTCCTTCAAGAGTGTAAATTTTTTTATTTCCCATAAGAGACATACTAGGCCCTCTTGCTTTTCTACTTTTAACGTGGTGAGACCTTTTTAATTTTTTACTTATAGACTTTTTTCTGTGCATTATAATTTATATAAATATTTTATTTATTGAATTAGTATAAAATAATATTAAATATTAATTGTATTATATTATATTATATTATTGATAAATGTCAACAAATGAAATAATAGATGAAAGTAATTATTCAATGATAACTTCTTATAGAAGATATAGAGATAGTAGGAAAAATAGTCTTGAATTTGTTCATTTTGATTGTGAATATGAATGTAATAACTTTATAAAATCATTGGGGAGAGAAAATGAAAAAAAAGTAAAAAGTAGATGTTGTAGTAATAAAGGGTTTGGTTATTACCCAAATGAATACGATAATGATTTTCAACAAATTATAAATAATTATAAAAAATATGAAACAAAAAAATATGAAACAAAAAAAGTAATAGTTAAAAATTGTAGTGATACAGATTGTTGTGTTTGTCTTCTAAAAAATGAAAGGTTTACAAAATGTGGACATAATTTTTGTATAACTTGTGAAAATTCTTGGAAAAAAACCTGCCCAATGTGCAGAGAACCAATTAAATAAAAATTTATTTTTTATTTTTGAATCGTCTTGTTTTATTCTTTGAATGACGTTTATTTTTTATCTTTCTTGATTTTTTTCTATTACCTTTGCCTTGAGAGTGATGCGAATAATACTCTCCTATTATAAAATCATCACTAGGGGTTTTAGATCTAGTAGATGAACTTTTTGGTGCGTATTTTGATAAGCTTTTATATTGACTTTCTGTATATTTTTGTTTATAAGTTTTAGGTTTAATTCCTTTAACCATTATATTACTATTGAAACGCGTTCCTTCTTCTAATAACTGTAGCATTGTTTTTTTTTCCTTACGTTGTTTTGGTCTAACAGAATAAGGTCTGTTGTTATTAGCTTTTCCAATAGTTTTTTCTTCGTCAGAAAGGTTTATCTCCATAAATATAATATATATTATTATTTTGTATGAATTTTACAAAAATCAGAATTTGTAACTGAGTTCCTTCCGCACCTACGTCCAGTTTTTGAACAGTAAGGACATACATACTTGTACATACCATCCGCTAGTTTTTTCTTATTTGCATTCCAAGCAACACTTGCTTCATCAAAGTCAATATTCACTTCAAATAATACCATTTGTTCAATTGTATTATTTGTGTTTTGAGATTGGTTTTCCATTTTAACTGTATAACAATTTTATTAATATGCTAAATTATAAAAAGTATTTCAATTTTTTATAATTACAAATTAGAATATAATAAAAATAAAATAATAAAATTGAAATAATAAATTAATAAATTAATAATCATAATACAATACAAAATAGTATACAAAATGGGAATAAAAGATTTAAACCGGTTTATTAGAGAAAATTGCAGTGAAGAGTCTATTAAACGTATTCATTTGCAAGAATTATCTGGAAAAAAAATTGCAGTAGATACGAGCATATATTTATACAAATATGCAGGCGAAAACACTCTGATTGAGAGTATGTACATTCTATTAGCATTGTTCAGACAATACAATATTATTCCGGTATTTGTATTTGAAGGTAAAACTCCAGAAGAGAAAAAGGAATTATTGAAAAAAAGGAAAACTTGTAAACAAGAAGCAGAAAAGGAATATAAAAGATTGAAGTCTATTCTAGAGTCAGATGATTGTCAAGATTCAACTAAACAAGAGTTGCTTACTAATATAGATTTATTAAAGAAACAATTTGTTTATATAAGAAAAGAACAAATTGTGAATATAAAGAAAATGATACGTTCATTTGGTATGACATATTATGATGCTCCGAGAGAAGCTGATGAACTTTGTGCAGCCTTAGTAATTAAAAAAAAAGTTTGGGGATGTTTAAGTGAAGATACAGATATGTTTGTTTATGGATGCTCAAGAGTTTTAAGATATTTGAGTTTGTTTAATCATAATGTAGTTGTTTATAATACAAAAAATATTTTAGAAGAGTTGGGATTATCCCAAGAAGAGTTTAGAAAAATATGCGTATTATCTGGAAGAGATTATAATTCTACGATTGATGGGGAGGATGAGCATAATCTAATGAATACACTAAAATTATTTAAGAAATATAAGAAGGCAATTAGAAAAAAGGAATGTATTGCAATAAATGATTTTTATGTTTGGTTGATAGAAAATACTTCATATATTCAAAATCTTGATGTTGTTTTGAATGTTTGTGACTTGTTTGATTTTCAATCAGATAAGCACGAATTAATAGATGTGTTTAATAATGTTAAAATAATGAATGGACCATTAGATATAGAATCAATAAAACCTATTTTAATTGAAGATGGTTTTATATTTTAGATTGTATGAAAATAATAGGTTAAAAATAAATTATTTTTTTATTATAAATAATAATGGACTTGGGAAAAAAACAATATGATATGATGACTTTAAAGAGAAATATTTATTCACTTAGTTTAATTGAAATACTAAAAAAACAACACATAGATGCTGATTTTGCGCGTAATTATATTTTGAATCCTGATTATCAATTGACACAAGAAGAAGAAATGATTACAATCAATGATGTTTTAGAATATCAACCTCATTTGACGAGAGAAATGTTAATATTCACTTATAAAAAAACAACAGATGGTCCTTATTTTGATGAAATTTGTAAATAAGCATTCAAATAAATAATAAAATAAAAATATGTGATTCATATTTTATTATTTTTAATTTTATTGTAAATTTTTATTGTAAATTTTTATGAAATTATGCTTGAACAACCTCAGCCTTAACAGTCTTTGCAAAGTGAGGACTCATAAATCTCTGAAGATTGAAATAGGTAAGCTCATCCTCCTTCTTGAGCTTAAGAAGAGCAGTTAGCTTAGGGTCAGGGTTGATCTTGCGACCATTATCCTTATCCTGAAGATTGTTGGAACGAATGTAAGCGTTAATCTCCTTGGTAACGTGTGTGCGAGCCATCTCAGAACCCTTGTCCTTTCCTAGGAAAGCTGCAAGCTCATCACTGATACGTGTTGGCTTGACGAATCCAGAAGGAGCACGGTTTCCAGACTTGCGCTTACGTTTAGAAGACTGCTTTTGGGCAGTCTTGATTTCACGAGACCACTTCTTCTCAAGAGTGCGGTATTCAGTCTTAAGATTAGTGATTAGAGTGCCAAGCTGTTGGAGCTTGGAAAGGAATTCATTGGACTGCTCAGTAAGTTGAGCATCAGTCTCATCAGTTACAACAACATTCTCCTCAACAACTTGAGGAACAACAGGAACAGCTTCTTTCTTGGCAACCTTCTCCTTCTTAGGAGCAGCAACCTTCTTGGATACAACAGGAGTTGGGGCCAAAGTAGCGGTGGATACGGAAGCGGAAACAGGAGCGGAAACGGACTCAGAAGTCTTAGTAGTCTTTGTTGGTCTTGCCATCTTATACTATACTAAGACGACTACTTTTTAAGTGATTTAACGCAAATAATATATATTTTAAAAACAATGCCATCATAATGCACCTCAATATTTATGAAATTCCTTAATTAATGGAATTAATTAAAATATGAAAATGATTGGAAAAGCCATGGAAGGGATGTAGCAGCTTCTTGATTTACTATTGTCAATGCACCTAGAATATAATATGCTCCTAAAGATTTGCTATCCTGATCTATTCCACTGTTTACCATTCTTTCCATAATTTCAAGAATATATCTTTTTAATTTACATAAATTTTGTTCATTGAAAATCGTAAATAAACTTACATTTGTGCTTAATAATCCATTAGGAGGGCATATTTTGCGTTTAGTTTCATTCGTAATTTGCGCCCTATAATCCCAAATATCCAACAACTCTCTCAACATTTTTATAGTTAGAATGCGATTCAATGAGAGAAACCAATTTGGTGAACTGTAATTTCCTAGTGCATCAATGTTTTGAAACAAGGTCAATGCTCGCAATTCTATAGTCTTTTCATCTGACAAGTCGGCAGTATCGTCTTGAATGTCAAGGTCTAATTTAATATTTAATATTTTACTTAATCTTATTAAGGCTTTTATATTTGAAATAACATAAGATGGAATATTATTTCGGTTATATGGATTTTTCACATTTTTTCCAGACTTCAAAACAAGGTTGTAGAGAGAAATAACATCAAATCCATAAATGAAACCATCATTATCGCTGAAACTAATAAATTGTGAGTTTGGAATATCTGTAAGCTCATCTCCAGTCAAGAAATCCGAATTGTTTGTGCAAAGTGTTCTTTTAACAAATGCTGGTCCGTGAATTTTATTATATTTTCTTTGAATATATCCTCTGCATATTTTTTGGATTTTCAAAACATCGCACGATAACTTTAAAAAAGAAAAAATTCTTACAATTAACTGCTGCTTGTTTCCAGTTGTTTTAATTTTGTAATACTTTGCAAAAACTTTTAATTGTTGTGAATTGTAATTATAATTAAATAATTCATTGTACGTGTTCAAATTAGGTATTACAATATTTTCATCAGATATTTTTTGAGTTTTCTTAATAAATGGAATTAATTTTTCACATTTTTGTTGAAGTATATTGATGTATTCTTCACTTTGGTCTTTTTTACATTTTGGAGATTTTATTGGTTTATCTTCATTAATACCTATTGTTGTCATATATATTAATAAATTAAAATCTTTTTAACCTTTTTAATTTTGTTATTAATTAAAGCTCCGATTATATTTTTTAATTTCAATGTGATGTAATTATGGTAACAAATATTTTGTTATAATTAATTTTATTTTTTTTGATTGTCACACTTCTATGTGTATAGTATTTAAATTAAATACTTTTTCTTTAACTGCATAATAATGCAGTAATGCGAATTATTAATTATAAAAAAAATTGATTTAGAGATTAGCTAATTATATACAGTATACTACAACAAGAAATGGCAGACACAATCATTGACGGAACTGAATTTAATGCGATGAATACTCGTTATTCTCAACCCAAGGTTAATTCACAGGGTGGAAAAAGCGTAAATATTTTGAACAGTATTACAAAATCTGGTATTCGCATCTCTACACCACTTATGTTGACTTGGGGTGCATCGGATTTTGTAGATGAGAAAAGTGGTAAAGGAAATGGAAAGTTTGAGATGTCTCTTCAATTTCCTTCTGAAGAATACGAAAATGCGGACACCAGTGCCTTCTTGAAAAATATGATTGAATTAGAAAATAAAATTAAAGCCGATGCTCTAACTAATTCCAAGGATTGGTTCGGAAAGGTTCATAAAAATTCTGAAGTTGTTGAAGCACTTTGGACTCCTATGTTGAAATACTCCAAGAATAAATTAACTGGAGAACCAGACCTAACTAAGGCACCAGTTCTAAGAATCAAGCTTCCTACTTGGGAAGGTGTATGGAAAAGTGAGATCTATGACGAGGATGGCAATGCATTGTTTCCTGACCCAAAGAGACAAAATGTTACTCCATTAGATTTCCTTCACAAGGGAATCCAGCTGTCTGCTTTGATTCAGTGCGGTGGTATTTGGTTCGCAAATGGTAAGTTCGGAGTTACTTGGAAGCTAGTTCAAGCTGTTGTTCAAAAGCCAAGAGAAACTCTTAGTGGTAAGTGCTTTATTAAGTTGAAGGCGGCTGATAAGGCAAAGCTACAAGCAGCTCCAGCTCCTCCTGCAGAGACATTGGTTGATGAATATGATGCGACTGAAGTTCAAGATTCAGATGACGAAGATGAACAACCAAGCAGTGTAAAAGTGCCAGTTTCAGTAGCAGTAGAAGAATCAGTCTCAGTAGCAGAATCAGAACCAGTAAAAGAAGAGTCTTCTGTTCAAGAAGTAATCGCGGAATCAGAAACCGAAGCAGCTCCTGTAGAAGAGCCTAAGAAAGTTGTTAAAAAAGTTGTTAAAAAGAAAGTTACTAGTGCATAAAAAATAATTTTATAAATTTTAAAAATATAATATGATAAAAAATAATATAAAAATTTTTTACTTTAATAATTATAACAAGAGCACCTATAGCTCAGTTGGTTAGAGCGTCGGTCTTATGTGCCGGATGTCTTGGGTTCAATTCCCAATGGGTGCATTTTTATATAATAAGTTTCAAATACTTATTATATAATTTAATTTTTTATTAGACGTCGGTGAACTTCAATTTAACAAAAATATCGGATTTTTTATGAATATTAAAAATATTTGTCTCATCTACCTGTGAAATTCCTTTACCTCTTAAAATAACAGTTTGAATCTGTTTTAATAAAAGCTCATCTGTTTGAATGTCAAACGACTTTTTACCTATTATTATAGGTATTGTTTTTTGTGTCAAGAGAGAAAAAGTAAATGAAACTGAAATTTCTGTATACAAGTTATTATCTTCATCAATTTCCGTATTTTCAGGTAAATCAGGAATACATTTTACAATTATTTCTCCAGACGGTTCACTTTTAACATCGTAATAACTATCTCCGTGCCAAAGTGGTACCAAATAGGTTTCATTATTATGTTGCAATTTATAAACATTGTTATCAAAAAGGTCGTCTATTGATGGATTCAATATTACAATTAATACGTCTTTGAATTTTTCCAATATAATTTCTCTCACGTTTGAAATTGTTTCTTCACTAATTCGTATAATATCTTTGTATTTAATAATGAAATTGTAAATTTTCAATGAAGAGTCCTTGTCGCAATTTTCAAAGAGTTTCAAAGAGATTTCCTTGCATCCAGATACAATATCTTTTATAATTGAAGAGAGAAGTTCAGTGTATTTCCCTTTTACAATACTGTCAATAAAGTGATTAAGAATGTTAATATATGTGCTTGTGTTATCATTATAATCAGTTTCCTCAGAATCATCTGGAGAGAAAATATGGATTTCTCTCTTCAAAAGTTCGTAGGCTTCATTAATTTCTTTGAATTTTTCGTTTGATTCTGGTGTATTATCATTTTTATCTGGATGATATTTCAATGCCATTTTATGATAACGTTTTTTTAAGTATTCTAAATCAATATCAGATAAATTTGATTTCAAATCAAGAATTTCTAATGCTTCTTTAATTTGCATATTGGTTTTATTAATTATTAAATATCTAAATCATTAATTTACATATTTGTATTTATTGTCTTTGTCTACTTCTGCGACCTTGTTTACTCATTTTTTTATGAGATTTTTTTCTTTTATGGATTTTTCTAGTGTGTCTTCTTTTATATTTATGTAGTCTTCCACCTTGTGTTTTCTTTCCAAATGTCCATGGACCACTTAAATAATTAGAAGCTTCATTATAATATTTGTTAGCAGCAGCAGATGCTCTATCAGCATATGGAGCAGCAGCAGCAGAAGCTTCATTATAATATTGGTTAGCAGCAGCAGATGCTCTATCAGCATATGGAGAAGCAGCAGCAGAAGCTTCATTATAATATTGGTTAGCAGCAGCAGATGCTCTATCAGCATATGGAGCAGCAGCAGCAGAAGCTTCATTATAATATTGGTTAGCAGCAGCAGATGCTCTATCAGCATATGGAGCAGCAGCAGCTTTTAAACTATTAAACATTGAACTAAATTTTGAACTTGCTTGATCAGCAAGAGCTTTGGCTTGTTCTATTCTAGCAGCTGTTTCAGGGTCACTTATAGCTTGATTATACATCTGACTAGCCATTTGGTCTGCTTGAGCTTTAAGTTTATTTGCATTTTCTGCAAGCTGAGCAACTTGTGGATTATTCAATACTGATGAAACTACATCAGGACTTGCACTTGCTACAGCTGAAGCAACTATTGGGTCAGTTGCAACAGCTTGAGCTACATCAGGACTTGCACTTGCTACTACATCACTTGTAACTGGATTATTTTGAAGTATTTGCTGTGCTTGTGCTGCTTTCATATTGTCTTCTGGACCTTCACCTCCACGATAAGTTCTGGCGCGTTGTCTTCTACGTTGTAGATTATTTGATAAAACTGTATTCATATTATTTCTTGAATCAACCATTTGTTGTTGCAACCTTAACTGTTCTTGTTCTCGTAAAGCGTTTTGAGCTTTTGATTCTGCTAGTTCAGCAAAATATTTTGCTTTACGTTCAGCTTTTGCTTTTTCTTGTGCTTTCATTCTTTTCATCTCCATTTTTATTTCTATCCTTCTATCTGCCCATCCAGTGATACCACCTTCACCTCCACGATAAGTTCTGGCGCGTTGTCTTCTGACTTGCCTAGAACGTTGTCTACTGCGTTGTGGAATTTTACTTTTAATATTACTAGAAACAAGATTACTAACTTCTTTATAAGCATTGGATGCAGCTGCTTTAACTTTTTTTTGGTTTTCTTCGTTAGTTATTGCTGAGTAAGCCTGATTTCCAACTTCACTAACTTTATTTGCAGCAATTTTACCAGCCGCAGCAGGATCTTTTTGAGCTGTTTTTAAAAAAGTAATAGCTTCTTTACCAGCATTTCCTACTTTATCAAAATTTTCTTTTGTTATTTTACTATTTACATAAGTTGTTGCATCACTTGAAGCTTGTTTAATTTTATTTGAAGTATTTTTGTCAATTAGCCCTGATTTTTCAGCATAACTAGTGCCCATATTTGCAACTAAATTTGCCGAACTAAAACCAGTTCTTAATCCACTTCTTGCTGCCATTCCTAGTGTGTTTTTTAACATATTTAAAATAACGTGATATAATATTTTAAAATTCGTGTATAATACTCACTAAATAAAATAAATAATTTTCTAAATGATATATTGGCCTATAATTATTATTGTAATATTGAAAAAATGAATATGTTTTAATCAATAAAGGAGACAAATCAGATTGCTTAATTTTTCCACGCTGTATTAAAGAAGAAATAATATACCAAACACATTCACTGATATCCAAATTATAAATAAATATATCGTAAAGCATATCACGAAATTTCAAGAATTTCAAATCATTAATAGCTAATATTGAATCTAAAATCTTATCACAGATTATTTTGTATGGATGCATAAGTTCATTTATTGATGAGTGCAAATTTTTGATATTCGTAACATTTTCTAACTTCATATTAGTATCTAATTTTACATTATTTCTTATGCATTTATTGTATGCAGTCTTACTTGGTCGCCCTATATGAATTATTTCGCAACAATTCAAAATATTGTCCGGTATAAAGCTCAGCTCTTCAGTCATTATAATAAATTTCAAATCAACTGCTACCGCGTTATTTTGTTGCATATAACTATAAAAGTTTTCCAATAATTCACTATGAATTTCGTGAAAATATTTACAAACAATAATTCCGCTTTTATCAGATTTTGCACTAATAATATCAATTAGTTGAGAATATATATCGTGCCAAAGTAGTTTTGAATTACAACCTAAGAGAGACATATCAATTTCATAATGAATATCACTTATTTTGAAGAAATACTGACATTTATTATAAGTAATGCTAATTTTCTTCTCGTATTTGAGCTCAGTTGGACTGTATTTGCATATAGCTTTCAACATTTGTGTATATTTACCAACGCCACTAGGACCATAAAATATCAGATTTTTAAGATTGCGAATATTAGATGGAAATTTATTGAAAATTTTTTCATTTTTTGGATGTAAATTATGCGCAACGTTGTAATATTCTTCAAAATGTGTTTCGTGAAATTTCATTATATATGATTATACAAATTCTTTATTAGATTATAACTTATAATAAATTATAATACATTATTCGTTTAATATATAAAAAGAAAATCATTATAGAGAGTAGTTAATTCAAAATGAATTTAATAATAAATATTAATCAATATGATAATAATTGCGTTTTTTTTTGCGAACCAATAAAAAATAATATAATGAATGACGGTTATTTCATAAGAATAATTTATTCTACATCAGATTTTGCATTGAATGGAATAACATTATTAGTTCATTTAAATGATGTGTATTGTCAAAAGTATTATAATAAATATAAATGCACTTTTAATGTTTCTGCACATCGCAATATAATAGAACAAATAAATGCGATTGAAGAGAAATTGTTAAAAAGTTCAAATATCAAAGATAAGATTCCGCAATATAAAATATATGAACAATTGAAAAATGGCAATATAAAAATTTTTTCAGATAATATTGAAAAAATGAATAATAATTTATTTATGTTGAAAATTTCAGGAATTTGGGAGACTGAAACTCAATATGGAGTAACATATAAATTTATGAAAATCAATGCATAGTCGTTTGACTTATCCATCGTTTGACTTATCCATCGGTTGAATAAAATGCAAGAACTACATAAATGGTTATTAACACAAGAATATTGATTACTGAAAGAAGATAAATTAACATACCATAAATTGGGGAAATAACATTCTCAGTTTTATATTTTTCTTCTTGTGTAGCGTTATAAAATAACCCTAATTGTGCAATAAGAATAACAATAAACATTCTTGAAAAGGTTTTGTATCCTTTTGATACCTTTCCTCCAACAATTCTATTGAAATAACTATTTAAAATATACAAAATGGCAAGTATCAAGAAAACAATAATAATAAATGGACACACGGACATCAAAAAAAACATCAATGCTTGGTCCTTACTCACACAATCACCTTTTGCAAGTATACTTGCTAATAATCCAGATTTGATAACAAACCCAGCAGCTAAAAATCCATATCCAATCATATGCCCAATTAACCCTCCATTTGTATTAGATATAGTCATTGTAATAGATATTATTAAAGTACCAACTATAATAGCACTATCAGAAAAAAATTGAGAATATGCTTCTGGTTTACAGTTTTTACTCATAAATATAGTTTATATTATTTATTTGTATCAGTTTTTAATTTCAAATCATCTATTTGGTTTTGAAGGTCCTTAATTTTTAATAGTAAAAGAGGTATAATTTCAATATAATTAACCGACTTAATTTTACCATCAATAGGCGTTTCAATTTCATTAACTAAATTTGGTGCAATCTGTTCAAGTTCTTGTGCAATAAAACCATAATGAATATTATTTTCAGTATCTTTTTTGAAGGTATATTGTTTAGGTATTGCATCTAATAAAGTATTTGCTGTATTTAGTGATATTTCTTCAATATTATTTTTCAAAATACTATCTGATGGATTCAAAATTGACCCACCAACAATTAAATCCTTGTAAACGTAGACATTAGTTTTTTGATTGACTGGAGCTAACACATTAGAACTATTGTATTGTGTGTTTACCCATGTTGTATAATTTCCTGTATTGCTACCATAAAATAATTTAACGTAAGAAGTTCTATTTGGTTGTCTTCCAGAATAGCTTGAATCTGTCATTTTATTATACAAAAATATAAAAAAATGAATATATTTTACACAATATTTATAAATTAATTAGTTACTTAAAAATATTATAGTGAATAATATTATGAGTAGATTTAATACGTCTTCAACACATCCAATAATACCAAATTCACAAAATTATATGTATGAAAAAAAATACGTTTCAATTCATTCTGAAGATAGAAATATTCTGCGGTTTCCAAATTCAAATGAATTTGAAGTAGAATTACCACAAGATTATTGTAATGTAGAAGCAGTTCGGTTGTCTCAATGGACGTTTCCGGCAAATTATAATACATTTTCAGGAGCAAAAAATAATATTTTTATGACATTCAAAATAATAAATCCTTATAATCCTGGTGACCCTGCACATCTTTCAAATGATCCATTATTAGAAGCCATTTTTTCTGCACTTTACGCCAATATTGAGAATAATTATTTGGTAATTATTGCTGAAGGGTTTTATACACCTGAACAAATAGCTACTGAATTAACAAATCGTTTCAATGCAATTGTTACAAATTACATATTATCTTATTTAAATCTTCATCCAGAAATACCTAATCAAACAGATTTAATAAATGAATTTATTTCTCAAGGAGGATACAATCAATTTGTAGTTGCTTACAATATTGTTGGTCAAAAACTTTGGTTTGGTAATAAAAGCTCTGACTTTGTAATAACAAACAGTATAATAACTAATATTACAAACACTGCTAAAATACTTGAATGCGGCCGAAATCAATTACCAGTTTATTCAGATTGGGGGTTATCAAATTATTTAGGATTTTCAAAATGTGATGCGTATACTAGTAGTTCTGGAGCAGAAATTAATGCAGTTAATGGGATATCAGGTCTTCCTAGATTTTATTATGGGGATGTTGTTCCTGGTGATAATGGATATTGGTTAGTTCCTGATAAACAATACACTGGAGCAATTGTTTATTTTTTGGAAGCACCAGGAAAAATTAATTTAATGGGAGAAGCTTATTTTTATTTAGAAATAGCAGGAATGAACAATTTGGACGAAACAATGCCATTTGCATTATCTCCTTACACAACAAGCACAAATGGAACAAATGGAATTGTTAATTCTGCATTTGCAAAAATTGCTGTAACTACAACCCCTATTAGTCAATGGTTTGATGATTCTATGGAAAGTTATAAATGGTATAATCCACCGGCAGAAAGGATTCGTAAAATAAAATTGAAAATAAGGTATCATAATGGAATGCCTGTTGAGTTTGGTGATTTTAATTACTCAATTACATTAGAGTTCAGTATATTTAATCCTCAAATTGCCAGAAGGGTGAATTTGTATTCTCCAAATAATTCCTTATAAAACACCATATTCATCCTTAACCCATTGTTCAATTAAATCATTATGACACTTTTTGTAGTCACCTTTGAAACCTCCTATTTTAAGAAACATCGGTTTTTTCATTTTTGGGGTTTTGTAAAAAATATAATCGCCATATCTTCCACTTCTTATACTAATATTATTGCTAACTTGTCTAATAATATTTGTTGTGTTTTTTGGTTTTTCTTGTCCAAAGTCTTGAGCGTGTTCATTGGTTTCATTATTATTTTTGCAAATATTGTCATTGCATTCCTTGTCTAATATTTCTTTTATATCTTCAAAACATATATTTTCCATTGGCCTATTTCCAAAACAGGATAAATTTTTGGTTTTCTCTCCCCAAGTTGCATATAATCCATATTTCCCTTTTCTAAGAGTTAGTTGTTCTTCCTGATAATCTCCCAAAATAATAAATAAATTAGATTTATCAATAATTTCATCCAATGTGTATCCGCCATTTTCTAACTTATGTATATCAATATCTTTTTTAACAGGTTTAAATGTAACCTTGTTCCCATCAACATTTGTCTTAACACATTTTATTACTGGACCATTTTTACCAATAATATAAGAGTGTTCATTGTCTATTTTAATCTCCTTTTTCTTAAGGCCATCCCCTGTATCTTTTATAGAATTATCAATTTCTTTATAACACAAATCGCATAAATTATGCCATATTTTTTCACCTTTTGAAATAATATCTAATTCATCTTCCATCTGTTTTGTGTATTCATAAGCAAAAATATTATCAAAATTTTTAATAAGAAATTCAATAACAAGAATTCCTAATGGTTGAATTACAAGCTTATTTTTTTCATTACCGAAGGTTCTTTTGGTTATAATTCTAGTTATGTTTCTCTCTTCAAGAGAGAAATCAATACATTCAATTTCTTTGCCGACAATATCTTCCTTTTTAACATATTCTCGTTCTTGAATCTTATCAACAATCATTGAAAAAGTGGAGGGCCTACCAATTCCCTTTTCCTCTAACATTTGCACAAGTTTGGCTTCGCTATAATGATGCTTTAAATCTTTTAATGTTAAACTAGATGTTATATTTTTATACGGAACAATAATATTTTCCTTTATAGTTTTTAGATAATTGAATTCCTTTTCATTTTTTCCAGAATCTTTAATATTTTTTTGAGAGACAATTTTCCATCCAGGAAAATCCATAAGTTCACTTGAAAATGCGTATTTTCCATCAGGATAAGGAGATGAAATATTCGCAGTTATTTGGAATACCTCTGCTGAAGACATACAACTTTCAATTGTTCTCTCCCAAATAATTTTGTATAGTTTTTTCTCTTTAGAAGTGGCCTTTTCAGAAATTTCTGTAAGATTGATATTTGTTGGTCTAATTGCTTCGTGTGCTTCCTTTGTTTGAGTTTGAGAACTAGATTTTTCATCAGTTTCATTTTTTTGAACGCCTTCTTTTATACAGTTGGAGAGAGAATCAATATCTGGATTTATATATCTTTTATCATTATATTTTTTTTCAATATATTCCTTTGCAGAGTCAATAAATTCATCACAATATTTTGAACTATCTGTTCGCATATATGTAATATAACCAGCTTCGTATAAAGTCTGACAATTTTTCATTGTTTCTTTTGGAGATATTCTCATTTCATTATTCGCTAGTTGTTGAATTCTTGAAGTTGTTAATGGTTGGGGTGGATTTTTCAACATTTTTTTTGGTTGACTAACAGTGTAAATATGTTCAAAAAAAGATGATTTATTTAAAAACATTTTAACTTCTTCCTCGTTTTCAAAATTTTTATTGAATTCAAATTTAAGACAGTGATTTGTAAAATAACCAAATGTGTTGTAAATTTTTGTCCCAGGACTTTCCTTTATTTCTAAATAATTGTCATATATTATTCTTAGTGCAGGTGTTTGACATCTTCCAGCAGAAAGACCTGTTTTGTTATTCTTAGAAATTGCACTCCATAACGTAGGTGTTATTTGAAATCCAACAATAATGTCTAATATTTGACGAGCTTGTTGTGAGTGAACTATATTCATATTAATATTTCGTGGATGAGAGACTGCATTTATTATTGCGGATTCTGTTATTTCGTGAAAAATAATACGTTTTGTTGTTTCTATTGGAAGGTCAAATACTTGACAAATATGCCAAGCGATAGCTTCTCCTTCACGGTCATCGTCGGTTGCTAAAATTACTTCTTCTGCCTTATGAATTGCTATTCTTAAATTTTTAATATTTTTGGCCTTGCGTTCATCTTCATATAATGAATATGTTGGTTTATAATCGTTTTGTATATCAATGTCTTTTAGGGATTTTAGTTCTCTCAAATGACCAAATGTAGCTACACATTTATAAGTAGGTCCAAGGTATTCTTCTATTTTTTTGCATTTTGCTGGAGATTCAACAATTATAAGTGTTGTCGTTATATTTGATTTTTTATACATTTGTATTATTTATAAATAATTATGTTTATATTTTTATAAAGATAATATATGTTTAGTTTTAGACCAAGAACTGCAGAAGAAAAAACAGATAATTTAAAAGAAAAATTATTATCTAAGTTAGATGATTTGTTAGTAAGGTATACCAAAACTTGGAATAACTTTCAAGATAGGAGAGACCGTTTAGCATATGTTGCATTTAATTCACCAAACAGGCAATTCTTACAAGAGCAAATAGATGAAAATGAGTCTAATACAGAAATCGTAAAAAAAATGATAGATATAATAAATAATTATAGAAAATTAATATTTGGAATAGAAAAAACAGAACCAGTAAGAATAAGAAGTAATACTAGTGAATCATCTTATTTAGAATATATTATTTGGTTTAACAGTTTTAAAAATAGAGCAATATCAATTCTTGAAAAAACTGTTGAAGATTCGCAAAAAATATTAGATGAATTAAGTAATGATTATGTTACTAGTAGAATATTATCAGACATAATAAGAATTACGCCAAATATAATTTTACAAATTGGAGATCTTAAATACGCAAGAAATGATTGGGCTAGACATTCAAGAGGAAATAATAATATACCTGTTTCTGCAACTTCTTATATTCCTCCTATTTTAGATATTAATTCTGAAACACCTTCTGAAATAGTTGTTGCAAAAGATGTAAATAGAATTGATGTGCCTTTGGCTACTATAGATATGACTACAATGGGACGAACATCTAACGTATTAGATTTGTCAGAAGAAGGTTTAATAAAATTAAGACAAAAAAATTTAGTTGCTGAAGGTTCGGATGTTGAAGAAATTGTTGATCCAGATTATAATGAATCTCTTAGAGGTGTAGTAAGACTTCCACAACAAGGTAAAACAAGAGGAGGGCGTAAAAGAAATAAAAATAAAGGTAACAAGAAAAGCAAAAAGAATGGTATCAAGAAAAGAAACAAAACTGCCAAAAAGAAAAATAAAAGACATACAAATAAACGTAAATATAAATAATTTATTTATTCAGCATTATTTTGAATTGTTTCCACGAAACATTATTTTCAATTGGTCTTTCTTCAGGAACTTTTTCAGGATTTAATTCGTTTATTTTTTCAGCCTTCTTCAAAGCACTATCAACATACAATTCTTTTAATAAAGTTCCTACAACAAATGCACCTTCGTGTTGGTCTAGTAATCCATCTTCAATCTGGCGCAAAACATTCAAAAATCTATTTAAAATAGATAAATCAATTTCATCCTTTCGTATTTTATTGTAAATATCAGTATAATATGTGAATAAAAAGTTACATTCTAAAGGAGCATTTTGTTGAATCAAGTCTTGATTGTTCTTGTATTTAGCCTTCAATGAGAGAAGAGAATTAATATCTGCCTGTAGGAGATGACTATGCTTCAATTCGCGTATTAATTCAGTTTGGTCCTCAACATCATTTGCCTTAATCATTTTTTGAAGTTGGAGTCTAGCATTATCGTCCATATTATTTAATTAAGATAGTAATTTTATATTTTAAAACGAATAAAATATTGCTATATTTTAATAATGTCTACAACATCTATCAAAGGAGTTCCTCCAGTTACTGTAAACGGAACAATGGGTGCAAGTCCGAGAGAATCTGCAATCGCTAGACAACACGATAATGCAGCACTTCAAACAAAGTTGACAAAAGTTGGAGGAGGTGGTAAAAGAAGAAAAAGAAAATTTTATAAAGGAGGCGCTATACCAGTTACAACAGTTCCAAGTCCAGTTACACCAGTTGAAGGAGGAAACGGAACAACAGATGCAGTTACATTAAACAGTTTAAAAAATATATCACAGTCAGGGGCAAATGCTGAATTTGATAAAAGTGTAAGCGCTCCTAAACCTATTCCACCAAATCAGCTAGCATCACAAAGAGGCGGAACCCATACTCTCAAATCAGGTCAACCGTGGTTTTCGTGTTCATCTGGTGGAAGAAAGTCAAAGAAATCCAAGAAATCTAGAAAAACAAAGAAATCTAGAAGGTCAAAGAAATCTAGAAAGTCAAAGAAATCTAGAAAATAAAAAAGTTATTTAGAATTACAATAATATAAGAATTATATATTAATAATATAAGTTATGCCGAAGGGTTCTGATTGGTTAAATTTTATATATGTAAATTTGGGATTTGTTGCTCAAATACTAATTGTTTATATTTACAGTAAAATTCAAGAGATAAAAGACAATTGGCCTGTATACAGATGTAACCCAATGTATATGCCTCTATCAGATGATATGACAACTGATTTTGAATATTGTATTCAAAATATGCAAACCGAATATATGGGTTATTTGTTACAACCATTGACATATCTTGGAAATACTTTGATGTCAATGGGTTCAGAATTTACAGAATCATTGAATTATGCTAGAAATATGTTGAGTAATATAAGGTCATTTATAACAAGTATTATTGAATCTGTTTATGGTTTATTTTTAAATATTATTATTCAGTTTCAAGTCATCATTATTAAAATTAAAGATTTAATGGGAAAACTTGTCGGAATTGTAATAACATTAATGTATTTATTGGATGGTAGTATAAAAACTATGAAAAGCACCTGGAATGGTCCACCAGGACAAATGATTAGAACAATGGGTCAATGTTTTCATCCAGATACAAAAGTAAAATTGAAAAATGGAAATATTGTTTTAATGAAAGATTTAAATTTAGGAGATTATTTAGAAAATGGTAGTCGTGTGAATGGTGTAATGAAAGTTGATAATGTAAATAATATGAATAAAATTTATAAAATTATCGGAAAAGGTGTAAATGGTGAAAATATTTATGTTACAGGTTCACATATGATACATATTGGTAATGACAAATACATAGAGGTAAAGGATTATGAAGGGGCGATTGAACAAGATGAAGTCAAATGTGATTGGTTCAGTTGCTTAATAATAGACAATCATAAAATTAAGATAGGAGATGAGGAATTTTGGGACTGGGATGATTATATGATTAAATTTAAAATTTAAAATTGTTACACGATTAATTTAATGTTTATAACATAATAAACTTTGAATAGTATTTAGTATTTTTATATTTGAATATTATCCACTTACTATATATGTCTACACAAGAATTTACATTATTGGAAAGCTCAGATAAAATTAATGAAATGTATGAAGGTATGTCATATTTTGATCAATATGGTGGTTCTGTAATGTTATTTATTATTTTAATTATAATATTATTTATTGTTTGGTCCTATTCAAAAATTATTATAAACATTCAACCAATAAAAGATGATTGGGTAAATCAAAGATGTAGAGCTTCTGTAATTCCATTTGCTGGAATTATAAATCCACCAGAAGGTTCAACTGCAACAGAATTTACACTTGATAACTTTACTTATTGTGTTCAGAACATAACAACAGATATTGCAGGAATTGCAGTTGCACCTCTTACATATCTTATGAGCACAATAAATGCCTTTTTTGAAGAATTAAGACAGGCGTTTCAATATATTAGAAATTTGATTGATAGTCTTAGACAAAAATTTGCATCTATATCAGAAGAAGTATTAGGACGTATATCTAATGTTGTTTTTACATTTTTTCCTGTAATAATTAAGATTAAAGATGCACTAGAACAAAGTAAAGGTGTGATGGTTTCTTGTATATACACGTCATTAGGTAGTTATTATACATTGCAATCATTGCTAGGAGCAGTTGTTCAAATTGTTGTTATTGTATTGATTGCATTAGCCGTATTAATTGTTATTTCTTGGTTAACATTACAATTTTATATTGCAATTCCAGGAACTATTGGATTTGGAATTGTTGCAGCGTTTCTTACGGTTATCCTAGTATTTTGTGTAGATGTTTTACATATAAAAGTCCCAGGTATGCCTAGTCCACCCAAGAAGCCTAGTTGTTTTGATGGAAATACACTATTGAAAATTGAAAACGGCGAATACAAAAAAATAAAAGATATTGAAGTTGGAGATGTATTAGAAGAAGATGGATTAGTTACTGCAAAAATGAAGCTAGATGCGACTGATATTGATATGTATTCTTTATTTGGAATAATTGTAAGTGGCACACATAAATTAAAAATAAATAATAAATGGATTTATGTTCGTGAACACATTGACGCAGAAAAAATAACATACAAGGAAGAAATCATATATTGTTTGAATACTGAATCAAAAGAGATAAAAATAAATGCGCCTAATATCAATGAATTAATTAATTTTATTGACTGGGATGAAATATATGAAAATGAATTTAAACAACTTTCCGAAAAAATGGATAACAATGAGCTTCTAAGAAAAAACATCCATAAAGAATTTGATATTGGAATTTCTAAAAATACTGAAATACAATTGAATGATGATAATAAAATATGTATTAAAGACGTAAAACCAGGTATGAATTTAAGTAAAGGAATAAAGGTTTATGGAATTGTTGAAATAAATGGGAAAGATTTGAATCAGGATATTTTTAATTTAGGACGTGTAAGTATTTTAGGGAGCAAAAATCTTAAAAATTTGACAAAAAATTATTTGGATAAAATGAATAATGAATTTATTAAAGAAGATAAGTTATATTATTTGTTAACAGATTCTGGATATTTTTATGTTAATGATGTATTGTTTAATGATTATAATTCTGCTGTAGAATTATTTTTAAATATAGTATAATTTTATTATCTATTATTTATGTATAATTATGGAAATCACCTTTAGAGTTGAAATTATTATTTTGATTTTTATTGTTTTAATTATTTTATGGGGGCATCTTCTTTGTTCTTGTTCAAGAGTTGATATGAATGCGTTTTTTGGAGGAGTTACGAAAAAAATGACACCTAATCAACACCAATACGATTTGATTATGTCTAATCCTACAATGCAGGAAGGATTTACTGGTGCGAATATCAACAATGGTCAATCTGCTCCATTTAGCACAACATCTGATAAATCTATTGATACAACTTCTTGGTTTACACCTAATTTAACTTACAATGCTGGACAAACACCTGGAAAAGGTGCTCAAGATATTTTAAACAGAAAACCACAAGCAGTGCCCTTACCTGAGGGAGAACTTCTTATGTTTGCAAACACGCCATTTAAACCAGAGTGTTGTCCAAATTCTTTCTCTAATAGCAGTGGTTGTGCTTGTATGACAGTTCCACAATATAATTATCTTATTAACCGAGGTGGAAACAATGTCCCTTATTCCGAGTATTAAAATGTGGTCCAACATTTTTCGCAATATTTTATAGGCTTTGAAGTGTTTTCATTTACATCAATATAATCTTCGCAATAACAATGAACACAATTATTATTTATTTCCTTATTTATCTTTATCAATAGTTGATTCAAACTATCAATTTTGCAAATTATTAATTCTGTGTTATTTTCTTTATTGAATGTATTGACTATATGTTGTTGTTCTGAATTGAATAAAAAAAAATTTTTATTTATATTATAAAAATCACCCTTTAAGATTTCAAAAAAATCTATTTGTTTTTTAATACAATCACGCATTAAAATTAATTTAACAAGAGATGAATCCATATAATAATATTAAAATTTTTTTTATATTATTATAAATTTATAATATTTTAAACATACATACCACGTAACGCCATATCATCATTACGCTTGTCATTTTTAATTAACTTATCAACAATATCACGTGTAACCGTAAAAGGAAATTCTACCTTTAATGCCATATCTTTTTCAAACAAATTAGAACCAGGTCTCATCAATCTATACAAGTTCAATTTAGTGTATATTATTTCAAGACAACGTTTCATATTTCTAACACCGTCTTCCTTGTTGCAATAATTCTCAATTATGTGATTAATTGCATCGTCCGAAATAATAATATCTTCTTGTTGAAACTTGACTTGTTCGCGAATTTTTGGCAGAAGATAATTATTAGAAATTACAATCTTCTGTTTTGAATCATATCCCTTTGTGCAAATTCTGTACATTCTGTCTCTCAAAATAGGATTAACTTTGGTTTCATCGTTATAACTGAATATAAACAGACATTTACTCAAATCAAAATCTATCTCTGCGAAATATTTGTCGTGAAACTGTGAATTCTGAGATGTATCGGTAAGATGTGTTAAAATTCCAGCAATTTCTTCACCTTTTGGAGTTTCACTGATTTTATCTAATTCATCAAAGTAAATAACTGGATTCATACATTTGCTATCAATTATAATTTGCACAATTTTTCCCCAAGTGCTACCTTCATAAGTGTAAGAGTGACCTTCTAAGAAACTGCTGTCAGTTGCACCTCCTAGTGCAATAAATGCGAATGGTCTATTGAGAATTTTACTGATACCTTCTTTTACTAAAGTAGTTTTTCCTGTTCCCATTGGACCTTGAATTGCAATAGCTGTTCCTAGAGCAGAAGGATTTGTTACTAATTGACCAAGCATCTGCATTATTTGCATTTTTGCATCATTGAGCCCATATACTGCACTGTCTAATGTATTTTTTGCCTGTTCCATAAATTCGTGACAAGCATCAACTCCGTCTGAAATATTTATTGGCAATGAGCGATTTACTCCAAATGGAATGTGCATAAAAGTATCAACCCAGCTTTTAATTTTATAATATTCACCACTTCCTGGTTCCATATAACGCAGTAAATTGATTTTTTTCATTGCTGCAGCTTTGAATATTGAAGGAATACTAGACTCCAGAAGAGTTATACGATATGGTTTTTCAATGCGACAAATCTTATTAATTTCTCTCAATTCCTTGATAATTTTCTTTTGTTCGTCAACAAGAAGAGAATCAAAGAAATTGAAATCATTATTCGTGTTTTTATCTCTTAAAATTTTTTTGAAAATTCTCGCATTTTTATCCTTTTGCTTTTGCATTTTCTTTTCTTGTTTCTTGTTACCATTTTTCATAGTTTCTTCACAAACCTTCAAACATTCTTGTAAAAGCTTATTATCCTTGTTTTGATTATGAATCTCTTTGAGTTTTTCTAATATAAGATCATTAGTAATTTGCGAAGAATCACTGGTTTCTTTCTCTTTTTCTTTCTCATTTGATTCCTCTGATTTTTTTGAAGATTTTTCGGTTTTTTCCGGTTTTTCCGTTTTTTTTGTTTTTTTGTTACTACTTAACTTTTTACTTTCCTTTCTTTTTGATTTTTTTGAAACATATTTTACTTCTTCTTCACTTTCTTCTTCCTCATCATCATCATCTTCTTCCTCCTCATCATCTTCAGATGAAGATGCAGAACTTACACTTTCATCTTCGTCTTCTGTTTCATCATCCTCATCCTCTTCATAATCTTCCCATAATTCGTCTTCGCCATCTTCATCTTCTCCACCAACTGTGAGAATAATATTGAATTTACTAGCCTTTACCATATCATCCTCATCCTCTTCTTCATCTTCATAATATTCTTCTTCGGAATCAGAAGATTCTATTTTCTTTTTATCCTTTTTCCCTTTTTTTGATTTTGATTTCGGTTCAGACTGTTTTGAAGCTTTAGTAGACCTAGATTTTTTTGGTGGAACATATTCTTCGTCGTCATCATCAGAGGATTCATCGCTTTCTTCATATACTTTCTTTTTCAGCTTTTCACCATTTTTAATCTTTCTATCTAAATCTTTTGAAGGAAACAATTTGGATAGAAATTTACGATATTCGTGAGGGTCCATTTCATTTTCGCTTATTTCATTTTCACTTGTATCACTATTACTATCGCTATCAGACTCCTCAACAAGTTTCTTATTGCGAGCAATCTGTTCTTGTTTCTTTGATTTCTTAGATTGCTCATTCTTCGTTATTTTAGTGTCTTTTGGCATTGTGTCTTGTATATTAATATTATTCAACTATATTTTTAAATGAAAATCAATTTTATTTAAATTAATAATTCCTTTATCAATCGTGCACAATTATTTAGTAGGTTAAACAAGATATAAATTGTATTAGTTATTGAAACGCGAATTATTCCTAGATATTATTGAAATTAATGAGGTCAAAAAAGGGGTATTTTTATTTTTAAATAAAATTGAAGATAAACAATCTAAATATTATTATAGATATATAAGGTAGATATGACAACTAAAGTGAAAAACGCAAAGAGTTCTAAAATCGTGGCAATTCAATTTAGTATATTATCTCCAGATGAAATAAGACGTGGTTCTGTTGCCGAAATTACTTCCAGAGATACTTATGTAGGAGGTAAACCAGTCTTCGGAGGTTTGTTTGACCCTAGAATGGGAGTTGGTGAACCTGGTTTAATATGTCCTACAGATGGTCTTGATTATATGCAAACGCCTGGATATTTCGGTCATATTGAACTTGCACGCCCAGTGTTTTATATTCAGTATTTGAGCAGTATACTAAAAATTTTGAGATGCGTTTGTTTTAAATGCAGCAAATTGCTTATTAGTAAAGAAAAATATAAACAGGCTCTTAAAATGGATGCTTCTGAACGATGGAAATACGTGTTTTCACTTGCAAGTAATATTAAGCGATGTGGAGAAGACACAGAAGACGGTTGTGGTTGTTTACAGCCTAAACGAATTCGCAAAGATGGTCTTGCAACAATTTTCGCAGAATGGAAAAATGACAATGAAGACGAAGAAAATATTGTTATAAAACTTACTCCTGAAATGGTTCTAAAGATTTTCAAGCGCATTTCTGACGAAGATGTAACATTTATGGGTTTTAATCCTGTTTGGTCTCGTCCTGACTGGATGGTTTGTCAAGTAATGGCAGTTCCACCTCCAGCTGTTCGTCCTTCTGTAAAACACGATGCCCAACAGCGTTCTGAAGACGATTTAAGTCATATTTTGGTTACAATTATCAAGACGAACAAGACATTACAAGAAAAGATTCAGAATAATGCTCCGGCAAATGTAGTTGACGATTGGACAACTGTCTTGCAATATTATGTCGCAACTCAGATTGATAACAAAATTCCAGGCTTGGCATCAGTTGCTCAGCGTTCAGGTCGTCCTTTGAAATCCATTAAAGACCGTTTGAATGGAAAAGGAGGACGTATGAGAGGAAACTTAATGGCTAAACGTGTTGATTTTAGTGCTCGTTCTGTCATTACCGCTGACCCAAATATTTCTATTCGCGAGTTAGGAATTCCTCTTAAGATTGCCAAAAATATTACCAAACCAGTAATTGTTAACAAGGTTAATCGTGCATTCTTGATGAAACTTGTTCAGACCGGTCCAGACGAATGGCCAGGAGCTAAGATTCTTGAAAAGAAAAATGGTGTTTCCATTACATTGCGTTATGTTGACAGAAAATCTATCGTATTAGAAGACGGAGACACTGTACATCGTCATATGATGGATGGAGACCCAATCCTGTTTAACAGACAACCTACACTACACAGAATGAGTATGATGTGTCACATTGCAAAGATTATGAAGAAGGGTGATACCTTCCGAATGAACGTAGCCGATAGACTTTGTGTCGGCAACAGGAGGCGTTAAAAGCGTGCTACCTCCTAGTGATTAAATCAACAATATTTGAGGCAAACAACTTAAAAAGAAAAGTTCATAATGAATAAGATGGATGTGACGGATACTAAACCATTAGAAAAAACTTGTTCAAAATGTGGTGAAACAAAAAGCAATGATAAGTTTATACCAAAAAGAAATATATGCAAAAGCTGTCGTAACGAAAGAAGTCGTGATAAGTATAAAAATTTAGAACCTCCAAATGAGTTAGATGAAAAATGCAACTGCTGCAATAAAGAAAAACCGATTTCCTCTTTTATAAAAAACAGAAAAATATGCAAGGATTGTAATAATGAAAAAAGAAAATTCAAATATGAAAATGATGAAGAACACAGAAAGAAAATAATTGAATCATCAACCATATTTAAAAAAAATAAAATCATAGAAAGGAAAAAAATAAAAAAAGAGGAAATCGGAATAGATAATAAAAAATGTAATTATTGCAACGAAATAAAAGAACAAAATAAATTCAGGAATAACAGGTTGAAATGCAAAGACTGCGAAAGAAATGAACCATTAGAAAAAATGAAAAGAACCATTCGTTCAAGAATAATTAGTGCAATCAATAATAAAGAAAAACATACTGTTGAGTATTTAGGTTGAACTGTAAAAGATTACTTGAAATGGCTATTGAATAATGATAATGGTTTTGTTCTTGAAAATCGCGGAAACCAATGGCATATTGACCACGTAATTCCTTTATTTCATTTTGACTTAGAAAATAAAGAAGAGCAGATGGTTGCATTTAATTGGAGGAATACGACAGCTTTATCTTGCAAAGAAAACTTATCAAAGAATAAAAAGATTTTAAATCCACAGATTGAACAACACCTGAAAAAATTAAAAGAGTATCACACAGAAAACCAACTTGATTTGCCTCAAGTATTTGTTGATTTATTTGCGAAACATCTTGTTGCTGGAAGTTCCTTAGAGCCTTCACTACCACTCTCAACTGGAAACATTTGAGAGGAACTCGGTTAATTGCCGAACCCAATGGTAATAATGTGAAGGATTGGATAATCAGCAGTGTTACTTCCTAATGTCGCTTGGCAGACTATGGAAGGCATTCAGAGACTGAACGGATGTTGGTGAACAATGAAGGATTAGCCATCCTAAGTTTGCTTAAGATACAGTCCGGCCCTCTGGGAAACCTTTGGGATTAGGCCGACAAAGCCTTACAATGCCGATTTTGATGGGGATAGACATATGTAAAAGCATTTTGTCCCCAACAGGGAGCGTGAAAAGCGTGCAACTCCCTAGTTAATCCACCTTTAATAAAGGTGGGTTAGCAACGTGACCAAATTGCTGGAAGTTCCTTAGAGCCTTCACTACCACTCACTTATGGAAACATTTGTGAGGAACACGGTTAATAGCCGTACCCAATGGTAAAAATGTGAAGGATTGGATAATCAGCAGCCAAGCCCCTAATCTCGCTATGGTAAGAGTATGGGGAAGGTTCAGAGAGTAGATGATCACGGGTCTCATATGATGGTTTAACCAACCTGATGAGGCACAAGGTGTATTCCGGCCCTTTGGGAAACCTTAGGGAATTCATGGAAATGAATTTACATATGCCGCAGGATATGGAATCCGATTCGGAACTTAGAAATTTAGCGGCAGTTCCTTATCAAATTATTAGTCCTGCGAACAACAAGCCGATTGTTGGTATTTATCAGGACTCTCTTCTTGGTTGTTATCGTTTTACAAGAAAGAATATAAATTTCACACCGAGAGATGCGATGAATTTGTTAATGCGTTTCCAACGTGTTAATGAGACATTGCTTGATAAAAAAGAAAGAATCAGTAACTTCCAGATTATGTCACAAATCACACCACCAATTACTTTGAATTACAAGACCAAACAATTCAAAGATGGAGAAGATGCAAAAAATTCAAATGCTGTTTTGGAAATAATAAACGGAAAATACGTTCGCGGACAAATGGACAAAGGTGTAATTCACGATGGCGGTAAAGGGTTGATTCAAAGAATTTGCAATGATTTTGGAAATATGGCAGGAGCTCAATATATTGACGACCTTCAAAACGTTATCACAGAATATATGAAGACGAGTTGTTACAGTGTTGGAATTAGTGATCTGATTGCAGACGAATCAACAAATCAAAAGATTGTGCAAACGATTACTAATAAGAAAAACGATGTCAAAAATTTGATTGACCAAACGCAACTAGGAGTGTTTGAGAACAATAGTGGAAAGACGAACCAAGAGGAGTTTGAGACAAAAGTCAATAATATTCTAAATCAAGCGTCTTCAGAAGCAGGAAAAATAGGTCTTAAAAGTCTTGATGCAGATAATAGATTTGTTGTGATGGTAAATGCAGGTTCAAAAGGTTCTGATTTGAATATTTCTCAGATGATATCTTGTTTGGGACAACAAAACGTGGACGGTAAACGTATTCCTTATGGATTTGACCACAGAACATTACCGCATTATACGAAATTTGATGATTCTCCAACTGCTCGTGGATTCGTGGAAAGCTCTTACATTAATGGACTTTCACCTCAAGAGTTATTCTTTCACGCAATGGGTGGTCGTATTGGTCTGATTGATACCGCTGTGAAATCTGTAACCTGGGAAACACCTATTGTTGTTATTGAAAATGAATGTGCAAAGTATACTGAAATTGGTAAATGGATTGACTGTCAATTAGATGCAAATACAGAAAAAGTGCAACACTTTACTGAACGCCAGATGGAGTTATTAAATCTAGAAAACGGCGATGTATTCATTCCAACAACCGACGAAAATGGAGTTGTAACTTGGGGAGAAGTTACCGCAATTACAAGACACGACCCTGGAACAGAATTATATGAAATTAAGACTTCTGGAGGAAGAAGCGTTATTGTAACTGAGAGTAAATCACTTTTGATTTGGAATCCAGAAACTAAAAAGTTGAAAGAAATGCCAACGCCTGAAATCAAAGTTGGTGATTGTGTTCCGGTCACTATGGAACTTTGTCAACCACCTGTGATATTAGATTCTGTTGATCTTTCAAAGTATTTACCAAAAAATGAATATTTGTATGGTTCTGATTTTAATAAAGCTTTAAAAATTATGGAGAAAGAGATGGAAGGTCGTTCAAAAATTCCATCTGGATGGTGGAATGAAAACAACGGAACTTCATTCACTCTTCCGTATAATAAAAAATCATCCTTACAAAGAACTCTTGCTCGTTCTAATTTAAAAAATATAAAAGATGGGTTTGTTTATCCATATCACGCATTCAGAAAAGAGACTTTATTCAAAGACAAATTTGAACTAAATGAATCAAATGGTATATTCATTGGATTATTTCTGGCTGAAGGTAATGTGAATAAAAATTGCATATATATTACAAATATTAATGAAAACATAAAAACATTTGTAAAGTCTTGGTTTGATAATCAAAATATTAAATGGATGGAAACATCACGAATTAATAAAATTGGAGGAAGAACCGATTGCATCATTGGAAATTGTGGTGTTCTTGCAGAATTCTTGACAAAATTTGTTGGGAAAGGAGCATCCAACAAATACATTCCAACAGATGCATTTATTTCCCAAGAAGAATTTGTTGTTGGATTATTAAATGGATACTTCTCTGGAGATGGAACTATCAGTAAAAATTCTATTGAAGTTGGTTCTGCATCTAAAAGATTAATTGAAGGTGTATCTATGCTGTGTTCTAGATTTGGAATATTTGGTAAAGTTTTCAAAACACAATTAAAGTCAAATAACTTGGGTACTAAAAATATAAAACCATCTTATAGATTATCTATAAGAGCTCAATGGGGAGAAATATTTGCTAGAAAAATTAATTTAATTGAAGAAAATAAGCAACAAAGATTGCAATCTATTTCTTGGGGTAAAGCTCACTCAAATTTTGAAACATACAACAATGTTGTTTTAGATAAGATTACCGAAATAAATATTATTGGAGTTGAAGAACATCCAAAGGTTTATGATTTGACAATTCCATCAACACTTAATTTTGGTCTTGCAAATGGTCTTCAAGTCCGCGATACTTCAACAACCGGATATATTCAGAGACGACTTATCAAGGGACTTGAAGATTTAATGGTAAACTATGATATGACTGTTAGAAATAATAAAGGTAAGGTTGTTGAATTCTCGTATGGAGATGACAGCATTGATACAGTTAAAGTTGAAACGCAAAGTATCCCAATCGTAAGTATGAGTGTTCAAGATATTTATGCTCACTATAATATTCCTGAAGAACCAGCAAAGATGAAGACCTTATCACAAATATTCTTGAAAAATACGATGACGCGTTTAAGAAAACAAAAAGATCAAAATCAGGAAAAATGCAAGTTTTACACTGATATGATGCTTGAAATGCGAGAGAGTATCATTAAAAATGTTTTCAAAGGCAAAGATGGAAATTCGGTAAATTGTCCTGTTGGATTTGCTCATATCATAAATAATATTCAAGGCCAACAAGGACTGAACTCCAGTTCAATTGTAGACATAACTCCACTTGAAGCTCTTACAATGATTGAAACTGCCTATGAAAACTTGGAGAAAATTCGCGCTGCTCCTCCTACTCAATTATTCAAAACAATGTTCTTCTATTATTTATCGCCTAGAGACCTGCTTTACGTCAGACGTTTCAATAATGCAGCTCTTACGATTTTACTAGAGACAATAATCCTGAATTACAAACGCGCAATTGTTGCACCTGGTGAAATGGTAGGAATGATTGCTGCGCAGAGCATTGGCGAGCCGACAACTCAAATGTCGGTCCGGTTTTGTGAGCATATTAGGTGTGTAAAAATTAATAAAGAAACAAAAAAAATTTCAATGGTCTCAATAAAAATCGGCGCACTATGTGATAAAATTATTGAAGAGTTTCCACAATACACATTCAATACTGGTCACGAAAATAGTGTTGAGACATTATTGGAACAACTAGAAGACGAATATTATATTATCGGTGTAGACGGAGAAGAGAAAACTCACTGGAACAAAATATCACACGTAAGTCGTCATCCAGTAAATGGCCAAATGATGAAAGTAACTACAAAAAGTGGACGAACAGTTGAAACAACTGTAAGTCATTCGCATTTGGTTCGTGATAATCAAACTGTAGTTCCGATTACAGGAGCTGATTTGAAGGAAGGAATGCGTATCCCAGTAGCAAAGCATATTGATAATACATTTATTCAAAGTTCTGTAACAATTGGAGATAAAGAGTATGAGTTAGATTATTTGTTCGGATGGTTTATTGGAGCTTATTTGGCAGAAGGAAATATCAATGGAAATTCTATATGTATAACAAATATTTCTCAATATTTCATTGAGAATGTAAAGAAATTTTCAGAAAGATTTGATAAGGAAGCGAATGTTTGTGAAAGACAAGGAGAATATGGACCATCTACTTCTACTAGATTTTCGTGCAAAGAACTTTCAAAATTATTATTGGAGACCTCTGGAACTGGTTCCTTCGTAAAAGTTGTTCCAGACTTTGCCTTCTTAGCTCCAAATGAATTCAAGGCTGGACTTATCCAAGCATACTTTGACGGAGATGGAAATTTCCAATGTTCAGAAGGTCATCATCAGATTCGTGTTTGCAGTAGATCAGAGCAATTAATCAAAGATATTTCACTTCTACTTGCATACTTTGATATTTTCGGAACAATCAAGTCAAATTTCACTCGCGGTTCAAATATTTACAACTTGGCAATTTCACCAAAATACAGCGAACTTTATAAAGAACATATAGGTTCTCTTCTTCATTCTGAAGAATTACAAGGACTTGTAGATTATATCGCGAGAGAACATGCTCACGACCTTTCTGATGAAGTTGATAAAATTAATGGTCTCGGAGAAATTATTGCCAAGTGCGGAAAAGACTTGAAGTTACCTGGACAAAGCCGTAATTATGGGCGTTGGAAAAAGAAGGAGACCATCGGACGTCGCACTTTACAAAAATATATTCAGGTCTTTGAGTCTCACAAAAATTCCAAGTTGATTGAAAATGAGTTGAAGATTTTGAGACAAGCTGCAAACTCTCACGTAATATGGGATGAAATCAAGAAGATTGAAATTTATACCCCTGACCAATCAGATTATGTCTATGACTTTACTGTTCCAGCGAATCAAACATTTATGACGGACTATGGTGTAATAGTACACAACACGTTGAACACATTTCATTTTGCAGGAGTATCATCCAAATCCAACGTAACACGTGGTGTGCCTCGTATTGAAGAGATTCTATCTCTTTCAGAGAATCCAAAGAATCCATCACTAACTGTTTATTTGAAACCAGAGGAGGAGACAGACAGAGAAAAGGCTCAATCAATTATGTATATGTTGGAAAATACAAAAATGGAGGAACTTGTTAAGAGTATTGAAATATGTTTTGACCCAGATGATTTGAACACACTCATTAACGAGGATGCTGAACTTATGCAACAATATAGGGCATTTGAAAATATGGTTGATGAGTGTGCAGAAATTGCTGTTTCTGATGAAACAAACGAGAAATCTAAATGGGTTTTACGTATGGAACTAAATGCAGAGGTAATGCTTGAAAAGAATATTACAATGGATGATATTAGTTTCACATTGAAAAATAGTTACGGAGACGAAGTTTCTTGTGTTTATTCAGATTATAATGATGATAACTTGATTTTCAGAATTCGTATGAATAATATTATAAAGTCAGGAACAAAAGGCAGTAAAAAGAGTAATGTAAATCCACTTGACCAATCTGACCAGATATATATTCTTAAGAATTTCCAAGACCAGTTACTTCACAATATTATTATTCGTGGAGTAAAGAAAATTAAAAAGGTTATTTTAAGAAAAATCAAAGACAATGTTGTTGAGCAGAATGGAACATATAAAAAGCAAGATATTTGGGTTCTGGATACAGTTGGAACAAATCTTCTTGGAGTAATGGCATTAGATTATATTGATGCGAATAGAACATTCAGTAATGATATCATAGAAATATACAATGTTCTAGGAATTGAAGCAGCAAGACAATCTATTTACAATGAAATTGCAGATGTCATTGAATTTGATGGAACTTATGTGAATTATCATCATATGTGTATGTTATGTGATAGGATGACATACAATAGTAAGTTAATATCTATATTTAGACACGGAATTAATAATGATAACATCGGACCAATTGCCAAGGCATCCTTTGAGGAGACACCAGAAATGTTCTTGAAAGCAGCTAGACACGCTGAACTTGATAATATGCGTGGAGTATCTGCAAACGTAATGGTTGGACAAGAAGGTTTATTTGGAACTAATGCATTTCAAGTATTATTAGATATTGAAGAGATGAACAAATTAGAAAATATTGTGGATTATAATAAAAAGAACGAACAAGAGGAAATAGAGAAAATGTTTGGCCAAGTTGAAAGTGCAGATGATGCTTGTAGTTCAAATAAATTGATGATACAAAATAACGTTACAAATATTAAAATTATGGATTCAGGAGAAGACAATGACTACAATCCAGGATTTTAAAATAATGTATAGTTTTGAATTTAAAAAAATAAATTTTATAAAATTATTTTAAGTTGGGCTTTTTAGTTATTTTTATAAAATCTTATATAATGATAAATTATAATAAATATTTTTATTATTATAGCTAATTAAGTATGTTATTTATACCAGTGAAGATTTAAAACCTCACGCCAAAGGCGTGCTTGGTTTCAAATCGTTACTGGTAACTTAGTTGATGAATTATCCGCTATGCGGATTTAATTCATCAACGGTGTAAAATCTAGCTAACTTGTAACTTATATATTGTTGTAGTGCTTCGTTATGCAAATTTTTTAAATCCATACTAATTAAATAATTAATCAATTAAAATTTATTCAATCACAATCACAATTAATAATAACTACTCTAGCTACTCAAACATAATTAAAACTAGGTGTTCCAAGAATATTTTGTAATACCATGTTAATCGTATCTCTCTCCCTCTTCTCAAGAAGAGCATCTTTTGTAGGCAAATAATACTTGATATTCGCATAGTAATCTGAGAAACTCCATCTACTATACTTCTCCTCCACCAACTCTGTAGAATTAAGACCTGTGTAACAACTAAATTGGACAAACCCATCTGGACGAATATTCTCGCAAATAGCCTTTAGTTTATTCGGTCGTATGCCATAATACGGCATTGGCATCGGATTTAATATAGGAACATCACTCATGTCAATATAGTAGATCTGGTTCACTTTCAAGTCTTTGAATTTAATTTCAATCATTGTTTTGTTAAACAATATGCCGTTTGTTTAAAAATAAAAAGGTGTTTCAATTTTTTATATTTTAGGGCAAATTTTTTAATTACTAATTTTATATGAAGCTAATTCTGAAAGAATGAAACAAAAATTTTCTAACCAGTAAATTTTACACCTTTTCTTATTTAAAACGCCCATTATATAATATAAATAATAAATATAAAGATATGTTGTAATTAATTGTAATTAAATGGAGGATACAAATAGTTTGATAAAAAATATAGCAGTTGATATTATTGCTTCAACTACGATGGTTGCATTACTTAATCAGTTAAATACATATTTAATTATTAAAAATTATAATAAAAATTTTTATTCTCAAGAAAATCTTACTATTAGTTCAGTATTAGCTGTTTTTGGTATTTCATCATATTTTATTAGAAAATACAAATAAATTGGCGTTTTAAATGAGAAAAGGTGTAATATTTATAAAAAATTGAATTATCTTTTATAAATAAAATAAATATGATAATACAAACATATATAAATGGAAGTTAATAAACAGCATATTAAATTAATTATTGAAGATACCAAAATAAAATTTAATGAAAAATTTTCAATACATAAAAGATTAAATATTTTGAAAAAAATTATTTATTGGAAACAAATTGAAAATGCGAAAAAAAAATGTAATATTAAAAAAGGTGCAAACTTATATGCTTTAGAATTTTTAATATTACCACAAAATTTAAATAGATACGTAAGAATCAAAGATGTTCAGGAATATTGTAATACAAGAACAAAAGAAAAAACAGGTAATCCATTAGGTGACCCACCAAGAGCATTTGAAATTTTAAGAAAAGATAAGTTGCCTTTAGAATGGAGTGAAATAAAAATAGGAAAAGATAAATATGTCAAATATACTCCACATATTAAGGAAAAAATTTGTCTTGAAATAATAGATACTCACAAGAACAAGAGTGATAGTTTTAGTAAATCTATTATTGATGAAAAACTAAAATTATCAAATTATAGGTGTTGTATTACAGGAATTCCACAAGACAATGGTGGTTTAGCAGCCGATCATTTTATTCCAAAAGAAAAGGGTGGAGTAAGTAATTCTGATAATTGTATAATAATAAATAAATTATTGAATGAAAAAAAGAATAAAAAAATGCCGATTGAATGGTTTTGTGAAACACTTTTGACAAATTTTATGAACATATGTAAAGGTATTGGAATATTAGAAGATTGTAAAGACAAAATAATAAAATTTATTCAGGATTTCTAATGCAAATAACTAACTATTTGTTCAATAATTTTTTTATAGATAATGCAATATTATATGACAATTGTACAGGAACCGCATTTCCGATTTGAATACATCTTGAAGTATGTGACCCACAAAATTTGTAGTCCAAAGGAAACCCTGTAATTGTTGCTGCTTCACGGACTGTAATAGAGCGATGTTCCCAAGGATGTATTGGAAAATTACTATGTCCTGGAACTAATGTTGGCGCAGGAAGATTTCTATTTAATCTTTGTGTGTTTCCTCTTGAATAAAATGCGCTTATTTTTAATTCATCAGGTAATTCGTCTATCACGTCCGCTATATTATTTCCTTCAGGTATTAACTTAAACCTATCCACTGTTTTTTGATTGTGTTTCATTGGTTTATTATCTTCATCAACTGTTGCATTATTTATACCAGTATAATCTATCAATTTCAGAGCATCATTCAATGTATAATTAGTGCTTTGTTCTTCTGGATAAAGATATTCCCCTTCAATATCATTTCTAACTGCTACCATAATAATTCTTTTTCTATTTGTATAACCTCCATATTTATCTGTTTGTAATATTTTTTCGTAAAATCTATAACCCAGATCTAGATATTTTTGTTTTATATCATCCAAAACACAATATTTATATTTATCAATTCCTTTTAATAATTCTTCCATATTTTTTTTATTTTTATTTATTATCAAATTCAATTCACTGTAATCTTCTCCATTTTTTCGCTTACTGGATTTTTCTCCATTCAATAATTTATTTGCATCACTCAATTTTGTGTAATCTTCAAAGGTTTTAACTGTCTCTTCACAATTAACATATAATATCATATTTTTTATAGAAGTCACATTTTCAATTACACTTACTTTCGGTTTCAAAATATCAACAAGTCGCAATTGATGCTTATATAAATAATTTCTTGGATCAAAAGGATTTCTAACACCTGCTAAAGAAAAACCTTTACACACAATTCCTCCAAATAAAACATCTACATTTTTATCTCCGATTTTTGATAATATTAATTCTTGTGTAATATTTTCAATTGGACATAATAAATATTCATTTTCATCAATAACTTTGTTCAATAGTAATGTATCTATTGTATCTTTATCAATATCGTTTACTAGTAATGACTTAAACCCTGCATTTTTAAATCCTAAATGAGCTCCACCAGCACCCACAAACGTTTCAACAATTGTAAGTTGATTATTTTCTTGGTAACTACTAGAATCTTCAACAATCAACTTTGTTTTGGTTTTTTTGATTGCGCCTTTCTTTATTTTATTCATAGTATTCATATTATTATGTGTATTATAGTTCACTATGTTTAAATTCAATTTTTTATTATTCAATAAACCATATCATTTGTTGAAATAATATAAAATACAAAAATATATATTAAAAGTTATAAATTGAAATATATAATGCCATTATTATCGTATATTTTAAATGAAGAAATTGAAAATAATATTTTTTTAAAAGAATTAGAAAAAAAAAATACAACACTAAAACTTACAATGAATATTTATGTACCAGAAGAAATGCAGAGACTAGTTTTTTTTTATTTTTCAAAGTTTAAATATGGTTCATACTCTATTTCAAAAAAAATCTTGTTGATAAAAGAAATAACAGATAACATATTTATTTGCGACGATTCAAAAAATAAATTAATAGATTTATTTTGTAAATTACAGAGAATGTATTATGGGATTATAAGATTTGTGTATATTTGGAAATATAAGAAGGCTAGTATAAAGGTAAATGAAGATTTCTCATTTAATCCTATTGATGAGAATAAAAAGAATGTGTTTGTTCTTTTTCAGGATAACTCAAAATACTTATTCAATTCAAATGATTTGATAAATATTATAAATTCAAGCTTATCAAACTCGCCGAATTTTTTCAGTAAACCATTACTTATTAAGAATCCTTATAATAACACTGTTTTATCTACGACTTCGTTATTCAATATTTATTTTTTTTTGAAATTTAAGACTTGCAATGTTCCATTGTTATTTGAACTGTATTTTAAATCTAATTTTAAATTAGATGATTTTGCATATAATAATGAGTGTATTATTCGTAATATTAAGATAGAAAATTATGTGAATTGTTCTGATAATAAAACACTACATTGTGATATAATGGATATGTTATACGAACATTCAAATATAATGAATAACATGAAAATAGATATTGATTTTCCAAAAGAATTATTAATTAAAATAATGAGACCTTATTTGAATTTGTATATAAATTATATGTTTCAAATATCAGGAACCGAAAAAAAAGAGTCATCTTATATAATGCTCAAAAAAAAATTATTTAAATTTGCAAAATTTAATCCTCAGTTTGGTAAAAAGATATTAAAATCAAAAAAGATTTTCGGAAAAAAAGTGGGCCCTTATGAAATTATTTTTGACGATAAACATATAAATTTTTATGATAACAATGATTCTGAATATTTTGAAGAACAAATGCAACACAATCAGTCATACAATATAGATTCAGATTCAGATTCAAATACAGAATCAAATACAATTGTTGACACAGATACAGGAACAGAAGATAATTATAATATTGATCTAGACGAAGACGACGAAGACGAAGAATCAGTTAGTTAATATATAATTTAATTTGTAATTTACATATTATATTTTATTCTTCAACAATTTTAAGTTTAATTTTCCTTTTTTTTGTTTCTTGTTTTTTATTACCGTGTGGTTTTTTATGAACTATTACTCTGGAAGGATTAGGACCTTTATTAATTTCTTGTAGTTGTATTGGGTTTTGCTGTTCTTGTGCATCTGCTTGCGCTTGTGCATCTTTAATAATCGGAATTTCAACATCTTCTTCTTCATTCAAAACTAGCTTGATTTTCGCAGCTTTCTTGGGTTTTGGTTTTAAAATCTTTCTAGAAAATTCATTCAAATAATCTTCAATACTAATATGATTTTCCAAAGAATTATTTAAATCGGTAAGACCCTCGCCTTCATTTAACGTATCTAAAGAAAACGCAATATTCACCTTATCATTTATAACCTTATAAGTTGGTATTTTTTCAGGTGCAAATGCTGGAACAATTATAAATACAAATTTATCTCCTGGATTACCATAACATAAAAATGATTTTATTTTTTTACCTGAATTGTATGTAATATTTTCCTTTACAGAAATAAAAAATGATGGTATATTAGCAGCATTTAATAACAACCATAAATCAAAATGTGTCAAGAAATAACTTTCAGATGCAATCAAGTTACTAAATGATAGTGTTCCAGCTTTTAATTGATCGCCAAGTGTTTTTTTTCCTTCACTAATTAATACATCTATAATGTTGTCTTGATATTTTGGTAAATATTTTTTATATTCATTTTCCAAATGAGGCTTAATTTCGGTAACACTATATTCCTTACCTCTTATCTGTTTCAATATATCAATAATAGTATAAATTGTGCAAACTCTGGAATCCGCGTATTCAAATTCACCATATCCAATTGGGAACGTTTTTCTCCAAAATACACTAGAAATATTTTCTACTTGTTTTACCAAACATTCTCTTGACTCTTCTGGATTGATTGCTTCATCCAAGCTTATTTGTTGAACATAATTTTGCGTTTTTAATGGTTCCACATTATCATAAGTATTATATTTAATAAATTTGTTAATTTCAACAGGAGATAATCCTTCAAAATATTCCTTATTAAGCATTGATTGAATTATTATTATTTCATTTTCTTTCAAGTTATAGTTAAGCGGACTAAATGACGCATAACTTTGTGGTTTTAAAATAAATGATCTTATTCTGTTGTATCTAATAATTTCATCTGCCATTTTTGCAAAATATATTATTTCATTATCTGAACCATTTAATAAGTTGCGTTTTGGTAAAACTAATTGACAAGTTTTGCCGTTATTAATAAGTCCACATAATGGTTTGTTTGATTCACATTTATCAGATTTATTTACTATACACGTTGAAATTTCATTCACCATTTCATAATTATAATCTTCTGAAAAAACTATCTTATCACCGACTAATTCTCTTAAATATAATGTAATATTTTTCAACTTAAATTTATAAAGGTCGCCAATAGAACTTGACAACTCTTCTATTTTCTCTCTTATGCTAAGATTTTCATATTCATTCAATAATATTCGGATTGTATTTCTAAAAACATTCAAGAAGTTTGTTTCCAACTTAATTTTTTTTATGTATTCAACACGACTATCATCTACTTTTGTAGTAGAAAGTAATGTTTCTTTATCTGTTATTAAATAATTACGACTGTTAAAGACCTTAATTGAATCATTAACATTCAATAATGGTTCTGGGACACTCAATTCAATAAATTGATTTGTTTCTGTTAATATACCAACAATCATAACATCATCTTCTATTATCTTAAAATCCGGTTTGCAATTAAGTTTACCACGACTATCTTTGTACAATTGCATTAAAAAATCAATAGTATCTTTATATGTGTTATAAATACCTCGTTCATTTATTAAAACATAATCATATGTAGGATCAATTGAAGATGGATAACAAGGCACAAATCCATTTATTCCTTTACTATTTTTGGCAATAATACCAACTACCTTATTATTGTAATTAACGACCTGTTGAATTATTTGATATTTTGCCTTGTTCAAACTTTCTATCAAAAAGGAAATCTCTATTGGACGTTTAAATTTATACTCTACTTGATTTGGCATACTTGATAAAGGTAGGCACTTATTTTGCAATATTGGTTTAATAAGTTTTTTGAAAACAGCTCTCATAGTTTTTGATAGCTTTGGGTCATATTCACTAAAAAGACGCTCTATTTTTATTTTAGTTTCTTCATCTTTATATGAATATATCGGTTCAAAATAAACGCCTTTTTTCCCTACTTTTTTCATTAATATAAGTGTTTTTTTACGAGCTTCATAAAACTCATTGGAGTAATGATTTGTTGGACATACTAAAGAAATATTATTCGTTGAATCATTATCTGTTATTTCAAGTATTACTAAATTTATTCCAGATTTAAAAAGATATTGATTTGGTCTTGTTATGATATCCCATAAATAAGTATAATCAATTACAACAGTATCATCCCTTAAAAATGATATGAAATTTTCAAATGCATTAATAGTTTGTTTAAAATAATTTATGTCTTCTTCTTTATATTTATTGAAAAGCCTTGATGATTTATATTTTTCTACATTTATATCACTATACATTCCATTTGAAAAACTTTGAACCAAATTTCCATTTTGATATGTAATAAAGCTGTCTATTGTCAAAGAACGTATTATTAGTTCTTTCAAATCTTTGTTACTTGCAGATTTGTCATATAACAATGCATCTGAGATACAAGATATAAATGATTGCTTATCATCATACTTTACTCCATGTCTAAGAAGACAAGGATGATGTGGTTTAATATTTGTATTTGTTTTACTTATTTGACAATCTGCATTTATTTCGTGTAAGAATTTTTGTATTTGAAATGGTAAATAACCCCATCTTCCTTGTTCCAAAGGAAATTTTTCAGGTCCTTGTATATATTCTTCTTCCTTTTCAACAACTCTAATTGGAACTTTTTTTTCATTTACAACTTCAGATTTTTCTTCTGGCAATTCTTCATTGAAAGGCATTGATTTTTCTTCTTCTTGTTTTTCCTCTGACACATTTTCTTCTGTTATTGGTTTTATGCATTTTTTTTTCATAGTTTGTTGAATAATTGAACTTGCATCTTTGTAACAACAAGGTATACATAAATTATCTGGATGTTTTTGGCTTTTTGTATCATTTACAAATCCAGGATAATGTTGAATATATTTTTCTTCGCTTCCGTGTTGGCTTGGATTGAAAAATTCATATACGTATGCCCCTTTTGGAACCTTTTTCTCATTACGAGGTATAACTTTTCCACACTTTCCAGCAGCAACGTCTTCTGGTGAAATAGGCATATTTGTTTTTAAACACCAATAACGTGGACAAATGTAGTAGTTTTCTTTCTCTGGTGTAGAACCATATTTTAGAACATCTTCGTCCCTCAAAAACCCAGGCATTTCTTCATCAACCTTGCGTTTTTCTTCTTCGTTTAAAATTACTGGTTGAACACGATTGCTTGATAAACAAGTTCTTGAATAAGAATTAAATTTTTCGCTATCTTCTGTTAAAAATAATACAGGGTCTCTTTCAACCATTTTTTTAAAAAAAGGAGTAGGGTTTGCAAGTTTCATTCCATCAATATTTCTTACTTCTTCGTTTTCGTTTTCTTCTTTTAATATTTTTATTTTTTTTACCTTTGTAGGTCTAATTAATATTTTTTCTGGTGTAGGCAATTGTTCTTTGTTCAAAACTAATGCAGGTTCAGGTGAAATTTGTGTTTCAGGTTCTTCTGGAACATTTTCAACAATTTCAAGAGAAGGTTCTGATTCTACAATTGGTTCTATCTTTGGTGGTGATTGTAATGGAGATTCTAGTTGTTTTAAAGAAGGTATAACTTCTTCATTGTTTTCATCTGGACTAGGATTAGTTTCAAGTTCAGAAAGACCTTGAATGTTTTCTGATTCTAATTCAGGACTTGATTGGGATTTTTGAGATGAACTTGCTGAAGATGCTAATAAATCCAATCCATTTACTTCTCCAGAATTCAATGAACCAAAACTAGATAAGGATTTTTCGTTTTCGTTTTCAATTGAACTCAATTCATCCAATCCTTGTATATCATTTTCTGATACACTGCTTGAAGTAGCCCCTCCTTCAGAATTACTACTATCGCTTTTTGAATGACTAGAGACAGAACCATACTCTGAATCATCATACAATAAATCAACTGCTGTTCTCATTCTATCTTCTTTATTGCCAAATGATTCAGTATATTCCTTAACATTGAAATAATTTAAATCATCTCCTTCAATTACAGGAATTTCTTGTTCAGGCATTGATTCTTCTGATGATGAAATTATGTCTTCAATGACTACTTCACTCTTTTCACCTTTTGAACATAATAACTTTATTGTTTTTAATGGGACACCTGTACTATTTGGGTCTTGAGTTAATCTGATTAGCGAATCTATAAAAACTGGGATAGTATCCAAATAAAAAATATCATTTATATTTTCTATATCAATTTTAAGATTACTTGTTCCGTGAATAACTTGCATTAAAATCTTAAAACCAGGATTAATTTTTATTTTAATATCACTACCTCTTGTTCCACGCTCAACCTGTAATTCACTTGCTAATCTCGCAAATAATTGCAGTGCTTCTGATTGAGACATATCATAATTTTCTACTAGTCCTCCAATAATATCTCTTTCCGAGACTTTTTGTTTTTGCTTCTCAATAATATACGCTTCTTGACTGGTTGTTTTGTTAAAATTTGACACTCTTTTATATCTCATTTCAATACCCTTTTTGAAGTTATCCGATTCTACAATAAATGCACTTGAGATGCAGCCAATAAATGGTTTTATTTTTACTACTTTATCAATTTCAATAATTGACTGATAATTTAAATAAGATATAATAGTTGAACTATCATTAACACCTTTAAATAAACTTAATAAATAGCCACTTTGTTGCAAATAATTTGAAATAGTTTCTATAATTGGATTAACAGCTTTTATAAATAAATCATCAATCTCGGATATCTTCATTAAATTATCAAAATCGGAGGAAACATTAATATTTCCATTCTCTTCAAATTCACATATAATATTTATTATTTTTCCTCCTACTGGATATTGAATATAAACAGATACACTTTTGCCTTTACCAATAGATTGCACAAGTTTTGTGATTAAGGCTTTTGAGAGAAATGGAATCTTGCGACCATCTTTTGAGATCTTGTCAACATAAAGTCTGTATATATTCTCTCTTCTAGTTGCAGGATTAAATTTAATTAATGGATTGTTTTCTGTTGCGTGTATTAATTTGAATATAACATCTAAAGGAATTTTCATTGAATACTCTGGAACTAATGTTATTTTAATTGAAGTTATACCATTATTTTTATACTTCAAATCAGTTTTTCTCTCTTTATACATATCATAAAAAACATCAACACTTGCAAATGATTCAAGAAGTTGTTTACTAAGAGTTTTTTGGGATTCATCTATTAAAAATTGTTCTTTGTCATTTAATTCAGAGAGAGAAGTAATATTATGCTTTTTGAATAAAAATGGATAATAAAGCTTTATTGTTGTTAACTCGTCTATTCCCCTTCTCTCTGCATTAGTCAAAACATCTTTAGCTAAACATAAATAAATATTGTTTCCAATAAACTCACCATTGCTCAATAAAACGTGGCTATTCAGAGTTGTTAGAGATTTCCTAGATGCACGTTCAATTAATGAATCGTATTCTATAACTTCAAATGGGTTGCATACAAAAGGATATTCATTTTCAACAATAAAAAATTTCTGACCTAAAACTTTTGAAACCCAATATTTTTTTCCAGAAATATTTAGTGCTAAAATATCATCATACGTATATGTGTTCTTTACAAATTTATTTATACGATTATCATCTTCACCACGAAGAATATTTGTTAAAAATTGTGTCAACCTCGCATTAGTCAATGGTATTTTGTTATTTTGTGTTAATGATTTATATATATTTGCTGCATTTAACACTTCGCTTTTCATACAAAACATATAAATCTCTTCTTGAGAGAAAGTTCTACTAAATTCATTTACAATTTTAAGTTTTATTGCTGCAATACTATCATCACTAAAAATTTGCTGAATTGTAAAAATAACATTTATACTTGGGTCATTGCGAATTGTTGTTAACTCCTCCTCGTTAAATATTAAATAACCAGTCAAAGGGTCTTTAAATTCGCGTTTGGTTATATCTCTCTTAACTTTTTCAAAAATAGATGTAATCTCTGCATCATTACCGTAAAAAACATATATAGATTTTATTCTATCTACAACAAGATGATTAACTTTATAAATTGGTATTGGTATTGATATAGACATATATATAATAAATCTATTATTTTTATTAATAATCTTCAATTTAATCAAACTTTATTCTACAAAATGGGCAGCAATCCAAGTATACTCGTTTATAACAATCGCAACAAATTTCGTGTCCACACAGCATATCAATATTCAGCTTGTTTTCCAGACAAACGCCACATTCAATTATATTTTGAAATCTACTAAAAACCCTGACTTTATTTTTAAATATAATTACATGCTCTTCTGTTTCTAACATTGTTATAACCCTTTTTAAATTTTGGGTTGGTTCTTGAGAAAAACAATCCACCAAAATTGTTAATAGTTCAAGACAGTTGAAATGGGTCAACAAATTTTCTATACAATTATCTTGATAATGATATATCGCCTTTAATAGATTATTTTGTGTATTATCAATATCACCTTTGTTTTTATGAAATTTGGCAAGTCTTAAATATGACTCAACATCACATTTCTCTCCTGAAAGGTTGAAATATTTTTGCATATTCTCATAATCGCCCATTTTTTCATAAAGGTCTGCAAGATTGTATATTGCAGGTATATTATCTAAGTCTGTTTCTAACAGACGTAAATAAATTTCTATAGCACCTTCATAATTGAAATTTTCTAATTCTTCATACAACGCCATTTCAAAAAGAGCCCCTGATGATAACGGATTAATTTCAATTGCTTGATTTAATAGTTCAACTTGACTCATCAACAAGCCTTGTTCTTTTAATTCATCTGATTGTTTTACAAGAATACAGCAAATAGAATTCAATCCTATTGAATTTTCTTCATCATCAGGTTTCAAAACATTTATCTCGTTTAAATCTAAACCATAAATCGCATTTAATCCAATTGAACCTTCGTATTCTTGTTGCATTTCAGTTTTGTTTATAGTTATTATAAAAATTATAAATAATTCAATTTTTTATTTATTTATAAATCGTAATAAGGATTGTCTGTAATAGTCATTCCACAATAAGATTCTGGTTTCTTTTTATAGTCAACTGGATTGTATATTCCTGCATTTTTTGCATTTTCTAATAAATATTTAAAGTTCAACCAGAAATCTTGTTTGTGTCCTATTGAAGTAGTTGTAATATGTGCCAATTCGTGAATAGAAACAAATGTAAGTGTATTTAAATCAATTAATGTATTTTCACTATTTTTTGATTTGTTCAAACAAAATGCTATTTTTTCTCCTTTGTTCTCACTATAAGCAGTCAATTCACTTGTTGGCAATGTTTCGCTTATTTTTTTTGGATTGAAACCCTTGACTAGTCGTTGAACTCTCTCGTCATCTGGATGTTTTTCTTCCATATATTTAACAAGGTCCTTCATATTTTGAGTTACCTTTGCTAGTAAATCAGCAGCCTCTTTTGTATCTACTCGGTCTCTCACACAATAACGATTACCATCAACACCAGAAATAACACATTTTAAATTGAATAGTTCTGAGTCTGAATAAATTTTTAGACATACTAAAATCACAAATCCTATCAAAACATACATAAAAAAATCTATTTTCATAATATAATATTTATATATATTTTATATTATTATTTTCCATTAAAATTTCTATTAAAATTTTATAACTCTGCTTTTACATTCTACGCGTTCTTTTAATTTTAGCTAATTCTATTAAACCAGAAACATTTTTTATTATCAAACTAATAAATAAATAAGTTGAAACAATTTTTCCGCATGTTCCTTCTTCATAAACTGTTCCCCAAAATGCGACAGCTCCATAAATGTTCCAAAGAAATATAAATGCGAAAAGTAACAATGAGAAGGTTTTCAATATACATACACCTACTGTAATTGGGTCTAAATTTTCATTTCTTGCTGGTAAACAACAAATGCCTAGAGTTAAAAGTGTTAAAACAGTTAACCCAAAATAACCAGAAACTTCCAAATACCTTTTAATATCCGCACTTAGAGGAACACACGTATCATCGTTGTATGCAAAATATAAATCACAGGTTATTAGTGGAGTACAAAAGGTTATGAGAAAACATACAGAACAAAACTTAACCAAAGATATTATTTCGTCATTGTCATCATCAATGTGAGAAGATTCTGCATTTGGTAAAGGTAATATTTTGACATTTGGATTTGAACCTTGAATGACTTCATCCTTTATAAATATTACATAACTATTTTCCTGTGGAGCAATTAATGTTGATGACAAAACGTTTTTTGAATTATTTTCCATTGTCATTTGATGATTTTATCGTTATTTTTTTCTTTTAAATAGAATCAATTTTTTATTTGTAAAATAATTTTTTTTATGTAATCTATCCTTTTTTGTAAACCGATATTTTGTTTTATATTTTCGTTTTTTTGTTTTACGTTTTCTTCCACCTGTTTGACTTTGGACTTTGAATAAAAAACTATCTCTTTTATTTTCTTTTGTTAAATTTAATTTTTTGTATAACTCTGACATAGGTATTGTTCTCTCAATTGAATCATCTATGGGAATAACAGCTGGTTGTGTAAATAACTCAAATTTGTAATGATGTAGTCCAGAATTCGGAGGTGGATTCGGACCAGTATACGATAGTAAGTGTTTTCCTTCATCTATTTTTTCTCCATTTATATTTACAACTAACCAATGTATAAAATTATGTGTATCTGTTACTGCATCTGGGTCATAAATTAGCAAAGTATATAACGTATCTGGATATGCGGTGTATTCTACATTTGGTTCAGTATTAGCTTCTTCCTTTGTTATTAATTGTCCGTATGTTATAGAATTGTAATTATATGATATTTTCATATTATATAATTATATTTAAATTATGTCTTGTTAACAGGTCTGAACACGTGCTTATTGACTTCCAGAACCAATCTCCAAAGGTGGTCTGAGGAAATCAGATTCAATCGTGGAAAGATTCCAAGGTCCGACATATAATTGTGGATTAGGAGGTTCAGAACGAATTTGCAAGTTTGCGTTTCTTAAGGTTTGTCCAATAGTATCAATACCAATATGGTAACCAGCCTTCAACAAGTTAATGTTGGCAAGCTCACCTTTACCAGCAGGGTTCAATTGAGCCCATTGACTGTTGTTGTCCTTAGGAAGAAGGTCAGAAGGATTTTGAATATTAGGCTTGGAGCAGGAAGTTGGAACACCAGCATTAGGTGTTGAAATTCCACTAACAGAAGAGAATACCTCATTCTGTCCCATACCATCAGAAGGTTGAACTCCAGTGGTTTGCATTTGATTAACTGGTCTTTGTTTCTTTGCGTTTCCGTTTCCGTAAGCAGCATTTGGGGATGTTCCATCATTGTATTCAAACCCAGATTTTCCTTTAGATGTCAAGTTCTTAGCTAGAACACTAACGCCATATGCGACAAATAATAATACAATAATAGCACCAATACCGTATTCGGACCATAGCTTTTTTAAAGAACTACTCATTATATAAAATTGGTGATAAAATATTTTTTTGGATACTGTTTAATTATTCTTAATTAAATAGTAACATACAATTCAAAAGTCTGAAAACTGCTAAAACAAATAAACAATAAAAATTATAAACTAAATTTATTTTTAATTATCAAATAGATTCAAAATCCATATCACTATCATCACTATCTTCAATTTCATCTAACATATAAGTTTTCTTAATATTCTTTGCATCCAAAAAGGCTTGAATAGCCTCCTTTTTGGCCTTTTTGGCCTTTTCTCTCGCAGCTTTATAAATTTCGTGATAAACTTGATTCGGTTTTTTAAGTGTAATTGTTTCTAAAGAAGATAAATTAGAATTCAAATCAAACTCTTTCAAATCATCATTGTTATCTTCTTCATTATCAACTTGTAAATCTTCAATATGTAATTCAACTTCTTTTGAATCTGAAAAGACGTCATTAGAATTAAAATGCACACTATTAACATCTCTTTCTGTTTTTGCAGTAGTTTCTTCTAAAGTTTCAGATTGTTCGGATTCTATGTAAACTGGATTAGAATCAATTTCTTCTTTATCCGTATTTTCTTCTAAAAAATTGTTATCAGTGGTTTCCATCATTTTAAATACAAGTGGGTCGTGTTTCAAATTTGTTGGCTTCTTCAATGAAGTTTTAATAAGACAATTATCAAACAAAACCTCTGTGTTTAAAACCATCGCTTGTTTCAATTCTATTTCTATTTGAAAATTTCTTGAAGTAAACTTAATACCTTGAACTTCTAAAATTGAAATAATATTAGTATTTTCATTTATATCACTTATATCAAGAGGTGACTCACTTTCATCATAAATTTTTACATTAGGTGTATTTGTAACATAATTCATTTTCAAATTTACTCTCATTAAATAATATCTTCCGGATTTATACACTTTTAATGGTGATGCAAATGCGGTTTCAATATCACTTATTTCAAGTTTATTTTGAAACCAGGAATCACCTTTTTCACAAATTAACTCTTGGCATTTTGTCTCTAAATTCTCAACCCAATTGATGAATTTTTCATCATTATTATTGAACATTAGGTCAACAACAATTTTTTTACCATTTTTAACAAATCCCTGTTTTGTTAAACTTTTAGGAGTTTGTATATAAAGAGCTTTATTATTATTTTCAATCTTAGTAAAGTATGCACCTCCTTGAATCCCTGTTGGATTTGCTAAAGATAAATTAGAAAAATCAAATTCGTCTGATGGTTCAATAATATTATCCATTAATGGTTCAATAGAAAAATTAAAATTTAATAACACGCAAAAAATACAAATTATTTATGTTATTTTAATTATAATAATGAAAGATTCATTTGTTCAGCAATGTTTAGATATAATGAAGAGAGAAGACATAAAATGTGAAATGAAAAAAGTGTTTACTCCTGTAATTGACATTCTTTTTAATGAAATAACACCTTATATTTATATAATATTGACACTTGTTTTTTCTGTTTTTGTTATGATTTTAGCAATATTAATTTTATTAATTCTTGTTTTGCGTAATAAAAACGAAGTTCAAAAAATATTATGATTTAGAAGATTTGTAATTGTTTAATTAGTGAATTTATATTTTCTCTTTAATTTATATACAATGTCAGGAAAATGTGGAATGAAAGGTGGTCGTGGTCGCAGTCGTAGTCAAAGACGTTCTCGCAGTCAGCGCCGTTCTCGTAGTCAGAGCCGTTCTCGTAGTCAGAGAAGACAACAACGCGGTGGAACTGGAAATGCTCCTTCTAGTAGTTATAGTGACGCTGCATCTTATGTCAGTTCTCAAGTTGGAAATGGAAATCAACAATGGGATAATGTATTTGTTAAGGGTGGAATGAATGGAAATCAACTTCAAAGTTTAGACGGTAGTCAACCATCTAGTGTATTATCTACAAATTTATCTAAACTTCCACAAATGTCTGGTGGAAAAGGTCGCAAGCATAGACGTTCTAAAAAAGGTGGATTTTATGGAGCTGTTGAACAAGCCTTAGTCCCTTTTGGTCTTTTTGCTGCTCAACATAGATTTGCGAAACATACACGCAAACACCATAAATAAATGATTAATGTATATAATTTTTGATAAACAATTCTAAAATTATATAATAATTCTATTATTCTTCTACTTCTGGTTCTGGTTCTGGTTCTGGTTGTAAATATGGATTTTCTTCTTGACTAACAAAGGTACCGTCAAAATTTGATAAGAATTTTTTAACTCTTTCTGCATACTTAATTTTTGGTATACAATTCTCAGTGGAATTATGGGCCTTATGTAAATCAGATGAATTTGGGTTCCCTCTAAAAGTTCCTGTATTATCAGTTGGTAGATTGACCTTTCTTCTAGTATGCGTTTCCTCTGACTGAATTGCATAATGCGCAATAAATGCGTGTGCTTCATCAAACTTGATATCACATTCATTGAAAGCATTTGGTGGAGATAATATCTTGTTATTAATTGTTATGTTTCTCAAAGAATTTACAATATTATAGAAATGTGGGGAAGTTGCATTTATTATTTGAGATGGTCTCACAAAAGATTTAACATGATGATCTAATTTTGCATCAGACCTAGTATAATTATCAAGCATTAAACCTTCTGGATCAATTGTATGATTATTTGAACCAAATGGAACCCAATTAATCGCTAACTGGTCAGCAAACCGAAATGCATAAAGCATTTCTTTCACATTTTTAAAATAGTTCAATATAACAAACTCATCTGCATCTAAATAGATCATCCAATCAGCGCCAAATTTATTTGCAATCGTTTTTGCACGATTCATTAATGGAATTTTTACTTTGCTAGGAATCTCACATCTTTCTACATAAACTCTACTATCAAAATTTGCAAATTCACTTGTCAATGGTACAACAGATTTATGGTCAAAAATATAAACAAAGTCAAATCCTAACAATAAATGATGTGCTGCCCATTCTTTTATATTTTTTTCGTCACGAGCATTTGTAAAAATCATAACTCTATTTACTACCTTTCTTTGTTCGTTATCAATATTTACTATGTTTTTTGCTAAATTTTTTGATTTATTTGTTCTTAATAAAAAATTCATAATATTATTTGAATATATTAAAATAACTATTTATTAACTCTAAAAGATAAAAATTATAACTTATTTTGTTTAAATACTATAAAATGAGTTTTGAAAAACAAGTTCAAGATTGGGTTTCAATTGACAATCAACTAAAAATTTTAACTGACAAGGTTCGTGATTTGAGAGAAAAAAAGAATGCAATATCTGGAAGTTTAACAAAATATGCAGAAACTAATAATTTAGCAAATTCTGCTATTCAAATAAGTGATGGTAAATTAAAATTTGCAAACACAAAGGTAACTGAACCACTTACATTTAAATACTTAGACAAAACACTTTCAGAAGTAATTAAAAATGAATCACAAGTAAGACAAATTATGGAACATATAAAGGCAAAACGTCAAGTCAAAATTATTAAAGAAATAAAGCGTTTCACAAATAATTAAAAGATTTGTTAAAACAGTATGTAAATAATATGTGGATAATGTATATGTCATATAATTTATTAAATTCTGATGATTTTACATTATATCAATCCGGAGGTAAATTAATGAGTGGGGATTTTGAAATTAGTATAAATAATCAAAGTGGTGGATCAATTGAAGGCGTTAGTGAAGGCGGAAAAGGTAATAATAGTTTATTGCAAAATTTAGCGATGCCATTGTATTATTTTTCAAAAGGTAAAGGTAAGAAAAAATATCATAAATATGATGAAGAAGAAGGAGAAGAAAAGGGAGTTATTGACAATGATATTTTTGATAAACTTCTAAAAATGGTTGAATACAAAAATGATGAAAAAACAGATAATAATAAAATCAAAAAAAGGGGAACAAAAAAACATAAAGATTTAATAAAAAAGAAAAAAACTAGAAAAAACTAGAAATAATAAGTATTACATATTATTATTACAATTACAATTAACAAATTTATATAAATTAAGAGTTCCAATTATTATAATTAAATGGAGAAACCAATATCTCGCTTATTTTTGTTTTCCAATAATCCACTCTTTTTTCCATAGCAATATCCTTTGCTGTTTTTGGGTATGGACTTGTGTTTTGCATCATTTCTTCTTCTTCAGTTGTAATCCTTGGTTTATAACCATAGCAATTGACTCCAAATTTAACATGAGGGTTATCAATATAACCTCCATTAACACCAGGGCGTCCACAATCGTGTTCGTGTCCTGGAATGGTTTGCAATTGGTCATAAGTTGCTTGTTGTGTTGGAAACAACGCCATCTGGTTATAAGACCATCCATAATTGCACCATTCTCCTCCATTTTTATAAGAATCCTCTATTTGAGAATAAGTTGCTAATTCAGACCCATATGCTTTACATAAACTCTTTGCATCTTCATAACCATAATAATTTCCTGGAATATTGAATACTTGTTTTTTTCTTGAATAACTTGGAGCTAATGGTGTTTCAACTGGTTCTGGTGGTGGTTGGGTTACATCTACTTGAATTTGTGGTTCACCAGTTACTAAATTTTTGATAGATGCTACAATATCAATATTGAAGAAATACTGAAGACCATTAATTATTATTAATACTACAAATATTGACACAGAAACAACTATCAATGTTGTTGAAGCTGGATTATTTTCAGAAGATGTTTGTTGTTGTGAACTAAACATTTCACTATTATTACTATTGTTATTATTTCCTAAAGATAAAAAAATTGCAATATATAGAACAACGATGACAATTATTATTATGAAGACACTAGGGTTTAATAAATATGCATTAACATAATCATAAATACTATCTGTTTCAGTAGTTGAACTTGTGCTTACTTCCATATATATTAATGCATTGTTTTTTTTCTATAAAAAAGACAATATGCCTTTGAAGTTATTAATTTACTAGTGTCTTTTATTTCAGATACATCCCTATCATTATAATGATACCATTTGCCATTTGCATTTTTAACTGACGCAGTATAATGTCCTCCATTTACGTTTCCACTGTGATTACATATACCATATAAATCATATTTGTATTGTTCCTTCTTGTATCCAATAACGTAATTTGATAAATCCAAATTTTCAACTGGAAAATCAATTAAAATTTGATTTTTACGATTATTTGAATTAAAACGTTTTAAATCTATAGTAAGAACTGAAGGAAAACTCCAATAGGATAATTTCTTTTTAACGTTTTGTTTTGTCCCAGTAGTCTCATTGAACCAAGCGTTTTCCCCTTCTAAAACTTCACCTTCAACGTATAAATTAAGACAATCCAACAATGTTGGTGATTTATTTCCTTCTGGGATTGGTAAATTTATTATAAAATACGGCTCTGGCGAAGAACTCAAAACTTCATTTGTTTCAATTGAAATTATTTGTGAAACATGTGTTCCATAAAAAATATTCCATATTTCAGAATAATCCTTATTATACATTTTTTTTATCATTTCAAAACATTGTGTAGCTAATTTATCTGTATCATTTTCTGGCATACCATTTATAGTCATATTAACTTCTCTTGAAAGTGAATTATGAAAACAATCTATAACAAAAATTAAAAACTCTGTGAGGTCATTTTGAGAATATCCTGTAAATATTTCTATATCTTTTATTTCAGCAAGTTTCTGAACAGTCTTAATAAATTTACCAGGTGAAATAATGCAATTTTCTTTCCACATAAGCTTACGAAGTTCATCCCATTCTAATATCATTGCAGAATCATAAACGTTCTTTATTTTTTTTTTATAAACTTCTTTATTCAAAAAATCATTCAATTCATAAGTATGAGATAAAACCTGAAGGCACGAATTTATATAACACGTGTTACCTAGATTCACTAAACCTGAAAGACCCTTATTATTATATTCTTGATACTTTTGCATTATTATTATTGTGTAATATGTATTTAAACATATTTATTTAATATTAATATTATCGTATTTATGTCAAATGGTTTTAGGAATAATTCAAATAATAGAACTAATAACAATAATAATGCTAATACTAACAATAGACGACGAAATAATGGAAATATAATACTTACAGATGATGAAAGAATTTTAATTTCAATGTATGAAGCTTTTTATAATCAAACAACAAGACAAATACAACAACTGTATTATAGACAAAATGAAATTCTTGATGCAATTAATAATTTGACAGGAATTTCAAGAAATTTTGAAAGAGAACAATCGTATTATAACAATATAAATAGCAGAAGAGTTTACATTGATGAACTACCTTATATTCTTCACTATAATTATGCAAATACTAGTAATATTCCTACTAGACAAAACGTTCAGACAGACACATCTTACAATCATTTATTCAATACTTTCAGTAATAATATAGTTAATTCAATTAATACCGAAGCTCAAAATGGAACATTTGATAATATCATAAATAATTCTGGATTTTTTAATAACATTTTTGAACAATTTTACTCAAATGTTCCAATTTTACCATCTAATCAACAAATTCTTGATGGCACAATAATATCTCAATTTTGTGAAGTAATAAATCCTTCTAATAATAGTTGTCCAATTACACTTGAACCTTTTGATAATAATACAGTTGTAACGCAGATTAGGGGATGTAGACACGTTTTCAATTCAGTTAGTTTACAATCGTGGTTTTACACTAGTCCGAGATGTCCTGTATGTCGTTATGATATTAGAGAATATGTTCCTACTCAAGAAAACAATGCACCTATAGACGCAGAACCAATGCATGTAGAAGAACCAGAACCAGAACCAGAACCAGAACCAGAACCAGAACCAGAACCAGAATCAGTAGAAGAATCAGTGCCAGATAACACAAATTTTGAAAATCAAAATAGAAGTGAAGAGAGAAATCGTGTTCCAATAAGGCCTCGTTCTGAACGAAGAACAACTAACTTGACTGGTATTATAATTAATCAACTTTTAAGTGCAATGAGTGGTAATAATTCAATTACAAATACTCGTTTTTTATATGACCTTTCTGGGAACGAAATAACTTTTGAAGAGTTTTATAGATAAGTTAAATCATTGAAATTAATATTTAAAAATTTTTTGATTGAATATTAAAATGAACAAAAGAAGAAAAGTATCTCTTTCAAAAAAAATTGAAGAATCTGAAACAGAAATAGAAACAGAAGAAGAAACTGAAACAATACCAACATCATCAGAAGAAGAAGAAGTTATAGAACAAAATATGGAAAATATTACTGAACAACCCAAGACTAGCTCTTTTATTATTAGAACAACATCATCAACAATGTATTTTATATATGATGCTACTAAAATATATATCTTATGGGTTGTGATGCATTATGGTGCAAGTCAAATATACGCACCAGTATGCTCTCCATATTCTTTATGGGGTTTTATTGTTACACCAATTCTTGCAGTAACTCCTCAATGTAAAGCATTGCGTTGGATTATTAATACTGGTGGAAACACAATGGAAACAATGTGGTTTATTTTAGGTGCCTGGTTTTGTACAAAAATAATTCCTTACGCATCAAGCTCATTTACTAATAAAAATCACAAAAGATAATTATTTATATAAAATATATAAAGACAACACGACATATGATAACATAACATAATAAATGTCAAGAGTGCATCCAAATAAAATAGAAAAATCAAGAGTCGGATTTAAATGGAATATGAATGAAATCAATCGTCTTTACAATGAATATGAAATCAAGAAATTAGATGTTTATACTATTGCAGAACTTCATAGAAGAGATGTCAAAGGGATTTTATACAAATTGGCAGATGAAGGGATTATTCAGGAATACTGGGAGGATGCAAGAGGATGGGTTAATCGCAATGAAAAAAGAGCACCAGTTAGAAATCCGATTACATTAAATATTGAAGAATGTTGGGATACTGATTCGGAATCAGAAGTTGAATACTCTGATTCTGATGAAGAGTATACGTTACAAGATGCAGAAGATGATTATGATCCTTATTCGTTTATTGACAAAATAAATTTTTTTAAGAGTATTTTGCCTTCTTCGTTGTTTCGTAGTTAATATATATAATAAAATTAATTTTTGATAAATATTGTAGTTTATAATTATAATATTTATTTTCCTTTTGTAAATAACTGTGTGATTGCTCGTTGTCCTTGTTTTTGATTATTCGTTTCTCTCAAGAATTCATCAAACAAAAGCGCTTTTACTTCATTATTTTTAAGTTTCTCCAATTTATCTTCAAACTTGTCTTCAGGTGTTGACTTTTTCAATTGCTGTATTTCATTTTTGAACTTCAGAATTTTTCCCCTTTTTCCTTGCATTTCCCACATTTTTTCCAATACTAATGCAAATACTTGTTGAACTGGTTTCATAATTTGATTTGTAATATAATGCGAATAATCAATCTTCAAGTTTGCTTCTTTAATATAAGTAGGTGTCTCAATTTTCTCTCCTTGTAGTGCCTTCTTGTTTGGATTATGAACGTATACAAATGGTATTCTGTCTCCAGAACTGGGTTTATTACCTGGATCTCTTGCAGTCATCCTATCTGCCAAAACCTTGTGAGCAATTTGATTTGGATTCTTATATCCTGACCTCAAAGATTTTGTTATTATTAATTTCTCTATTGGGTAATTTTCGTCTACAACATTTCTCAAACAAGAACGCAAGAACTCTGTAGCCTTTTTAATGTCTTGTTCCTTCATCAATATATCAATTATTCCTCCATACACATCTTTAACAATTGGTGCATTGTCACGACGTTTCAATACAATACCCATTTCTTTTCGTTTGCATTTATCTGGATCGTCTTCATAAAGCATACCAACATAACGCTTCTTGGATAATAAACAAAACGGCATAAATGTTTTTTCGTATTCCAAATCGTGTGGCTCTTTCAAAAACTGTGATGCCAAATGACCGACCTCTTTCGCTAGTTCAATTGTTATCTCAAGTGCCTTCTTACCTTTTATTGGTTCGCCTTCTGTTGTACGCAAATTGAACGTGAAGAATACTGAGTCTGTGTTGTGAACAATCAGATTCCCTATTCCGGCTGCAAAATGATGATTATCCGTTGTAAGGTCATAAACATAACCTTCATAAGGAATTGGGGTTAAATTTACAACTTTCTCAGAGCTTTTTTCTTGATTCAACCGGCAAGATAATAATTCAGTTCCTATACAACAAACATTTGGAGATATTTCACAACCATTTTTGTCAAGTAAAGAATGATCATCAGTTACATCAACTTCACTTTGACTAGTATGTATTCTTATCATCTTTTTGTGTTCTGCTAAAGTATGCCGAATTACTCGTTTAACAGGAGTCCAGCCAGATTCACTCCAAGATTCAACATTATGTAGCTCGCAAAATTCTTTTGTTTGTTTTCCTGGTTCTTCACAAGTTATCCATACATCATCACCATAAAGAAGAGATAAGTTTTCTATAACACAATGTTCAACTGATTCTTTATTTATTCTTAAAATTATAGGAGTGTAACTTGCAACACTGTCGCCATATATGTACTCGGCTTTTGATAAAACAGGTCCATATTTTGTTGTATCACAAATGGTATTTCCATAAGTCTCTTCAATAATACGCTTTGCATACGTCAAAAGCTTACGTCCAGTTGCAGTAGTAGAAGCTGCGATATCTTTCTCGTAAAATGTGCTTGTTCTAGCACCACATTGACCATAAAGTGAATTTGCAGTTACCTTATAACCTAACTGACGCTTATCTAACACATTTTTCATAAACTCGTCTGTTTGTTGAGGAATCAACTTCCGCGTCGTTTTACGAGCCAATAATAGTTCCTCTAAAATTGAAGGCATAATAGCTCGGTTACCTTCAGGAAATTGTGCAAATCTGCATATTTTATAACCACTCTTAACTTTTTCTGCAGCAGACGTAGGTGATTTTCGCACATATTTGAATGTGTCATAACAAATATCAACATATTCATATTCAGGTAAATTATCATAAATGAAAACCTCGCCACTTTCATCGGTATCGCCAGTTATTGTTAACAATTCATTATTTAAATTGTATTCCTTTGTCCAAACCTTACTATCGTGAGATAAGTTCTCCGACATCATTGAACTTGGGTAAAGTGAAGCGTAATCTACACAAGCTACAGGGTCTTCTAGATATAAATCGCACTTTGGGTCTAAAACAATCGCGCCTTCATATCCATCATCGGAATCCAATTTTTCCAAAACCGGCATTAATGTTCCTTTCTCTCTACATTTCTTTGCTACATAACTTGTGAGCTTAATCCCTTGTCCTCGCAATACTAAGAAACTAATCGGAACTGAACAAATCTTAGACATCTCAATGAAACCAGTCAGTATATCCGCCTTGTTCATCAAATAATGAACTAGATTACAATCTTGAATACAATATTTTGCGATTACTGCACGATCATCTGCAGTGCCATTTGTCATTTGAAATATCTCTTTTGGAGTTACATCATCTTTAGCTAAACACCAACGCACTTTCTTTGAAAAGTCTGGTGTAATATTACCATAAACACTAAAGTGTTTTTCGGACTTGTTCACATTAGCTACTTTGAATTTGGCTCCATCACTATAATAATCCGTAGAATGTCCAATCTCTTCAAAATGCACGAAACTGCCTTCAAGAAGTCCTGTCATATTTCCGGTTTTAATCTGCGTTGTTTTTTCTCTCTCGTGATATTCCAATGACTTGACATAATCTCCGATAAAATGACCAGCAACATAATCCAGCTTATAAGATGTAAGGTTTTCTTCACGACGGAAGAAATTATAAAGGTCAACTTGAATACGCCCATTCATTTTTATATACTTTAAATCGTGTTGTCCGCTAGCAATTTTAATACTTTGCTCTTCTAATTTGTATCTTTGAGTATCGCGGTCTAAGTTTGCACAAATTTCATCTTTGTTTCTAGATAATTTCAAGAATTCTCTCACACAACCATTTTCTTCTGCACGACTAAACATAAATGGATAATCAAACCCAAATATGTTGTACCCAATAATGATATCTGGATTTTCGCGTTGTATTAAATTGGTCCACGCAAGTAGAACTTTATCTTCAGTTTTATATGTTTCTAGTTGACAATTTTCTAGTGGTAAATCAGAGCAAGTATTAAGAGCAATACAATGGTTCAAATAAGGTTCTTGTTCCCCATATTTCAAAAATGTAGAACCAATGAATGTGACCTTATCACCTTCTAATCTAGGAAACATACTACATAAAGATATATCAATCTCTCTCAACTTTGTTTCACGATCATATTTTTTATCGCATAAAATATCTACGACTGTTCCGTTTATTTCTTGACGCGGTTTCTTCTTTTTATAACCAGAATAACCACAACCTTCTTCATCATCTTCCTCTTCTTCCGCATTCATTGATTCAAACATTTCTTCAATATTCAGTTGCCCATCTAATTCATCATCTACTTTTTTAGAACTTCTAACTAATTTACTAATCCAAATTTCTGTCTTACTTTTAACCACGTCTTCACTAATTACAGTCTTTGGATAAACGATGTCAATCATTGACATTGTGTTTTTGTAATTAAATGCGCATAGCAAAATCTCACGAAGTTTGGATTTACACAATTCAGGCGTTAAATTCTCAGAGAATGATTCAAAATATTCAATAATATTAGTCGCCAATTTCTTATAAGATTTTATAGGAATTGGGAAGTCACCATGACTACTACTTGCCTCAATATCAAAACTACATATTTTATAAGAGACCCTGGTTTCATTCTCGTTAAGCGCCAGTATACTCTTGTAATCAATCACAAATTCGTAAGTGCAGTTTGTTTTGCGGTCCATTTTTATTTCAATTGTCTTCTTTTTAGGTAAAGCAACCCATCCTGAGGGGCTTATATCTTTTATATGAAAGAATCGCAGTAATGGTGGGATATTTGCTTCGTACAAATATGTTTGTGTCTTTTCCCATATTAATCCATTTTCTAATAATTTGCGATTCTTATCATACCATAGATTTTTTGCTTTATTAAATGCTTGTATATTTTCAAAACTAATAAACAAGAATTTATGTTCTTTTCCACCATCAAACCCATATAGTTTCTTTTTTTTTATGAGTTTACAATCACAAATTGAATCTTGATAGTATTTTCCGATTTTATTTTTAATGAAAATCAAGAATGATTCCTTATTTTCTTGTTTCCACGTCTCGTCTACTTTTATATAGAAGAATGGTTTAAAATTTTCAGCAATGATAGAACAACTTTCGCCTTTTTCATTGATACCAAACATTTGTATAAGAAATTTACAGTTGTCTTTTTTGACTGAAATGTTTTCTTCGTCTGAATTGTCAGATTGTTCCTTCTCATTCAATACATTAAAGTCAAATAGTCTGAATATAGATTCCATTTTTGTTGTGTTCTAGTTGTACTATGATATTATTTCTAATTCAATTTTTTAATAAATAAGATAAGATTTATTAGATTATTCTCTTATTTTATTTTTATTTTTTTGACCAGTTTTTGCGACCATATTTGCAGTGTTGTTTTTGAGAAAACCCTTTGGGTTTTTTACAATTAATACTCTTTTTATATTTCATAGACCATTTACCTGCACTTTGTTTCCTTTTATTTTTTCTTGTTTTCCTTTTTCCACCAATCATACGCGAGGACTCTTTTTCTCTCTTGGACGAAGAAGAAGACCCTGTTTTTTTGTGAATCCATTTCTTAAACGCATCTTCATCTCTATCTTCATTATAATCTTCCACACTATTTTTTCCAACCCCTTTAATATATTTAAATGTTGGAAATCCTGATGGCTGTGACCCAATAAGTGAATTAAGTTTTTTATATTCTTTGTTACTAAGTAGTTTTTCATTCAACAATGCAACAACAATGCCATTGTGATTTAGAGTTTTAAGGTTTTTCCATTCAGGCTTGGTTTCTTTACAAGGGCCGCAACTTTGCATAAAAATAAATAAAAATACATCTTTTGAATCATTAATATCACTAATTAATTGATTGATTTTTTCAGATGTTACTGACGGAGTATCAACATCAACATATTGACCTGGGGTTGGTTCATTTACTTCACCAATCTCAACATATTTAAATTCTGAATTCATATAAAATATTGTCAGAAAATAAAACATTCATACAATTTTATCGCATCTAATATATATGATAGCATTAATTATATTAATTTTAGTAACATTTTTATCTGGATTATATTTTTGTTCTAACTATACTTCTTCTAAAGCGTTGGAAGGATTAACAAATAATTCAAATAATAAATTTAGATGCCCAAATATATTGCTTCAAAAAGGCCCAAAATTTTATTTGTATAATTCTGAAGTTGCAATGGTGCCAGGTGTAAACCCTATTGAGTTTGATAATTTAGAAGATTACACCGAATTTATTGAATGGCAACGTAGTAAAGGGATTAGATGTCCTGTTTTATATTTACAAAATACGTATGATGCACAAGGAGAATCTGTTTACAAAATTCGTCCAAGTGTAACAGAACCTCAGGGAGGTTTGCCTCCTGCAATTACAACAATCCCAACCGCACCAAATCCTACGTTATTAATTGATGCTACAAGAAATGATAAACCTTATAATACAAATTCTCTTCCAGCGTATGACCAAACTGATTTTTATGTTGGTTCAACAACTCCATTAGACACTATGCAAAATGAAACTGAAGAAAATCTACTTTACAGTCCAAATCCAATGGATGACAATTGGGGAGGTCAAAAATACACGCAATCTTTAGTAGATTCTGGTTATTACATCGGTAATGAAGTTTCTATTAATCTTCCTTAAAATAAAATTGATTTATTATTATCTGTAATTATTTAAAGTATAAATACAGATAATAATGCAAAACACAAATATAATTTTACAAGAAGAAAATACATCTACTTTGAATAAAAGTAAATGTAGTGGTTGTAGGCTTCCAGGACATAATATTAGAAAGTGTAATGATAATTCTGTTTTTGTTATAAGGTCTTATTATGAGTGTTGGTTTAAAAATATTACTCAGAACAAATTTCGCGAAATTGATAATATGCAATTTGATAGTGAATTATGGTATAATATACTTTATCATCCAGGTAATTTCAACTTTAAGTATGAGATTGACAAATTAGAAATACCTATTAGACATCTTAGAATAATCAATGTAAACAAGATAACAACTGGTAAGAATAAAAATCATTTGACTCATTTATTTATTAGCACTCAACTTGAATCTTTAGTTGAATCTATAGAAAATGGAAGGTTTCATATTCAAAATGATTATATACTTAAAATAATTCTTTGTTTAAAAAAATATCATCTATCATTATCAAATGATTGCGATAACACAGATGCATTCGTAAATTATCATTATGAAATGTTATCTATGTTTGATGATTCAAGTCAAAAAATAAAATTAAACTGTTTAAATAGGAACCAAGAAGAAAATGATGATACAACATTTGAATGTGCAATTTGCTTAAACACGGATAAAGTAGTTGAAACTGGAGTTGTTACAAACTGTAATCACACATTTTGCTGCGAATGTATTCAAAGTATGTTTTTACATTATGAGAATAAAAAAAACATATGTTGTGCTATTTGCAGAGAAGATTTCAAGGTTTTAACCTTACACAATGAAGCGATTTTGCATAAACTTGCGAATTTCAGTTTTATTATTTAGATGATACAGTTGATAAATATTGTTAATGACTATCTATGTATTTCATTACAGTATTTAAGCTTACCTTTGCATCACTCAATGTTTTAATTGATGATAACAAAGCTAAATTTGGATTAGGCTTTCCAGCTTCTGGTTCACTATCTAAGTTGATATTCAATGAAGTTTTCAACATTAACAAACTAATATAATCATCCAAATTCAATAAAATATTTTCATAATCAGCTCTGTATTTACTTACCAATAAAGTATCTTGCATTTTAACAACAGATGCTTTTAATTTCGCATTATATGCAGATGCATTTCCCCCTTCACCTGAAGATGCAGCTCCGGCATCTGACATATTTGTTGCGCCTTCTAATACTTTTACCTGTAATTTTAAAAATTTTGCTGCCATAAATACTAAAATTCCTACAACAACAAGCATTCCGATGAATTTTAACAAGTCTTCATTGTTATTAGCCATTTATATATTATTTATTATACAAAAATTTTGTGATATTTTCTATAACAGTTTTGCTAATTTTTCTTTTTTGTCCTTTTTCATTTGTATAAGTTAAATCTTTCATTATATCAGGTTGTTGATTCAACTGTATAATAAGATTTGATATGGATTCAAACCTTTTCATAATTGCAATTGCAGTAGTTGAACTTATTCCTGGAATTTGACAAAGCATTATTTCTCCGATATTTTCAACTGTAATGTTTTCTTTCTTTACCTTTTTAACAACACTGCAATAATCCTTTTCGGATTCTTTCGCCTCTTTGTTTTCTTCTTCAATGTTATTATTATTTGAAATTACTTTTTTGTTTGAGTAAAATCCAATTTTATTTTCTTTTTCGGATTTTTTTATTTTATAAGCCATATTACAAATCATAATACTTGTTTCATCTAAATTGAATGTTCTTAATACTGAAAATCCTTTAAAATAATTAAGTGAAACAATAGTAGAGTAAAGAGTTGATTTTTCTATTTTATTCTTAAATAAATTGGACTGATATGAATTCATTTTATGAATATCACCTTCAATAAGATAAATAATATTATGATTATGATGAGGCAACCCATTTAAACGATATGATTGTTCTTCATATCTACCATCTTTAATACTAGATGCTAAATCTGTTAAACTTTTTCTTTCAATGATAACTTTTTCTTCTTCATTGTCGCATATTATAATATCGCCAAGAGGAAGTGCTTCAACAATAATAGTGATATCTTTGTAGTTCGGAATAATCTCAACATAATGTTTGCATAAATTAATCAATTCTTGCTCTCTATTATCTATCTTAATTATCATTTAATAACTTAACAATGAAGTTATTAAATTATTTTTTAAATAATATATATTTTCACAAGTTTTTGTTTCCTTTTTACATAATACCACGTCTTGCGTAAACTTGGTATCTTGTACCTTGAGTAGGGCTTGTTGTAGTATGTGTCAAAAAGAATTGTAAGCTGGGAACACTTTGAGGAGCTCTAATTAAATAGTTTCCCATATTACCGCGACTCCAAGTAGTTCCAAATGTAACTATACCAGCTTTTTTATCACCTCCGCAAGAACCACCAGTTGCACATCCACGATTAGTAAGAGATTCAGAATTTCTAGCTGATTTGCCTCCAGACATATAAGTCATTCCTGTCATTTATATATACCCTTAATATTATTTATTTTTAAAGATAATAAATAAATTATTTAAAAGAATAAATACATAATAATATAAAATGGAAATTGAAAAGGAATTATTACACGATGATGATATTTTGAAATCAGAGGATGGATTAATTTTTAATCCATATAATCCCTTAAATGTGGAGATTACATTGAGCGAAGTTCAATCTATTCTCACTAAATACGGCGTTCCAGGTGTTATAAATAACCTTGATTTGTATAAACGTGCATTTGTTCATCGCTCTTATACAAAGCGACCAAATATTGAAAATATGAACCAAAACATTACTATTGTAGAACGACCTTCAGATTGTTTGACTTTAAAAACAAAATCAAATGAACGTCTTGAATTTTTGGGTGATGGAATATTGGAATTGGTTACTAAATATTATTTATATCGCAGATTTCCTAAAGAAAATGAAGGGTTTATGACAGAAAAAAAAATTGCAATTGTTAAAAATGAGGCTATTGGAAAAATTGCACTGGAAATGAGGTTGAATAAATGGTTGATTCTTTCTAAACACGCTGAGGAGAAAAAAACACGCACTAATTTAAAAAAACTAGGATGTTTATTTGAATCTTTTTTAGGAGCACTTTTTCTTGATTTTAATAAAATAAAGGTAAAAGACGATGAAGGATGGTTTGAAAATATGTTTGTTACTGGTCCTGGATTTCAAATGGCACAGAAGTTTGTTGAAGCTATTTTTGAAAAACATATTGATTGGATTGCATTGATTCAAAATGATGATAATTACAAGAACATTTTACAAGTTAAAATTCAAAAGGAATTCAAAGTAACACCACACTATTTAGAAATTGAACACGACGTTGATAATGGTTATAAAATGGGTGTATACTTATGCGTAGGACAACATATTTATAATATGTCTCCAACTGAAGCTGTTCATATTAATTCATTAAAAACATTTTCACAAATAAATAATTATATAGGTTCAAATAATGGAAAAATATTTTTGTTTTTGGGACAAGGGCAACATAAAATTAAAAGAAAGGCCGAACAACTTGCGTGTAATGAAGCATTAGGTTATATTGGTATTTGAATTCATCTTACTTATTATATTTATTTATTTGTATTATTATTAAATAAATATATTGAAATTATATAAGTAATTATTATGAATCCTTTAGAATCATTAAAATCACAATTAAGGGCTAAACCTGCAACTACTGAACAACTTATGAAGAAAATAAAAGTGAAGGTTCCAATTGAAAGTAAACCTCAAAAAATTGATATTGAAAGTGTTAAAATTGAAGATCTTCGTGAAGAGAATGCTGATTTTGATATTTCTAAATTGACTAAAAAACTTCTTGAAAACAAACTCGCCAAAGTAAAAGAGGTTGTTCCTAAGTCCAATGTTTTAGAAGAAGAGAAAGAAAAAGAGGAAGAAACATTTGTTATTAAACCAAAAACGAAAGCTAAAAAACTTAAAAAGCCTCTTTTAAAAATAGTAGAAGAATTAGAAGATGAACAAGAGGGAGAGAAAGAAATCCAACCAATTGAATTTATTAATCTGGAAGAAAAAGAAGAAGTTGCGCCTATTGAGGCTCAGGTTGAGGTTGAAAAATCTAAAAAGAGAAGAACTGTCAAACCTGTAAAGGGTGTATCTGTATTAAATCCAGAAGAATGGGTTGAAATAAATGGAGAAAATGTGGTTGAACGTCTACCCAAAAAACAACCAAATGTTATTTACAAGGTAAGTAGTTATTATATGAATAATCGCGAAATATTTATGAATTTTATTAATTCTCTCTTTGGGCCTTACCGTGAACAAGTTTTGGATGAAAGTAATCCTGTTACTTGTGATACTATTGGAAATATTGGAGAAGATATATCATTACTAACACATCAAAAAATTGTTCGCGATTATTTGAATTTATATACACCTTACAGAGGTCTTTTGTTATTCCATGGATTAGGTTCAGGAAAATCACTATCATCTATCGCAATTGCAGAAGGTATGAAAAGTTCTAAAAATGTGGTAGTTTTATTGCCTGCGTCATTGAAACCAAATTATTTGGAAGAACTTAAAAAGGGAGGAGACCCTATTTATAAATTGAATCAATTTTGGGAATGGATTTCTATTGTTACTAATCCAGAAGCATTAGAAACATTATCTAGCGTTCTTAGTTTACCAGTTGAATATATTAACAGAAAAAAAGGCGCTTGGTTAGTAAATGCAAAAGAGAATGAAAGCAACTATGAGTCATTGGACCCCAATGAAAAAAAGAGTTTAAATGAACAGTTAGATGAAATGATTAATTCAAAATATCAATTTATTAATTATAATGGTATTAGAAGAGATAAATTTCGCGTTATGTCAGATAATTTTGAGAGAAATATTTTTGACAATAAAGTTGTAATAATTGACGAAGCACACAATTTTGTTAGTAGAATTGTTAATAAACTTGGAAAAGAAAGACCAGTTCCTATTGACAAAACTGGTAAAACAGAGAAAGTTAGTATATTCCTTTCTTTAATAATGTACGAAATGCTTTTAAGAGCAGAAAACGTGAGAATTGTGTTATTATCAGGAACACCTATTATTAATTATCCAAATGAAATTGGAATTATGTTTAATATACTTAGAGGTTATATAAAGACTTGGGAAATTCCATTAGATGTTAAAACTACTGGAAGAGTAAATCAGGCAGAAATTGAAAGAATTTTCGCAAATGAAAAAATTCACGATTATATTGAATACAGTGCATCAAACAAGAAATTAATGATTACTCGCAATCCGTTTGGATTTGAAAGTAAAATAAAGAAGGATAGTGGTTATCACGGAGTTACAAATAAAGAGGGAGAGAAAAGAGACCCTATTACTGGTAAAGTTGTATTTTATGAAAGAGGACAAGCAACTGATGAAGAATTTGAAAGAAAAATAATAAGATTACTGAGAGATAATCAAATAGATGTAATCCATTCTGGAATTAAAATTGATATGTATAAAGCATTACCTGATAAAATAGATGATTTTTTAACAATGTTTGTTGATTCTGCAAATGGTTCAATTAAAAATGTTAATTTATTTAAACGCCGAATTATGGGCTTAACTTCTTATTTTAGAAGTGCACAAGAAGGTCTTTTACCTAGATATGAAAAACTTGCTGATTTTAAAGTTATTAAAATTCAAATGAGTGATTATCAATTTAATATATATGAATTAGCTAGATCTATAGAACGAGAACAAGATGAACGAAATAAAAATAAAAAAGGAAAGATAGATGAAAATGGTATTTATAAAGAACCAACATCTACTTATCGTATATTCTCTCGTTTGTATTGTAATTTTGTAATGCCAAGACCTCCAGGGCGTCCTATGCCAGACTCAAGATTACAAAAGTCTGAACCATTTATTTGTCCAGAAGTAGGAGATGAAGAAGAACCTCCGTTGGATGAACGAGAAGTTATGCTAAATAAATTGATAAAAATAATGGAGTTGTTTAAAAAAAAACAGTTGAAAGAAAGTAATGATTTAAATGAAGAAGATGACCAAGATAAAGATGGTGACTCTGTGCTTGAAGAAATTGGAGATAAAGATTACCCTCAAAAAATCAAAGATGCATTTGATTGCCTTAAAAAAAATTCTTCAAAATATTTAAGTAAAACTGCACTAGAAAAATATAGTCCTAAGTTTTTAAATATATTAGAAAATATAGAAGACCCAGAACATATTGGAAATCATTTACTTTATAGTCAATTCAGAACGTTTGAAGGTATTGGAATATTTACTCTTGTGCTGGATTATAACGGTTTTACAAGATTTAAAATTAAAAAAGATTCTAATGATGAATGGGTATTAGATATTAGTCCTGAAAATCGTGGAAAACCAACTTATGCACTTTATACTGGTACAGAAAGTAAAGATGAAAAGGAAATGATACTTAAAATTTACAATGGTAAATGGCCTGAAAAAGCAAAGATAACAGAACAATTGAAAGAAATTGCAAATAACAATAATATGGGAGAAATTATAAAGGTTTTTGTTATTTCTGCTTCTGGTTCTGAAGGAATTAATCTTTTTAACACCAGATATGTTCATATTATGGAGCCTTATTGGAATCCTGCTCGTATTGACCAAGTTGTTGGACGTGCACGAAGAATTTGTAGTCATAAATCACTTCCTGAAGCTCTTCAAACTGTTGAAGTGTTCCTATATTTAATGACTTTCTCTCCGAAACAAATCGCAAGTGATGGTGCAATAGAACTCAAACTTAAGGATAAAAGTAAAAAGAAATATCCTGTATCTCCTGGAAGTTCAAGAGTGGCTGAAATCCCTTTTACGACTGATGAAGCACTTTATGAAATATCAAATATCAAAGAAGAAGTATCTGAAAAATTGTTAACTGCTATTAAAGAATCGTCAATTGATTGTGCTGTATATTCACGAGTTGGTTCTAAAGAAAAATTACATTGTTTACAATTTCCAGATGCAAAATCATCATCATTTTCTTATGTTCCTTCAATTACAAAAGAACAACCTGATACAGCAGTGGTAGCAAATAAAAAAGTTATTGAATGGCGAGGTACAGAATTAACACTTAGAGGTAAGAAGTATATTGCACGTAAAATAAGCAGAACTACAATGAATATTTATGATTTAGATAGCTATAACCAAGCACTTCTTGACCCTAAGGTAGATCCTGTTTTAATCGGCGTTATTGAAACTGATGAAAGAGGAACGAAAACGTTCAAAAAAATATAAATCTAATAAATAAATATAATCTTATAAAATTAATAATATATTTATTCAACCCCCTTTACATTTTTTGTCAAAACTAATAGTAACATAAATACAAATGTTTTTATCATTTTTTGCATAGTTAAATAGCTTTTAATTTCTCTTAATGTAATTTTTTTTTTACTATAATTTTTTTTTTGTTTTTTAATAAATTCCATTTCATTTTTTATACTAATACGATAACCATAACTAATTACACCAAACAATGAAAACAAACCCAAAGAATCAAAAAGATAATTGGATAAATCTATACTTACTAATTGTTCTAATAATGCTTCTTCATTCAAAATATCCTTGTATAAAACTTTAATCACACTAGAAGTAACACACAACGAATTTTTTGAATTCAAAATACTATCATAATCAACAAACCTTGTTTTTGTAGGAATAATAATTGTATGAACCTGTGATTCCAATTCCCAAGGAACTTCTCCACAAGACCAATCTTCATAATACTCGTATTTTTCTTCTTTTGTTTTTATAACATTCATTTTATTGAACATAAATTGTTTATTTTCAAATAGTTTTCCTACTCCTAAAAAATTTTTTTTGAAAATAAATGCTTTGCAATATAATAAATTTAAACATAATACAACGTAACGAGTGATATTCATTTCTTTTAATATAATTATATAATACATTTTTATATTTTAAAAAAAAGTTAATCAATTTTTTATTTTTTTAAAATTGACAATAATAAATCAGTAATATCATCCAATTTATTATTTATTTTATCAATTTCTTCTTTTATTATTTTTATCTCTGCTTGTGATTTTGCTTGTTCTTTTATTGATACTTGTCCTTGGGTTTGTCCTTGTATTTCTTTTTCTGGATTTAATTCTAATTCTAATTCTGGTTCTGGTTCTTTTTCAAAAATAATCGTCTCTTCTTCTGGAAGATGTATTTTGAGTTTTGAAAATATATTCGGAACAACTGAATTCTTTTCTTTGATTTCAAATGTAATATTATCATTCCAAGTTACACGTTTGTTATCATCCGAAAGAGGTTTATTTTTTTTGGTTACCTTTTCTGATTTTACCGATGTTTCTTGAGGGTATAACCATTTTTCAGCTTCTTCTGGGTTCAAATTTTTATTATGTATTTGTTCAATTTCAAAATTTCTTTGAGCCAATGTACGAGCTATGAGTTCTTCCATCTCTCCAATTGGTTTATCTAATTCTCCATCTGCAAAATTTGGAACATCCGGAGACTTTATTTTCATAAAATCTTCAAAATCGTGTTGTTTTAATTTAAGTTCTTTTTCAAAATTTGTAATTCTTGCACTCTGAATGTCTATTCTGTTATCTGTTCTATAACTTTCAATATCTTCAATTGATATTAACACTGGTTCTTGTTCTACAACCTTGATGTTATTGTTCAAAGTATTTACATAAGTTAAAATAAAATCCTTGTTCAAAGAAACTAAATCATTATAACGACCATTGGATTTAATGTTTTTCACAAAATCGTTAATTTTAGTAATAAATTCGGTTTTAAAATGTAATGAAGTATTTGGGTCACGTATATCTATCTTATTATCATTAAAGTGCATATCATAGATAATTTCCCATAATAAATCTATATTTGCACTTTGAGTGAATTCACTTGTCATAAATTATATATTGTATATTTTTTATATAATTTACTTCTAAATTTATAACTCTTCATTAAAGTATATTTTACGGAATTTTTGCATATATTTATCATTTAAAATATGCGTTTTTAAATATTCCCCAGTTATTTTATCTTCTAACATATGAACAATAAAATATATACCGTAAATTCCACATTCTGTGTTTCCATATTGATGTTCTACTGGATAATTTTGGTCAAAATCAAATTTAATAGGAGGAGACAGTTGACTTCCCTCTTTAATAATTCTATCAACTAGATCTGAAATTTCTGGTTTTACTTTGTCTCCAGCACTATCAAAATAAAATATTTTACCCTTTTTTATATTTATAAACATACTTATCCAATGCTCCCCTCCTTTATTATGTGGATCAGTATTAAATATTATACCTATTTTAGTTTTACCATTTTTTATTTGACTTGCAATACTAAAATTGCATAATTCATCCCATACACATTCTCCATACATTTTCTTGAAATCAAAATCAATCGGAGATGGTCCAATAAATTCAAAACATTTATACGTTTTTTCATATTGTTTCATAACATCTAATATGTCCATACTAGAAAGCCACGCATTTGGCTTTTTTTTCCATTCTTTTGGTGATTTTGGTGCAAACGAATCTGTAAGTTCTTTATTTAATTTTCCTTCTACAAATTTCTGTTTTAACCAGCAAGATTCTTTATTACAAACATTTTTCATATTTTCTTTCAATAAATTCCAGATTTCTCTCGTATCGTTTGTTGAAATTTGAGAATCAGAGTGACGCGCATTCCATAAATCTCTTAATTTATACAATGTCTCATCTTCATAACAAGAGAAATCCTTTTTTTTCAATTTTGGGCTACATTGAAGCTTTATCATCTCACCCTTTTTATGAAGGCGTTCAAATTCCAGATTTGCATCAATTGAAGGGATAATTTTTGTTTTGTTGTATTTTTTTGAATATTTATTATGTTTTTTATTTATTTTTTTCATTTTTTTATTATGTTTTTTTGTCCTCCTTGTCATAAATATTGATGATATTATTCTTTTCTGTGTTTTTTATATTATCTTTATTCTTTATTTTTATCCCCTTCTTTTTAAAAATAGGATCTTTCAAATTTATATCCTTTTCCAAAGGTATGTGTTCTTTTTTAACACTTTTTGTAATTTTTCTTTTTACAAGTTTTTCCAATGAATTTGGTTCAACTATTTTAATTGAACGCATTAATAAATTATTTGCCTCATCTATATTTTGAATATTATCAACATTTAGTTGAGGGTTATTATTTATTTCACTTGACCCTTCTAGCAAAGAAATATAATCTTCTTGTAAAATATCATTCTTATCTAAAACTTTAAAATAATCTACACAAATTCTTGAATACATATCGAACGCCATTAATAAGTCTTTATTTGATTGTGTATTTTCTGGAAATTCATTATTTAAAAATTGTTTTGTTAAATCGCTTATTCTTTTACGATAAAACTTTTTATCCTTTTTATATTGTTCCTGTCTTTCTGGTACTTTCTTTTCTAAATATTTTCCATATGAGTCTTTGTTCAAAAAAAATTCCAATGATAAGTCATTAACAATTCTATTGTTATCAGTCATTAATATAGTTTATACTATTATTTTTTGTTATTAACCTGTGCCATTGTTTGGTTTTGCTGTTGAGGATTCGTTTTGTTTTGGCTTTGATTTTTGTTTTGTTCATTTGATTTGTTACTAATATATCCACAATCGTCAACTGTCAAATCCATTAATTGTTGTCTAGTATGATTCATAAATATTCCATCTCCTATATTTTCAGGATTTGGGTTGAATTCATTGAAGTGTTCTTTTCTAAAAAGTCCAGGAAATGGTTGATACTTGTTTCCACTTTTTTCTGGTTTAAAACTGTATTGGTATAAATCACTATTACTTCCTGGAACATACACAGATTGACTACATTTTTGCAATGCAAAAACTTGATTTCTTAAAATAGATTCATTATTTATATTTGATGCAAAACCAGACCATGGTGATTGCGTATTTCCTGGATTGAACACAGTATGAACATTGTAAAGAGGTTGCTGTTCCATTGGGACGCTTATAGGTGCACGAGGGTCAACAATTGGCATAAGTGAATATTTTGTCATAACAGGTCTTACGCTTAAATATGGCTGTAACATTTGTGATGGTACATTTCTATCATATATTCTTTGGTTTGTATCATTGTTGATTTGAGAACACGACTCAAAACCACTATAAACATACTGTTTTGTTGTATTTGATGTCATTAATATTAATAAATATAATTATTTTACTTATTATATTCTTATTGAATTATTCAAAACAATATAAAGATTTTTAAAGATTATTATTATCACAATGTGTGGAATATTTTGTTTATTAAATAATGATAATCATTTTAAAAGTGAATTTATAGAAAAACAATTTAAAAAAGGGAAAGGCAGAGGACCGGAACATTCTAAACTAACAAGTGTTAGTATAAAGGCTTTATTTGGTTTTCATAGACTAGCGATTAACGGATTGAATTCTGAATCTAATCAACCTATTGTAGATGGTAATATTATACTAATTTGTAATGGGGAAATTTATAATTACAAAGAACTTTATAAAATGCTTGATGTTAAACCTAACACAGATTCAGACTGTGAAGTAATTATTCATTTATATAAAAAATATGGAATAGACCACACACTTCAGCTTCTTGATGGAGTATTTTCATTCATTTTATGCGATAACAAAATATATAACACCCCTTCACAAATATACATTGCAAGAGATCCATACGGTGTTCGTCCGTTGTATATTCTTAGAGATTGTTCAAATGAAAAAGGGATTTCAAAATCAAGAATTTTTGGTTTTGCATCAGAATTAAAAGTTTTATCTGAATTTACTAAATTTTCAAAATATAATTTTGTAATAGAACATTTTGAACCAGGAACTTATTCTGTTTATTCTCAAAAATTTCAAGTTATGTCCAAATGGAAATTTAGCTATGAAAGAAAATATCATTCAACTGGATTTAACATTAACCCTTATTGTAGTGTTAATATCAATAAAGAAATTCAACACTATCTTATTAGTGCAGTCAAAAAGAGAGTTATTGTTACAGACCGTCCAGTTGCCTGTCTTCTATCAGGTGGATTAGATAGCAGTTTAATAACTGCATTAGTAAATCAAATTCATAAACAAGAGAATGGTCCTGATAAAAAATTAGAAACATACAGCATCGGTCTTGAAGGTTCCGAAGATTTGAAATATGCTCGGCTTGTTTCTGATTATTTGGGCACAAACCATACTGAAATATTATTGACTGAACAAGATTTCATAGATGCAATTCCAGAAGTTATTTACACAATTGAAAGTTATGATACAACAACAGTTCGCGCGAGTATTGGAAATTATCTATTAGGCAAATACATTTCTCAGAATAGCGACGCCAAGGTTATTTTCAACGGAGACGGTTCTGATGAATTATGCGGTGGTTATTTATATATGCATAAGGCGCCAAATCAACTTGAATTTGATTATGAGTGTAGACGTCTTTTGAACAATATTTATGCATTTGACGTTCTTCGTTCGGATAAATGTATATCGTCACACGGTCTTGAACCAAGAACACCATTTTTAGACCGCAGTTGGGTTCAGTTTTATTTGGGTATAGACCCAAAATTGAGGTTTCATCCTGGTGAAAAACAATGCGAAAAATATTTACTCAGAAATGCATTTTGCAAAGAAAACTATTTAGATTTAGAAGGAAAATCTCTTTTGCCAGATGAAGTAATTTGGAGGAAGAAAGAGGCATTTAGTGATGGAGTAAGTAAAACTACTAGATCATTGTATCAAATTATTCAAGAATATATTGAAACTCAAAATAGGGATTATAACAATTTTGAGTATTATACACATAACACGCCTAGTACAGATGAACAAAAATATTATCGCAAATTATTTGAAGAATATTATACAGGACTTAGCAATGTTGTACCTTATTTTTGGATGCCGCGTTATATAAATGCAAATGATGCAAGTGCAAGAACATTGGATTTTTATAATAATCCAACTGATGATTCTGCGTAAATAACACAAATAACACAAATAACCAAACAATTATAAACTAAATAATTATAATTGTTTTATATATATATGATTTCAAAAAATTTGCACGATTTACAAGATAGATTATTCAATGTATTCATTCTTCTATCTTATATTTCTTATGGTTTACTTTTATTAGGTATATCAACAAATGCCCCAAAATATTTAAAATCACTTGATTCTATTGTTCAAATTTATATTAGTTTATTTTTAATTGTAAGATTCAATCCTTTGAGAAAAATTATTTTTACTGATTTAGATAGAAAAATTTGTTTCAGTGCAGGATTATTTTTATTTACAACAACAGCAATTAATCATATATTTATTAATTATTTAGACAATATCAAAAATTTATTTTCTAATTCCGTAAAATCCTAATTTCAAAGTTTTTGAATTTTTATTCTTGTTTTTATTACTTTTTGTTGTTGGTTGTAAATACTTTTTACTAAAAAATTTTTGTAAATGTGTCATAGTTTTTTTAGTAATTATTTTATCAATGTCGTATTCTTCTGTAGTCTTTGTAACATAAATAAAATCGTAATTATTCATATAGTTTTTAACAAAGTCTCTGAAATAATCATATGCTCCATCTGTTACAATACTTTTCCCTATTTCACTTGAAATAAATCTTTGTATTAATGAATCATAAGTCAAGTTATATACATATGGTTTCAATTTTACATAGTAAACATTGTGATTATTCATTTCAGGATGATAAGAATCATCTAGAAAACATATTTTTGTATTCAATGGTATTTTTGTGCATCTTATTAAATCATTATATGTTTTTTCCTGTGTTGTCCTACAAATTTCTACTTGTTTACCATTTACCTTAAATGCACATATTATTTGGTCAAACAATTTACTATTAGTTTTATGTTCAAAATACTCCTTTATATTATATGCCCATTCTTTTGGACCTTGATTGTTTGTATAAATCATTACTCCATTGCATTGTTTTGATTTCTTTTTATGTTTAAGATAATTCAACAGGGGTATAACATTTGGACGTATAAATTCTGGATATAAATCTAAAATTTTATTAAAAATATTTTGTTGTAATTTAACTGGAAAGTCACTTTTTGATTTAACATAAGCAATTATTGACTCCCAAAATATACCAAATTCTACAAAATATCCTAATGTTTCATCCATATCAAAAACTACTATTCTTGGATTATTTCTATCTTGATTTGACATATAAGTTAATATAATTATATATTATAAAATATACAATTTTATTACTTTAAAATATAATATCATTATAACTTATATTTACACTAAATGAATTATACATTAAATGACAATGATTATACAAAAATTCTTGAATATTATAAATTAGATATACCAAAAAGTAGTCATTTATTGAAAAAAAAAGCTGAAAATGTTATTTCGCAGAAATTATGTTCTTGTATTAAAAAGGTTGGTGTTGTAAATGAACCAAAGGCTATTGGAGTTTGCACGAAGTCTGTTATAAATAGAAAAGGGTTTAAGAGAGGAAATTTCACTTGTAAAGGAAAACGTAAAATTATTTTAACGAAAATTAAGAAAAATAATAATTCTTCTACACGAAAAAATAAACATTAAATTGATTATTCTCCAAAATCAAATATCATAATAAGTTATATGAATAATGCGAATTATTATGATGTTATTATTGTAGGTGGTGGTATATCTGGTCTTTATAGTGCCTATAATATTTTAAAAATATTACCAAAAACCAAAATACTAATTCTTGAGGCCTTTAAAAAAACTTGGTTTGGAGGACGTATTGGAAATGCGAATTTTTATGGAACTTCGGTAGTTAAAGGTGCTGGAGTTGGTCGTAAGAAAAAAGATTATTTATTAATTAAATTACTTACAGAGTTGAAATTACCATTTTCAGAATTTTCAGAAGATAAATATTATGCATCAACAATTCATCCACCTTGTAATTTGAAATCAGTTATTTCATCTTTACAAAATAAGTTCAAAGAGAGAAAACATTTGCAAGTAATTCACCCAACATTCAAAAATTTTGTTTTACCTTTATTAGGAGCCGAAAATTATAAACATTTTGTTACTTGTATGGGTTATAGTGATTTTGAAAATGAAGACGCATATGATGTTTTATTTAATTATGGATTTGAAGATAATTATGGAAAAATGACTGGATTGCATATACCTTGGCAAAAATTAATTGATACTATTGCAAAGAAAATCGGTAAAGAAAACATTCGTTTTTCAAGTAAGGTCACATCTATAAAAAAATGCAGTGATAACGAATTTCTTGTTGAATTAGAAAATCAACATAGATACACTTGTGAAAAGTGTATAATTGCAACAACTATAAAAAGTGTAGTGCAACTTTTACCCAGTTTTTCAATATACAAAAAAATACACGGACAGCAATTTTTACGAGTTTATGGAAAATTTACCGCAAAATCAATACCAATTTTAAAACATTATATTCGTGGTTATACAATTGTCCCTGGCCCCCTTCAAAAAATTGTTCCAATAAATGCTGATAAAGGTGTTTATTTAATAGCTTATTCTGATAATGAAAGTGCCAAATATTTCAAAGATAACGAACTTTTGGAAAATAATAACAATAATCGCGAGTTCTTTTGTTCGCTTATAAAAAAATCACTTGGAATAGCTGAAGATATTTTTTTAATAGCAATCAAGGATTTTTATTGGCCAATTGGGACACATTATTGTGAACCATTAGACACACAACAATATAAATCTCGCAGTGATTTTATGAAAAAAGCGCAACATCCTATGCACAATATGCTTGTTGTTGGAGAAATGGTGTCTAACGATCAAGGGTGGACAGAAGGTGCACTTGATAGTGTTAAAAAGGTAGTTACTGAAAAATGGTTGTTGAATTGATGTGTAACTCTATGCACCAATACCGAATCTTCTATCTCTTTTATTATAATCTGTAATTGCTTTTTCAAGCTCTTTCAATGTAAAATCTGGCCAATAAACATCTGTAAAATAAAACTCCGAGTAACTCATTTGCCATAAAAGAAAGTCACTCACTCTTTTCTCTCCACTTGTGCGAATAATTAGGTCTGGATCAGGAATATCTTTAACATATAGACATTTTTGAAAATTATCTTGTGTTGGTTCTAATTTGTTTTCAACCATAGTTTTACACGCATTAACTATTTCACTTCTACCGGAATAATCTAAACAAAGAATAATTGTTTTCTTGCAATTCTTTGTTTTTTCCATTATTTTTTCCAATATTTTTTTTAGTTTCTTAGGAATTCGGTCCATTCTTCCTTGAACTAAAATCCTGTATTTTGCTTGTTCATCAAGATAAATTTTCATTTTTTTGTAAATAATCTCAAATATATTATCTATTTCTTCCTTTGGTCTTTTCCAATTTTGCTCTGCAAATGTATAAAATGTTAAATAATCACAACCATTTGAAAAACAGTTATAAAATATATCTTCTAAATTATTACTTCCATTTATATGACCATACAATCTATCTTTTTTTTGTTTTTTAGCCCATCTCCCATTCCCATCCATAATAAAACCAATATGTTTTGGATACACTAAACTAGATTTTATACTATTTAACACATCAATATTTACTAATTTGTATATTAATAAACCTGATAGTATTAATAATAATAGTATATTTGCAATATTTATCAATCGGTTAAACATATAATATAATTTAATATTAGTATTAGAATTATTAATACGAATATTATTTAAATATTATTTTAATATTGTCTGATAATTTCATATTTGAAAAAATCATTTTCATAAATACAATTAATATTTTAAACAAAACTAACACTAATAACATAAATATCCATTGCAATGTTATTTCAGGCCTTAATAACTTCTTATCTTTGCTATAATTCACAGGAGTAAAATTATTTACTAAATCCACAAATGATGTTTTCATGTAATGCTCTTCAATAACAGAAACTGGACAATCTCCAAATTTGTAATTTATAAACAATATTATTAATTCTATTATTCCAATTGAATACAAAATAAACAAGTTATCAGTTACTAATATTATAGTTATTGTCAAAAATAAGATAGCAAAATGCATTATTGACATTAAGCCACCAATAAATAAATTATTTACATTTGAAAAGTCAAAACCAATTCCCATTTTATTAATAATTAATATAATTATTTATTTTCGTATATTATTTATAAAAAATATTTATACATTCATATTATATGGAAAAAGAAACCAAAGGTAAATTTCATTTCTCTTCGTCTCAAAAACACCAATATGGTGGAAAAAAATCAATTAGAAAAGTAAACATTAAAAAGGGTAAAGGATACAAGAGTGTTTCTTATTATAATAAAGGAAAACATATACACACTGTAAAAAAACCATTATCATCAGTTGAAATTGGGCTAATTAAAATTGGTAAGTTTATTCCAGGATTATTTAAAGATTGTCCTTGTAACAAAACAAAAAAACATCGTAAACATTAATAAATGTTTTATTTTGATAAACTATCTAATGCAGATAATAAAACCATTTCTTGTTGATTTAATTTTTGAAATACTAAACATTCGTCTAATTTTATCTGGTAATGTTTTTTAGCAAAATTTTTACAATTTAGCAAAACACCATTATCTGTTACGTTTATTTCTGATAATATTGCACCAGATGTTAAATATATTTCATTTGGATCTTTTATAGATATCCACCTTATAAATCCACCTAGTTTAAGCTCACACATTTCATCAATATATATGTATTCCTTTAGTTTGTTCATATATGTTATTATTTCATCATTCGGTAACTGAATCTCCTTTAGTATTTCTATCTTTATCTTCTTTATTTTTTCATTTGTTAGATTCAAGAATTTACTGTTATTTTCGTTGTCAAGAGCCTTTAGTAAATTTTCTATATCCATAGTTACTTTTTATTATTCTATAAATACATTTTTAATATTTTTTATATTTTTTAATATATTTAAGAAAATAATTTTTTGTTTAGGTATTATATAATGGCTCAAAGATCTCGCACTCAACGTCGTCAACGTACTCAACGTCGTCAACGCACTCAACGTCGTCAACGCACCCAACGTCGCGGACGCAGTCAACGTCGTCAATAAATTAACATATTATAAATAAAATTATTATTATTCAATTAATAATAATTTTGTATATTTAGAAGATTTATTTAGAAATTAGAACCAAACGCACCACCTAATGCCTCATTTGCTGCAACAGGCCCCATATTAGAATACGCTTCTGCTCCTCCAGGTGTAGATGCACCTACCATTTGTGTAGCATCATTTCTGTACATTGAATTATAATCAGGCATTTGCTGTTGCTGCTGTTCTTGAGGTAATTGATTAATTGGCGTGCTATCTGTGTATAATGATTGTGTCATTGCAGAAGCACTAGAAGGTGGCTGAGAAATTGGTTGAGTAACTTTTACATTTCCA